AGAGATATTGAAAAAACGGTTGATAAGTATTGTTTCTTATCACGAAAAAGCAGGTGTATGGCGTAGATGTTATATTTTATCATTAGCATTATTATTTATAATACTAATTGTAGATAAAATTGCTCATAAAAGAAATAATATATATTATTGGATAGTATTATTATTATTATTTTTTACTGTTCATTATTTCTTTTTCAATTATATAAATTATCATCATTTCCGCAATCTCAAAGAAAATGCAATAGAAATTATTAATAATTTTATTATATAAAAATAAATAGATTAAATGGATTTTAAAAGTATGTCTGATGAACAAATAATTTCATATTGCAAAAAGAATAATATAAAATATTTAAATAAACAAAATAAACCATATACTCGAAAGACACTTATAAAATATATAAATGAAAATGTAAAAGCAGAAGTCAAAGAAAAGAAACCAAAAAAAACAGAAGTTAAAGAAAAGAAAGCAGATATCGATTATTTTTTAAATTTAAAAGAAGATTATAATAAGGTTTTAAATCAAGAAAAATATATTATAATAAAAAATATTATGAATATATATACATCATTAAAAAGATATAAATATACTAGTAAATCTCTTTCGGAATTATGCGATATTAAATATGGTGAAAAAATTTCTAAAACTGACGGTGAAATTAAAAAGAAAGATAATTTACAATATCCTGTTTATGATAGCGGAAATGAACCTATATTTTATACAAATAAATATAACAGAACGATAAATAGTTGTAAAATATCAATAAATAATGTAACATATGACAATTGCGTTACGTTATTATTTGATAGTTATTTTTTGACAAATGACGCTTTTACAATAAAATCATCTAATGATATTTTATTGGATGAATATTTATTTGTTTATTTATATACACACAAAGATGAAATAATGGAATGTGTAAAAAATAATGTTTTGAATGTAGATAAATTTTTATCGATTAAAATAAAAATACCCGCAAATCTTGAAATACAAGATAAATGTTATAAAGAATTTTATAAAATATGGCATACATACGAAAAAATTAAACAACTCAATAATGAAATTGTACAAAGACTTGAAGATATTAAAAAAGGTTTTAAATAATTAAAAATAATAATATAAAATAGATAATGTCATTGTCATCATCATTAAAAATTAGAAATAAGCAACAATTATCATCATTACAACCATATATGATAAAACGAATTAATACAACAACAGCACATCAAGAAATTCTCAATTTAGAAATTTCGATTATACCATCAAAATCAACATTATATCAAGGAACTGATTTTGATTTTAATAAATATAAAACAATGGCTTCATATAAACCAAGTTCATTACAATCGCGTAATTCAAGCACTGCTATAATAAATTCAATCGATGATAAAATTTCTAAAGATTATTATAAATATTATGATGCTAGACATAAAGGAAGTTATTTTTTATCATCCCAAAAAACTGCAAATATGTATGGAATAGATAAAGATTATTCGACTATTATTTATTCAACAATACCTGATTTAAAAGAAATAAGTAATCCTACAAATAAAATAAAATATATTTATCCATTATATTATATTGCAAAAAGAGGTTTTACTATAGAATATGAAACTACTAAAGATTTATATTTAATTGATATAGGTAATTTACATAATATTCAAATATTATTTAATATCATCGATTTATTAGATATTGCTAAAAGTATCAAAGATGATTATAAATATTATTTACATACGACATGTGCATATCGTGATGACGATAACTATGATTTTGATAATAAACCTGAATGTATAAATAGATATTCAGATGTAACAGGCGATAATATATTAGTTGAATTATTTAAATCTGTGAGTAAATTTCTTTATGAAAAAAAAATAACAATAATTCATGGATGGATACATTATAAAACAGATAAATTTCATGATGAAATATTAATAATTTCGAATGATGTATTAAAAATTAAAAAAATATCTACACGCAAATTACCGATAGTCACTCATGGTATTCCATCATATGAAAAATATATTCAAAGTATTGAAGATAAAAAAGTTGAATATTTAGAAAAAAGTAAAAAAAATAATATTTTACACAATTATGTTATTCCAGATTTTCAAAAATAAATTTGTATCAAAATAATAAAAAAACAAAAATAAAGGATTAGTTATTTTTACTATTGTTATTATGTCTTATACATCAATGACATCACGAAACCTCAAATTCGACGAAAGCGAGTTCATTAGACGATTTATTGCTGATTATTATAGTGAAACTGACTTCAATCTGAAATCGTCATTCGACGAATATTTCAGAAATTTCATTCTATCGAATTCATCTGAATATAATAGTTATGTATTCATCGAATTATACATCGTCGAACACAAAAACGGCACAATAGGAGACTTTAACTTCGATTATTTTCTATATGAGAAATTATATAGTATTATCAAAGGAGCGCTGAAGGTATCTTAAAAAAATAATAAAATGGCAAAAATAGTCTTTTTGTCATTTTAAAATTAAATATAATTAATTTAGCTGATATTAGATGTAATAATAGTTTAAGACGTTCAGATATACAATTATTTAATAATAAACATGGTGGATGTATAGAACATTTAGTTGAATTATTATTAAAAGTACCAAAATAATACATTTTTTATTTAAAGGTTTTAAATATTAATATCCTTAAATAAAATGAATAATGTTAAAATAACGTTACATAATGGTTTAGGTGATAAATCGTTAGATTTAATTGGATTTAGTGTTATATGTAAATATTTAAATTATAAACCGCATGCAATTTTTTATAATTGTGAATGGGGAACTTATGATATGCGTTTGTTTAATTTTAATGAAATAACAATTTTGAAGAATGACGACAACAATGACGAATGTCAGTTTTATATAAATTCGCCAAATCCGTCTTCGTCGTTATGTCCTTATAAAATTTATGAATTCATTAAATGTTTTTTTCCTGAAATAAGTTTTGAAGAAATATCGAATGATTTTATTAATCAGGCAAGAAAAATAATTAAACCTTCAGATATTATTTTATCAAAAATACCAGAAAATATAGAAAATGTATATGGTATTCATTTGAGAAAATCTGATAAAGTTTATAATACATGTGATATAAGACATGAAAATACAGTTTCTGAATTTGAAATAATAATAAATCATTTATTGAATGATGTTAGAAATATAATTATTACTGAAGACAATCCAACATTTTTAATTGTAAGCGAAGATAATACCTGGAAGCACCAAATAAAACAAATAATAATCGATATCTCTAATAAAAATAACAAAACAATTAAAATATTAGATATTGATTATGGTAATTATAATAACGAGTATAATAATTTTAATTCGGTATTAGATTTATTTTGTTTATCAAAATGTAAAGAAATCTTACAAGGAGTAAAATATAGCAATTTTAGCATTTTAGCAAGTATATTAGGCAATAAAAACCTAAGAAATTATGCAAAATATACAAATAGCTATAATATCTGTTTAATTCACTTGTGGTCGTCTTTAATTGAAATCAACAATAATAGAAATTATGATATCAACTTGCAACAAAAAATTTCAATGGGCGTTGCTAATATACAAACCAATATAAATAAAAAAATGATATTATAATTTTATTTTTTTATTAACAAATGGACGAATTATTAAATATCATCATTCTTTTAATAATAATTATTTATATTATTAAGTTCTCATTTATTATACATTTAACTTTCCAAAATTATAATAAAATTTTAGAAATGAAACAAGAAAATATTAAAATCAAATCTGAATTACTTAAAAATAAATTAAAAGTAAAATAAGAAAAACAATTAAAAGCAAAGGAAGAACTACAATTATTATCTAAATAAAATTTTTTTATCCGAATATTATGGTATTTATTATTATAAATGTTATGAAGGCGTATCAAGGCTTTATTTAATGTAGTTTATTATTTTTTTTAATAGATATTTAAGGACATTTTTAAATTAGTCTTAAATAAAAAAAATGATATCATAATTTTATTTTTTTATTAACATTCATATGCGATTGTTTTTAAATTGGATATTCCAATTATATGAAATACTAAAACAAATTATTATTATATTAGAAGGAATAACAGTTATTAATTTCGTTTATAATAACTTCATAAAACAACAAAAATCAGAAGATATTAAAAATTTTAGTTTAAGGTCTGATTTAGACAAAGAAAAGAAAACAACCAAAGAATTAGAAACAACTTTAACTAATCTTAAAGCTAAATTAGAGAAAGAAAGAGAATATAATAATTCACTTATATTATTAAAAGAAAGGGAACATATTAATGAATTAAGCTCTAAATTGAAAAATGAAGATATTAAAAATTTTAAGTTAATATCTGATTTAGACAAAGAAAAGAAAACAACCAAAGAATTAGAAACAACTTTAACTAATGTAAAATCTGATTTAAACAAAGAAAGAAGCACTAATAAAGAATTAAAAATAAATTTAAATAATCTAAAAGCTAAATTAGAGAAAAATAGAGAATTAAGCTTTAAATTGGAAATTGAAAATTTTAGTTTATTTTCTGATTTAGACAAAGAAAAGAAAACAACCAAAGAATTAGAAACAACTTTAACTAATGTAAAATCTGATTTAGACAAAGAAAAAAAAACAAAAGAAGAATTAGAAACAACTTTAACTAATGTAAAATCTGATTTAGACAAAGAAAGAAGCACTAATAAAGAATTAGAAACAACTTTAACTAATGTAAAATCTGATTTAGACAAAGAAAAGAAAACAAAAGAAGAATTAGAAACAACTTTAACTAATGTAAAATCTGATTTAGACAAAGAAAAGAAAACAAATAATAAGGAAAGAAAAATGAATGATGAATTAAGAAAAGATTTCTTAAAAATAATAGAAGTCAATAATGACTTACAAACAAAATTAACTAATATTAAGAAAATTAGCAGCATTTGAAATTAACCTTAAATAAAAATAATTTCTGTTTTTGAATATTAATTATAAATGTTGCCACTTAAATTATTAAATTGGTCTATGTTATCAGAAAATCGATATGCAATATAATTATTTAAAAAAATGATTTTGTTATTACTTATTATTATTTATTTAAAAAAATGAATTTACTAATGAAATTAAGAAATTGGTTATTTTCATTTTATTTAAATAATAGTAATTGGGAGTGTTTATATTATAATCCACCAATGAAATTAAGAGATTGGATTGATATTAAAAAACTTAATTGGGATTCATTATCATCAAATATAAATGCTTTTGAACTTCTTAAAAATAATAAAAATAAAATTAATTGGCAATATTTATCAGAGAATCGTAATCCTAATATTTTTACAATTCTTAAAGATAATCAACATAAAATTAATTGGAATGAATTATCTTTAAATCCTAATGCAATCGAACTTCTCAAAAAAAATAAAGATAAAATTGATTGGGAATATTTATCAACAAATATAAATGCTATTGAATTACTTGGAGATAATCTTGATAAAATTGACTGGGATGAATTAGCATTTAACCCTAATGCAATCAAACTTTTAAAAGAAAATCCAGATTTAATAAATTGGGAACGTTTATCAGCTAATGAAAATGCAATTGAACTTTTAAAAGAGAATCCAGATTTAATAAATTGGAATTATTTATCAGAAAATGAAAATGCTATAGAATTTTTAAAAAAAAATCCAGATAATATTGATTGGGAAAGTTTATCATATAATTATGCTGGTATAGAACTATTAAAAGAAAATCAAGATTTAATAGAATGGAAATATTTATCGTTTAATAAGAATGCTATAGAACTTTTAAAAGAAAATCAAGATAAAATTGATTATTATGAGTTTTGTCGTAATCCATCAATCTTTATTTATGATTATGAAAAAATGAAATCAAACTTTCAAGAATTAAAAGAAGAAATAATTGCAAAAGCTCTTCATCCAAAAAGAATATTTAGACTAATAGAAGAATATGGAGAAACAGTGATTTATAATAATTATTTTGATGAATAACCCATAAGATATTTATTTAAGGTAGTTTATTAAAATTTCTATTGTTTGTTTTTAAAATTTTGACATAATCATTTATTGTATATTTATCTTTCTTTTTTAGTTTGTTTCGTTCTGATAGATAATCTAAGCGTTTTATAACGAATTCTTCGCATTTATCGAGTTCGCATTTGTGTAAATTGATGTTTTCAATAGCATTAAAATATTTATTATCTAGTTTTTTTAGTTTTACAATAACTTGTTTTCGAGTGATATCACCTTTTTTATATTCTTGATGGAGTTTATCAGTATCTTCGAACCATTTAGTTCTGAGTTCTTTTCGTTTTAAATATTCTTTGTTGCAATTAATAACATAACAATTAGTTAAAGCAACAATATCTTCTAAATTTGCCATTTCTAATTATAAGTAACAAAAATAATAATTTTATTTGATGGCTTTAATTATACCCATAAGAAATACGTTAAATTCGCTATAAAAATCAATTAAGAATTGATTTATTTCTTTATGGAAATCTCTGTTAATATGTAATACACTGATTTTTCTAATGAAATCATCAATATCTGCAAACGAATTAAAAGTATAATGTTCGATTTTATGAGAATAATAATTTTTTAATGTAAAATTAGATATATATTTATTATAGATAATTTTGAATTTATTGTCTTCAAAATCGCAAATAACATAAATACGCATCAACAATCTAATATTATCGATATGCAATTCATAATATTTATTACTTATAAAATTATTTCCCCATCGTTCATATAGTTTATCGAGTTTATATGCTTCATTAGCTATTGTTTGATAATATGGCATTATTATAACAAAAAAATAAAATGGTTGAATATCATTTTTTATTTTAGACTTAACATAAAATCGTTCATATTCTTTTTTCCCATGCTAGAATTACAATTTTGGCATATAGGTTTTAAATTTGAGATATTTGTTTCACCACCATTTGATTCAGCTATAATATGACCTGTATGAAATGATAATTGTGTTATGGCTGTTACATTACAACATAAACATTTAGCTTTACCAATATCTTCACCAATCCATTTATTCCACACTAGTCTTTTTAAGGTCGCTGATATATATTTCTTTTTCTTTTCTTTTTGTTTCTGATTTTCTATTGTAGTAACAATAATAGGTTTTTTAGTAGGAGAAACAATTATTTGAGATAAAAATGAATTCAATTCTTTATAAAATTCTTCGTCATTAATAAATGCCGAAACTTTTTCAATAAAATCATTAGCATCAACAAATGAATTAAAAATACATTCTCTATGAGGATTACTTAATCTTGTAAAATAATATTGGTTCAATTCCAAGTTTGATATATGGTTCTTAAAAAACATATCAAATTCTTCATTATTGTCAGAAATAACATCTAATAATAATCTATATAATTCTGTTTTGGATTGAATAAAAGAAGTTTGATTATCTTTATTTTTATATTCAATATACAATTTACTAATTTTAGTTATAAAACTCATTATTAAAAGTATAATGACTACAATAACTAACAATCATTTTTTTTCATCTTCTTATTAGAAGAAACCTCTAGTTCTTCTTCTCTCTCTCGTTTTTTGTTATCGTCAGGTCGTAATTCCTGTTGTCCAGATAATAACAATCTTTTAATTTCTTGAAGTGTTTCTTTTATATATGGTATAAGCGACGAATAAGACATTATTATAATTAATAATAATTTTTTTTTTAAATAGACAAAAAACCCAAAAATTAGAGTTTTTTTTGATTTTATGTTTTACATTAAGGTTTTCATAAAATCATCCATATTTGTTATCCCCATACTGGAATTGCAGTTCTGACAAATCGGGCGCAAATTCGAGACATTAGTTTCACCACCATTTACTTCTGCTATGATATGACCACAGTTAAACGACATTTGTGTAATGTATGTAACCTTACAACATAAACATTTAGATTTGCCAATCTCTTCACCAATCCACTTATTCCAAACAAGTCTTTTCGTAGTTGATGTAATCTTTGTTTTCTTATAAGAAACTTGAGGTTCTTGTTCTTGTTGTTGCTGCTTCTTAAGTTCTTCTTGTTCTTGCTGTTGCTTCTTAAGTTCTTGCTGTTGCTGCTTCTTAAGTTCTTGTTGTTGTTTCTTAATATTAGCTTCTTCAAGTTGTTTATTAAGAAGAATAAGAATCATACTAAATTCTTCTTCTTGTTTCTTAAGTTCTAGTTGTTGCTTCTTAATTTCTAGTTGCTGTTTCTTAAGTTCTTGCTGTTGTTTCTCAATTCTTTCAAGCTCATTTGTTACAGCGATTATCTTTTGAGAATAAGACATAATTAAATTATTATTATGTTAATATCAATTTTTAATTTCTTTACAATCGATTTAATAATAATTTTTTTAAATAGACAAAAAACCCAAAAAACTCTAATTATCTTTATTCATTAAAAATTTAAATATTATAAAACAAATGAGCATCATGAATGCAACGAGTTCTTTTTGTATTTTCTCGAGTTCATTGAGTTTATTCTTGATTTCGGCTATTTCTTCAGAATGAGGCATGAAAAAATAATTATGAAATAATATCAATTTTTATTTTTTTTACAAACAATTCAATAATTATTGAATTTCAAAGACATCAATAATATAAAAATCACAACACAAATAAGCATAATAATTGTTATTAGTCTTTTTTGTATTCTATCGAGTTCTTCGAGTTTATTTTTAATTTCGGCTATTTCTTCAGAACGAGGCATGAAAAAATAATTATGAAATAATATCAATTTTATATTTTTTTATAATTAATTTAAAAATTATTTATATTAATATCGTTAATAATGTCATTAGAAGAATGTTTCAAGGACGTCAAAGAAGCCGAAGCTTATACAAAAGAATGTTTAAATGATATCTTAAATAAATCGATTTATGAATATTATTTAATTGAAAAACAAACTGAACAAATAGAAATAAACAGAAAGATAAATTTATTCAAAAACACTAAAATTAAAGATATACTTATAAAAGTAGATACTTGTAATAACCAAAACTTTGAGGTGTATAATAAAAACAATACACAACATAATCAATATGAATTTTCAAAAACCGAACAATTCCAACCTTTAATTATTGAATACATTATAAAACATATTAATGCTACTACTAATTTAAGAAAAAGTAATATCTTTTCAATAATTAAAATTCATATTGAAAATATATTAACAGGTTTTTGTAATAAGAATGGTATTATACTTTTATGTTTTCACATAATACAAAATGAAATAAATCATTGTGAATTGAAATCAATGATTGAAGACCAAGAAAATAAAATGAAGAATATGGAAGAAGTTATTATAAGAAATAATAATGAAGAGTTATCAGCAAAAATCAATAATCAAGAAGAAATAATTGAAGATTTTAAATTAATGATTGAAGCCCAAGAAAATAAAATGAAGAATATTGAAGAAGTTATTATAAGAAATAATAATAAAGAGTTATCAGCAAAAATCAATAATCAAGAAGAAATAATTGAAGATTTTAAATTAATGATTGAAGCCCAAAAAAATCAAATTAAGAACCTAAAAGAAGTTATTATAAGAAATAATAATGAAGAGTTATCAACAAAAATCGATAATCAAGAAGAAATAATTAAGGACTTTAAATCAATGATTGAAGCCCAAAAAAATCAAATTAAGGATTTGATATTTGATAATCATATTTTTAAAATAACCGACGAACGACAAGAAAAGAAAATAAATAACTTCTTTCAAGTTATAAGAAATGAAAATCAAGCATTATTAATAAAAATCGATAATCAGGAAGAAATAATTGAAGATTTAGCATTAAATAAAGAACAACAAGAAAAGAAAATAGATAATCAGGAAGAAATAATTAAGGATTTGGAAGAAGTTATGAGAAATAAAAATCAAGAAATATCGGCAAAAGTTGCCACACTAAAAATCACAATAAGTTATATTAATTTGAATTTGATAATATTCTTAATTTATTTTATTAGTAGTTTATTTAAACATACTATAATATAAAACTAGTAATAATGACAGAAGTTTTTGACGAAGATACGTATATTGATGATATTTTAAATAAATCGATATATGATTATTTGAATGACAAATACACCAATCAAAATAAACTTTATGATAGACAATTGGAGGTTCTCAAAAATACTAAGATTAAAGATATTAGGCTCCAATGTTTTACAGATAAAAATGGAAACGTTATGACATTTGATATTTATACTAACAATAATGAAGACTGTAAAATAGATAATAATCATTATAAATATCAGAATTTAGAGGAGTTCAAATGGATATTAAAAAATGGAAAATCTGCTCATGTTATAACGTGTCGAATTAATGAAATAATAAAATCGTATTATTGCAGAAATATTCAATCATCATATTTATATGGTATAACAATTGATGATTTAGCTGTACCAATAGATATTGATATAAAATCATTGGAACAATATGAACAAATAAAAGGATTGTTAGTAACTGCACATAGTCAAGAAAAAATCGATAAGAAATTGCTAAGTAAAATTAATGACCTAACAGAAAAAATAAAAACTCAAGATGATATTATAGAAGATTTGATTATTAATAATCAAGAGTTGATATTGAAAATAGAAGAACAAGAAAAACAAATAAAAGAATTATTATCAAAATCGAAAAAAGAAGATTTGAAAATAGATAAAATAGAAAGTCTAGAAAAACTAGTTATTTATAATGAGAGTAAAAACCATTATAAATTTATCTATTTTTTTTATACATTTATTATTTGTCTTGCGTTTAAGATGATATAATCAAAATAAAATTATTTAAGGATTTGTTAGAACTCTCCTTAAATAAAATGGACAATAGATTATTGAAAGATGTCTATAAATACTTGCAGAAGAAAATTAAAAACCAGATAACCATGGCTCAAGAAGATGAAATAATCAGATATAACAATTATATAAATGAAACAGAAAAAATAGAAGAATTAATAGAAAATTATAAAGAAGAATTCGAAACCGATGAAAACGCCAAAATAGAAAGATGTATATTCTGCAATAAATTGCGAGTATATCCATATAACTTTCGCATTGATGATGATGAATTTTGTATGATAATATAAACAATGAGACCACGAAAAGAGAATGTTGTATTAGTTGTTATTCAGAAGTCGAATAAAATAATATTAGAGATACAATTTATTGTGAAATCTGTAAAAAACCATTTATAGTTCTAAAAAACGAATGGAGAAATTGGGACGATGCCAAAACCTATAATTTTTATATTACAACAAAAGCTCAAAACACAAAAAACTGGCATCATTATTACATTAACATTCACATTACCATTTACATTAACATTACGAACAATATCCATAAACTTATAGATAAACTAATAGCTAAACAACAATATATGAAATTTTTATAATCATTTTCATTACTATTGTCATTATCATTGTCATTATCATTATCTTCTACGATTAAACGAATATCATCACTATTAATAGATATCATCATTATTATTTATGATAAATGACAAAAATCATTTTTTTAAATTTATGTATTAAAATAACTAAATTTAGTAAAAAATTGAATTAATGCTTTTATTTTTTTATTCGTGTTGATTTGAAAAGTAATTATCGTTTTTATAGACAAATCACCGCCAACTGCTAAAGCTCGCTATGTTTTTCATTTCTGGTTTTTCGCTCTTTATGCTTATTATTGTTTATGTCACTTTGTATTTGATATACTTGATGAAAAATGCTATCAAAGCTGAAGAAGCTAAACATGACAAAACATTATTTTTAGCAAATGTAGTTGCTAGGTACAATAAGTCTATTAAAAAATTTGAAACTAGAACAGATATTTCAAATTTTTCAACATCATCTTATATGACTGATGAAGAGGAAGAAGATAATCAATCAATTGAGAGTATGTATTCAACAACATCTTCTACGATTGATGAAGGCGAACAAGATAATCAATCAGTTAAAAGTATGTATTCATCATCTTCTACGATTGATGAAGGCGAACAAGATAATCAATCAGTTAAAAGTATGTATTCATCATCTTCTACGATTGATGAAGACGAGGAATTAGACGAACTAAAATTTGAATTAGAACTTGAAAAAGCCTCTAATGCTAGGTTGATATCGGTATTGAGGACTATGCCGGCACCGGCTAAATATGATGAAATTACCGCGCGGTGGGAAGAACAAGTTATAATTAATCAAGATTTGAAATTTGCATTGCAAAAACAATATCGTGATATTTATAACTTGAAGGCCGAAAACGAGAAGATGAAATCTGAGTTAGAACAACTACAAAGCGTTATCAGTGATATGAAAACTGCTAAAGCTATGTATCGGAAAATTAACTTTGATTTAGAGATTGAAAGGATTACATTGGATGTGCAAAAAGATGCTATTATTGCCAAATTAAATACAGTGATTGATTTACAGCTTTCAATAGATAATTTATTATCAGTTGGAGTTGATAGAAAGGACGCTGTAATTAAGTATTTAAAACTTAAAATTGGCATGGTAATTAAAAGATGTTCTGTGTGTATGCAAAATGAAATATCTGTTTATTTCGACCCTTGCGGCCATAGTTATTGCAGCAGTTGTTTAAATACTTCTTACAACTGTGCAAAATGCAAGAGCGTTATGAGAATTCACATCTGAAGATTTGGGAAAAAAATGGCAAAAAGAAATTTTTGTCATTAATAAAAAATTGATGAAAATAAATTAAATTTTTTGTTATTCTCAATGACTGAAAACAATCTTAAATTTTTTATTAATGATATTAAATATATTGTTAATTTTCAATTAAAATCCATGGTCAATTATTATAATAATGAAAACAAAAATAAAAAAATAATATCAGGAATTTCAAATTATTATATAAAATTCATTTTTAAGTTAAATGACCAATTGGACGAAGAAAAAATTATTAATAACAATCTAAGAGAACAATTAGAAAACGAACGGATTATTAACAACAACTTGAGAGAACAATTGGACAACTTACAAAACGAAGAAATAACAATTAAATGTCCTATTTGTTATGATAAAGATTTGTCTATTTGTTGTATTCCTTGTGGTCATACTTACTGCTATAAATGCATAATAAATGCTAAGAATTGTCATATTTGCAGAACCGAGATTAAACGAACAAATAAAATTTACTTATGAATTTAAAAAAATGATTTAAAGATTTGAATATTTTGTCCTTAAATAAATTCATAGATGGTTGAACTGAATTTCAATTGGAAAAAGAAAAAAACGAATAATTCGATATTGAGATTATTGTTAAAAAAAGAAAGAAAGTTAAAAATCAAATTACAAAACCAAACAATTATCAATAATGACTTAACAGACGAAATTAAAAATAAAACTATATGTCCCATTTGCACTGAAAATGATTTATCAATTTGTTGTATTCCTTGTGGTCATACTTATTGCAATAACTGCATAATAAATACTACTAACTGTCATATTTGCAGAACCGAGATTATGCAAACAAACAAAATTTATTTATAAATAAAACGGATATAAAGCTTTGAGTTTTTGTTCTTAAATAATAGATGTTTTATGGATATATCATTTTTTTAATAATAATAATACATAATAACGTTTCTTATAATCAACTAAATATTAATAAAATAAAATTAGAAAAAATAAATGATAATCTAATTTATAAATTGAACATTAAAAATACTATTATCAATGATTTGAAATATCAATTGGACCAGACTAAATCAATTAATAATGTCTTAAAAGTGCAATTAGAAAATAATTCTATGATACCTTTTGTTAATGATATTGTTTATTTAAAAAAATAATAAAAAAAAATTAAGTTGCGATTATGGTATTTGTGTTATTCGGTTCTTCGTTATTTATATAAATATAGTCTTGAATTGCGTTATAAATGTCATATTGGTTTATTTCTTCGATTGTTTTTATTTTTTTGTATGTAATCTTGTAAATATGAAAGGTATCACCCTTAACCATTGATTGCAGTTCGTTTGAATTATTAAGATATGATAATATCAGTCTTAACGGTTTATCAGCTATAGATATATGAATATTATAATTACACATAGAATTTAAACCTTTTACGAGATTATCGTCAGTTATTTTAATTGTATCACCTGAATAAACGGAATGAGGTTTGAATGTTCCTAATTTATTTATGGAAACTTTCTTATTATAATATTCGGCTTTTAATTGCTGTTTCTTAAATAACTCTGTTTTATTAACAGCACTAAAACAATTTCCCATTGTTGATGAATTTATAATCATAGATATAATCATTTTTTATTTAAGGACATTTTCAAGAAATTTTTAAATAACAATGGATAATATAGACGAGATATTAAACAAGACTATATTTGAATATCTCGAAGAACAATTTAAATATGAAATCAAAAACCATAAGATTAAGGATATACTAGTTAGTTATAATACTATTAATTGTAAGTTTGATATTTTTAATTGTAATAAGGGACAAAAACTAGAATTATTCAAAAAAGAATTGCATAATTTCAATGATATCAATCATATAATAGCAGAATATTATAAATGTCATAATTTGAATATGCAATTATCATCCTCATTACTATTACCATTACCATTAGAATTACAACAAATCATAATTAATAATAAAATTAAAAGTTATGATAACATACTCAAGAATGTAATATCAAGAATTGAAATTCAGGAAGAAAAAACAAAAGACAATATCCTACATTACATATTATCAAAATTAGGAAATCAAGATTATATTATAAAAAACTTGAATGAAAAAATGAAAAATCATAAACGAAATTATTATATGTCTATTTGTATAATGACGGCAATTTTATATTTTAATGTCAAATATTTTAATAATTTTCTTAATGTTTTTATTGGCTGACATAGATGTCCAATTGATATCGTGTAAATTTTTCTTGAAATAGCCGATTGCATATTTATTAGCCGAAAACCATTTAATATTATTTTTATTCATAATTTTTATAATATTTGGATTTTCATTTTTGCCAATATTAAATTTATCTATTTTCGTAGGATTAGCCATTAACATTTTTATGGCTTCATCATTCGAATTACAACTCAATTTATCCCAATTAATTTTATCAGGATTTTCTTTTAATAGTTTTATGGCCTCATCATTTGAATTTGCAGATAAATAATTCCATTTAATTTTATCAGGATTTTCTTTTAATAGTTGTATAGCCTTATTATTCGAATTTTCAGATAAATTATACCAGTCGATTTTATCTTGGTTTTTGAGTAATAATTCAACAGCTTTTTTATTAGGATTAGAAGAAAAATAAGACCATACGATTTTATCTTGGTTTTTTAGTAAAAAATTAACGGCCTTATTATTAGGATTTTTAGAGAAAAAAGGCCACATAATTTTATCGGGGTTTTTAATTAAAATGTCTATAGCCTTATTATTAGTATTTTCGGATAATCCAAATATTTGAGGATTATCTTGTATTAAAAACAGAGCATTAGGATTTTTAGAAAGTTCTATCGAATTTAATAAAAATGGAATTAGAAAAAACGCATTAGGATTAGCTGATAACTCATTCCAGTCAATTTTATCTTGATTTTTCTTTAATATTTCCATTGCATTTGGATTGGCTGATAATAAAGACCAGTCAATTTTATTCTTATTTCTTTTTAATAATGCTATAGCCTCTGGATTAGTATTAGAAGATAATTGTGACCAATCTATTTTTTCTCGATTTTGTTTTAATAATAATATCGCCTCAGGATTAGTATTAGAAGATAATCGAGACCAGTCAATTTTATCTTGATTTCTTTTTAATAATTTTAACGCTTCGTTATGTGAATTGGCTGACAATTGAGACCAGTTGATTTTATTTTTATTTTCCAATAATATTGACATCGAAAAAGGATTTGCAGATAATATGAACCAATCGATTTTATTAAGATTTTTTTTCATTAAAGCTATGGCTTCAGAGTTAGTATTAGAAGAAAATCTAGACCAGTCAATTTTGTCTTGATTATTGAGCAATGTATCAATTAAAACAATTGAAGGATTTCCGGATAATTTTGACCAGTCGATTTTGTCTTTATATTCATCTGAAAGCATATATGCGTTTCTATTACCCGACAATTCAGACCAGTCAATATTATCAATATTCTTTATTAATATCACAATAGCATTATAATTTCCTGATAACTTTTTCCAATTTATATAATTTTTATCTATATAACTTTGAAACGGTATAAAATACATTTAATTATAATAAATAAAAAAGACTTAAGGATTATTTGTGGATGTCTTTAAATCCTTTGTTAGTCTTAGGTATAGTTTGATGCTATTAGGATTTTTGGCAAATTCGGCCCAATTGATATTATATTTATGTTTCTCTAATTTTTTATAGTCTTCGTCACTCGTTGTTAATGTATTCCAGTTAATTTCTGGTTCTCGTTCTGGTTCTACTTTGGAAGAAATAATTCTTTTCAATAAGAACATCTTTGTATTAATATAATTTAAAAATTGTTTATATATTATGGAAGAATTAATTCTTTTTAATAAGAACATTCTTTTTTATATAAATATAATTTAAAAAATTGTTTATATATTATGGAACATTTAGATATTATTTTCAATAAATATAATACTGATAAAAACACGATATTTCACAATTACACAAGACAATATGATAAATTACTTAGAGATTATAGAAATAAACCAATTAAATATTTAGAAATCGGTGTTTTTACTGGTGAAAGTATTAAAGCTTTTAGAGAGACGTTCAAAAATGCAACTTGTATTTTAGGTTTAGATATCAATAGTAGTTGCAAACAATTTGAAAACCCTGCAAATAACATATTCGTAGAAATAGGAGATGCAACTAATCCAGATTTTATCAAACAAATAACTGATAAATATGGTATATTTGATATTATTTTAGATGATGGTTCTCACGTAAATAAAGATGTTATCAACACATTCGAATTATTATTTCCGTTGTTAAATGACAATGGTTTATATATAATAGAAGATACTATTTGTTATAAAAGCAGTAATCATATTAATAATAATTACGAAGACCATTTAACATATTTTCAAAAATATATAAAATATTTAAATCAATGGCGTTATGATTCGACTGAAGGAATTAGAGACCATTGTATAGACCCATTTAAAATACTCAAAAAAACAAATAATATCTTTGAGTATTCGATAGATAAAATGGAATTCGGCTGTTCTTATATTGCCATTCATAAACAAATCCGAAAACATTGGATAGAAAAATAATAAAAAAATGATTTGGTATTTATTTTTTTATTTTTAACAATGACTTCTCTTTGTTGCATCTACGATACATACGAATATATGTTGAATATCATCGAGACTTTAGAAGATAAAATCAATTATCTCGAGTTGCATGTGTTGAATTCCTTGCAAACTAAAGTCAAAATGAATAATAACTATATCGAATTATTAGAAACGAAACTAGAAAAACAATTCATTAAAAACGATGAATTGAATGGTTCTATAATCTCGTTAGAAGCCAAACTCAAAAAACAAATGGATGAATTATTTTCTATTACTTACTCTCAATCGAAGATATTAATACCTGATATCAAAATTACAAATAGCATTGTTCAATTCTTTGAAGATAAATTAGAAATTGAATTTGCTAAAAATGACGATATGAGACGTGAAATCGTTGTATTGGAAAATAAACTTATTAAAGAAACTATCGTTCCAGACATTCCCACCGATTTAAGTTCTTGTGGTAAAACTGTTATAAAGGCTTTTAATATAGCTTTAGGTATATAAATATGAATGTCAATTTGGGTGATACTTTCTATGAATATTTGATAAGAAATAAATATTTTTTGTCATTAGAATTAGATGAATATTATTATGTAAAAGAATTGAAAGAAATCAAATATGAGTGGTTCGTTAATACTGAAACTAACACGCCTTTTTTTATAGACGACGTAAAAAAAACAATGAAAGATGATAATGAATTCAAAAAATTTATAAATAATAAAAGTCATGTATTGCAATACCTAAAAAATAATAATATCATCAATATTGAATATACTGGCGATAGTAATAACTATTATAAAATACGTCAGCATGAAAATATTATAAATAAATATCATATCGTCATTTCTGATTTATATATCTATAGAATACATTCAGACCAAATAAACAACAAATTTCATACTGAATTTTATATCGGTATGTGTATATATATGTTATTATATATAAATTGTCAAAAATTATTTTTTAACAGCTCCTAATCCTTTTCTTGGCGTTTTACCATTTGGTTTAACTTCTTCTTTAACTTCTTGAATTTCTTCTTCTTTAACTTCTTGAATTTCTTCTTCTTTAACTTCTTGAATTTCTTCTTCTTTAACTTCTTGAATTTCTTCTTCTTTAACTTCTTGAATTTCTTCTTCTTCTTTAACTTCTTGAATTTCATTTTCTTTATTGACTTCTTCTTTTTGTTTTTTATGCTCTTTCCAAAGGAGAGTGATATGTTTCATTTTTTCAATAGCATTCATTTTATTTGCAGGGTCTGCTTTTAGGATGGCCATATATTCTTTAATATAATTATTATATTCAGATGGAGGTCTTTTTTTTGCATCTGGATTTTTCTTTTTTGATTTTGTGACATCATCAAATATTTCGCCTACAACCTTTTTCAATTCATTCTTATTAAGTTTTTCTGTTTGAGATGTGATATAATCACTGATACGTTTAATTAACTCACTGTTTTTATCCGTCATTTATAATAATAATGATTGTATTGCAGATAATCATTTTTTTATTATAAATATGTATTGAATTGTATAAAAAACTTTAAAAAATGATAATACTTTTTAAAGTAAATAATTAGGCGTTATAGGTTGTGTTCTTAGATATTTATAAATAGATATCTAAGAAAACGTGATTTGCTGCTAAATTGCTACTGTTTGCTTGAGTTTTTCTTGAAAAATGTCTGGTATTTATGATGAGCGTTATGGCGATATCTGGTTTGAGGAGGAAGACCCAACTTCCGAATTTTACAATCCGAAATGCTGCAGAGATGTGTATATAGATTTGGTTAATGGCGTTTTCGATGTCGATTTGAACGACTACGAGGACGAAGAAGAGGAGGACGAAGAAGAGGAAGAAGACTATTGGGAGTATTATGCAGGCGATGAATTCGTCGACTTCTAAAAGTCTTTAGCAAAAAAAAGAAAAAATGACAAATTATTTTTGTCATTTATGATAAAAAATGTTTTCAATTCATGATATCGAGTTTTATAATTTCTATAGTTACACAAAAATTCCTATTAAAATTATTAAAAAACAACTCGAAGATTATGACGCTGATAATGAACAAGAGGAATGACAAATTTTATTTTTTTGTCATTTTTATAAAAATAAATTGACGCTCCTAGAAGGGTTCGAACCTTCGACCTAATGGTTAACAGCCATTCGCTCTAACCGACTGAGCTATAGGAGCATGTTTATTATAAATAAACTATCTTTATATCAATTTATTTATATTTAAATAAAAAAATGATTATCATAAATGAAAAAATAAAAATTATATCAAATGATAGCCATAACTTCCTTCAATTTGAACAGAGAAAAGCGTTTTGCTTTCTATGCCATCAAGATGATAGGAATTAATGAAAACGGTATTATATACGGTGGAATGGTGAGAGATGAAATCATCGCAACCCATTTTAAATCAAAATTTGATGAATATTATGCAGACGGACCTGACATTAAGTATGCGAAATTCTGGGATACATCGTATCATCCCGAAAGCAGCAAACGAACATTAGTTCCGAATGACATGGACATATATTTCAATAATACTACATCAGCCGAAGAATTTATTACGAAATTGACGAGATATGTCAATGATTACAACGGTCATATTTATATTACCGACTGTATCTTATATTGTCTCGAACGTCACTACAAACATAAAAAGATTACTATCTATTTGAGGGTTGGTAAGAGCATTTGTTGTGCGGGTTATAGACTCAAATTGGAAATTGACCTTATCATTAACACCGATGAACGCAACACAATGGAACCTCCGTTTAATAATGGCGATTTTTCTTGCAATTTGTTTGTGATGAGTAAAATCGCACTTAATAAATATGAAATTCGTCTATCGCGGAACACCGGAACGAAATTAGACACGATTTCATATGTTGATAAATCGAAGTTTCAATCGAAGATATTGTCAGACCTCATCGAAGAGAAGACAGAATTTATCAGAAATATTCAATCTCCGACAACGGAATATTGGAATGGAATGCGTATTATCAAGATGCTTCAACATCCTCATATTAAAATTACAAATCTATTATTTGTAGATATCAAACGAACTAACGACATTGAAGATTGTATTTGCGATATTTGCCAAGTCTCAATCAAAGACGAAGAAAAACCTTCTAACGAATTGATTAAAATTCTGACTAACAAACATGCCCCGAACATTATGCATAAGGCTTGTTTCAAAAATTATTTGCAAACTGAAGTTCGCAAGAAATATTTGAATATGGACACCAACGAAATCGAATGCAAATGCACCCGGCGAAACCTGTTCAATTTCAGAGAAAGTCATAAATACTCATCTCTTTATATGTAAAAAAATTTAACTAATTATACAACCATACATTTTTTTCTTTTTGGGAGGCGGCTGTTCAACAATTGGCTGCACAATTATTGGCGGCTGCTCAATAATTGGTTTTTGTGCTTGTGATACTGCTCTAGATTGTAAAACAGTTGCTAATCCTTGTGGTATTACATCGGCTACAGGCAAGGGTTCTTCCGGAGGAATGCCGCCATCAATAAAAGTATTTATAGTTTTTTTAATGTCATCGGACATTATGTAATTATCTCGAATATAATCAAAATATTCAACGATGTCTGGTTGATGTGATAATTCTAATACTTCATGTTTAATTTTATTATAATTATTGAATGTTTTTCTGAAGTCTTCAATTTTTGTAACAGTTGTATTAGTTTTTACTTTAGATTTAGTTAAACCTGAAATTATATCAAATGTTCTACTAATTGTACTATATTTTTCATATGGGTCGGGTAATAACTCTTGTTTAAAAATATTATTAAATCCATACATATCATCAGATTTATTTGGATTTTTTAATAATCGTTCTATTTTCTTTAATCCCATAATACTTACATATTTACCGAATACAGTTATTAATTTATATTTGTCATTATTATAATAATTATTATATTTAATATATTTCTCATTAAGAAATTTATTGATGGTTAAATTTTTATTTATACCAATAAAATTTGAAATATCATGTAAATTTTTATAACTCTTATCTATGAATGATTTTAATACATTCTGCAAATTCATAATAAATGCTAAATCCTTAAAATAGTCATTCAAATCATTCGAATTAATTTTTGGATTAAACATTTCACGAATAATTGCCTGATTTCCTAATTTTAAAGCATCTGTTTCTGGTAAATTGTTCTTTAGGCCTTCATCATTTACAATTAATCGATATATACTATTAACAGTTCTTTCATCTGCATACCATAAATGATGATTTATAACATCATCGGGTTTTACTCTTTCGCGTGCCACTTTTTTTGAAAACGCCAAGTTGTCTTTATTTTCCGGGTCCAATTTGTTTAATTTATCTGCGAATAATATTTTATAATCATTAAATACAGTTGGAATATCTAATGTTTCTATTGCTTTTTCAGTTATATCACCAAAATTTTTAGTTATAATTTCAGGCTTCAATTTATATATATATTGAAGATTTGCCTTGATAATCTCATATTTATCTTTATATTTCTTAATTTTATCTAATATATTTTTATGAAATGGGCCTAATGTAATTTTAGTACTATCTTTTGTATGTAAATCTTTAAAATAATCATCTATTTTTTCTGTCATAAGAAGAGCTTTAATACTTTCTTTTAAATTATCAGCGTCTTGTGGATTATAAATGTTTAATGATGGATGATAATATAAAATCTCTGTATTAAAATATTTAAATAATTCTTCTGACATTGTTAAAGATAGTATTTCTTTTATTTTCAGGTCAGCAGGATTAATTGCGTTTTTATTTAAATCTGATAAATTTTTTGGATGTTTATAATAAAATATTATTATATCATATGCTTCTACACATTTAATAAGATTATTAATTATCGTTCGTGCATGTTTTAAATGGTCATCAATTGTTATGCTATCTGGATTAGCTGCTGGTTGATATAAATTAATTATTGCAATATTATTTTCTAATACAGCTAAACATTCATTTAGTTGCATAATTTCACCAGGTGGTAAAGGAGGTTTATTTCCAAATACAATAGGTATTGTTTTTTCTGTTATTTTATATTCTTTATTATCATTAAATTGTTTTTTTGCGTTGTCTATTACTTGTTGTGATACTGGGGCTATTGTTGATGTTGTTGTAGCTGTAGCTGCAGTTTTTGATTTTTTTCCTGGTTTTGGTTGCGGGGCTGGGGCGGCTATTGCTGATGCTGAGGATGCAATCATACTTTCAATATTTGATTCATCTTTACTTCTATTTATCAATCGTTTCAAATAAATATAAAATTTACTATTCATATTGAATTTTTCATTAAATTCTGTTTGTATGTATTTAATAAATGCCTTAGTGTCAGGTATTTGGAATTTTAAAAAATCAGCTTTTAATTGTGGTATCATTATCGGAGATGAATCAATATTTAAAGCAGGATATTTATCAATTGTTTGTTTATAAATATTCAGATAATCATCGAATACTTCTTTGATTTTTAAATCTAAATTAAAAAAATCTATTCCTTTTTTATTAAAATTGCTTATTTGCAAAATTAAATTATCTTTGATTGTGGCACCTAAAAAAGGATTAGGTTTATATAAATTATCAACTGCTGTTTCGATATCTACTAATTTATGTTCGATTGATGTATAATTATGAATAGTTGTGAGCAATAGTTTATCAGCCTTAACTAACATTTTTAAGGAAGGTAGATATGATTCATTACCTATATTTATAGAAATATCTTGAAGTGTATGAATTAATACACATACTTTATCATAAAATATATCTATAATATCTTTAAGAATTGTTTTCGCCGGTTCGGTATAATAATTACTTGTTTTTGTTAATTCCGTATCTGGTTCAGTTTCTGCTGTTTCAGCTTCTTTAATTCCATTAATTCCATCTCTTATTGGTGGTTTAACTTTTATAGCTATCAATAATTTATCGATTTCATTATATTTATCATTAATTTCTTTATTATTATCAGGGTCCATATCATCAGGGTCTAGTGCTAGTTCCGTAATTTCATTTGATATTACAACAATCTGTTCTCGTGTGTCAATAGCCCGTGATAATTTTTCAATATTATCAAAATGTTTTGTGTAATGGTCTATATATAAAATTTGACATAGTTTATTTAGATTACATAATTTTTTAAAGAATTTGACAATATTTATATGACTTGCTATTATAATATCTTTATTAGTCTTATAAATATCTTTCAAATAACCATATAAATTTTTTGTGGTCATATTATAATTAGGTACAGGCTTTTTCAAACCATAAATAGTATTAAACATAGATGTAATATCATTAATATATTTTTCATCTAAATTTTCATTATATTTGCCACTTATATCTTCATCAATTATTTTAAATAAATCGCCTATATTACCAATAGCACTAGCATTAAATATAGCATTGTTTAATTGTTGAATTTGGTATTTTGTATTAGTATTAAAAAAATTATTATAATTATGAACGTTTTTTTCTTTCCATGCTCTTGAATTTGGGTCTCCTTCATTACCCTTGTTAATTTCAAATCTTTGTCTTTCAAAAGGTAATTTAACGCAGTCTAATGAATTTTCGTCTGCTCCAGTATAATCAACTCTGAATACACTATAACAATTATTATAAATTCGCATTTGATAAATAATGACAATCATAAAATACCAAAAATAGTCATAATTTATATTATCTTCTTTTAGAAGAGTGCCGTTATTATCTGTATGATTTTTTTTAAATTTATCAATAATATTAGTTCTATCAAAAGTAGAAAATTTAAAAGCTTCGGTTGTTTCGAATACTGATTTTTCAATTAATATATTTAAATCAGAGAATGTTAATTTACGACTGCTATTAAATAACGTCAATATACATCTCTTATTTTTATCTTTAGTATTTGATAAATTAATATAATCAGTTGCTGTAATCGTTTTTACGTTTCCATTTAAAATAGAACGAGTAGCCGATAATTTATCTCCAGATACAAAAAAACATTCTTTTTGGTCTTTGTATATTCTGTTGTATTCTAAACAAAATAATGATTGAGCCCAATCTCCAGATTTCTTTAAATCCAATAGAATATCCATTATTCTATTTTTTATAGAATTAATATTCATAGCAGGAGTAGTAGCAGATAATATAATAGTTAAATATAATACAATCATATATAATAGCCATTTTGAAGAATCGGCATTTAAAGAAGTTGAAACAGCCGGTTTAAAAAAATTATTTATAAACAAATCAACAGTTGTTGAAGTATCTTCTAATATAGCAACCATACATTCTTTAAGCAAACCAATTGAATTGAATGATTTATAATAACATATATTAAGATTATTATTATCACCATGGAATATTATATCTTTATGTATTCCACATTCTAAACTGGTGTGACCTGCATCGAATTGACTGTAAATATTATTTAAATTGAAATAATAATATACGTCCGGATGGGTTGTTTTTAATCTTAATTTATGTATGTCTTGTATTTTAAGATGTTTAAATTCTATGTTCAAATATTGTATTCCTCCTAATTCGAAAACATTAAAACCTAAATGTTCTCGTGTTATATCACGTATAGCACTTAAATATTCTTTATTAGCTACTTTTAGTTGATTAAAATTGATATCTGTTATTTGTTTAAAATTTACAACATCGGCAGGAGTTGGGAAAACGATATCTGTAGATGAATGAGGATCATATGCATTTTCAAATGGATATAATTGAGTGCTAAATAAATTTAAAATTTTTGTCGTTAAATTCTTAACAAATTCATCTAATTTTGAATGTGTCTTTACTACTGTATCATATAAATAACCAATGTCTTCTTTTTGTTTATCCTCAAAATTATAAAATGTTTTAATAACTTCTGCTAATGTTTGATAATCTAAATTTACTGTGCTTTTTATAGCCGGGTTAATATCATCTCGATAAATATAATTCTGAGGTATTGCATTTAAATCAACGTCAATATACATAATATTAGCATTGTCATCACTAATATCTGATACCAATTCTTTAATATTTTCTATGACATATTTTAATATATTTTCTTCATAATCATTAGAATTATTAAATAACTCTTCATAATCGTTTTTAAAACCTGGTAAATTTAAATGTGTTGATGGCTCATTGAAATTTTTGAATTTATTTTTGATATAGTCTTTTATTATAATTGCTTTATCTGAAAAATCATGTTTTGCATCATATATATGTAAATATTTTAGGAAATCGTCCCCTCTTATTGTTAATGAACTACTACCGCCTTTTAATGGTGCATATTTTTCAGAACTAACAGGACTTCTAAACTGTTTATTTAAATTTGGTTTTCTTCTAACTCTTTCTTTAGATAAAAGAGCAAAAAACTTTTCTTTATTTTTAGAGAAAAAATTATCTACATTAAAAACATCCATATATTTTGATAATATCATTTTTTCAAAATATTCATTTTCTGTTATTACTCTAGGAGGTTTATAATTCTTTATTTCATCAAATAAATCGTCTTCATATAGTTCTTTTTCTGTTTCTTTATGTTCTCTATTGAGATATTTTAAGAATTCATTTATTATTTTTTGTTTTTCAAAATTTTGACCTCTATATCTGCTTTGACTTGAAATAGAACTTCTCGAACTCAAACTTCTACGACTTCTAAGACTACTACTTCTACTACTTCTAATAGGAGACCTCATTGAATAAGAAGAAACACTTTCATTACTTGGATATGAATATGTCTCTTCAATGCCATTAATGCCATTAATGCCATCTTCATATTTTTTCATCATAACCTGTCTATTAATTATAGACATAAATAAAAAGAACAAAAGATTTTTTTAATTCAATTCAATATCTTCTAAAACCGCCAGCTTCTGCTTTAGAAGCATAAATCGGTGTTACTTTTTTTTTCGCTTTTTCCCAATCGTCACCTAGAATATATGAATTTCTGTTTTCTCTGAGTGTGTCGGAAGATGCATATAACTGTCTTAATTTTCCCTGAAGTTGCGAACGTCCAATTCGTTGTGGCACAACTTGCTTATATCTTTCATAATTAGCTCGAACAAATGCTTCTTGGTCATCAACATAACGACTATTACCACCTCCCATTTTTATAATAATTATTTATAAAAAAAAATCAATTTTTATTTAGAATACTTCCAAATCCTCTATTTTATTTCTAATCAAATCGACAATTTCTTTATACATTTCTTCAGGAATTATAATATTCTTTTGATTAATACTATCAAATACATAAGGTCGTTTTTTATAATCGACAACAACCTCTTCTTCGTAATTGTCGATAATTTCATCAATATCATCATATTGAGCATCTTTAATTTCTTTGATAATATTCATTTTATGTTTCAACTTGAATTCATTCAATTTTTCAACGAATTCGATTAAATTAAAATCAGAAGGAAATTTTGTAAGTTCAATGGCAAGAGAAATATTAATCTTAGGTTTGCCAGTTTCATCAAGTTTTTTAAGAACTTCTTCAGGCAAATCTTTAATTTTCAAATAATTCTTCATAGTGGCCTTAGAAATTCTTGTTAATTCTATAACCTTATCGAAGTCATAAATATCACATAATTTAGAATATGATTTAACTTTATCACAAACTGATAAATTATTCCTTTGAATGTTCTCAATAATACTCAGCTCTAAACTAGTATTATCATTACCACCTTCAATAACATTACAAGGAATAGTCTTTTTATGTAATGATTTCATAGCTAAATATCTGCGCTGACCTGCAATAATTTCATATTTATTATTATTCGGAACAACAATTATAGGATTAATCAACCCATTCTTATTAATACTCTCAGCCAACTCTTCAATATTACTGATACCAGTTTTTCTGACATTAATATCAGAAATTTCCAACTTAGAAATATCAATATCAATAATATTCATTTTCAATAATAATAAAAATCATAAAATCATTAATCATTTTTTTAATTTATAGTTATGGAACCATAAGCCCTTTTAGTTCATCGTATAAATCTTTTTTGATAAATACATATCTATTCATATTATTGTTATAACAAAATCTGATTCCATGTGGAATATTTTTAACTTTAAAAACGGTATTATTAGTAGTGCTAATTATTTCACATAAATGATTATAACAAATTTCATTTGTGCAATTTAATAAATCAGAATTCCAATCAAATCTATTAAATCCACAAGTAGTTTTTATATCTAATCTATTTAATAAATAGTCTTCGCTATCGCATATATATTTTTCATTATCGATATATATACCTGCAATTAAATGTTCATTATTTATAATATTTATTAATTTGCTACTCGTCAATATATTATAATCTAATACATATTCAATACCTTGATATGTAATTGTCTTATTTGTTCCCATTGTAGATAAATCTATAATCGATGGTTATTTATTATCTGTTTTTAATTTATTATCTAGGGTATAATCGCCTATATGTTGATTAAACAAGCTAACTATTAATATCTCAGTTCCTAATTCTAATGTATTATCAGGAGTATAATCAAATTTATTATTATTTATATATTTAAGATTTGATATATCTAAATTGATATGTCCTAAATAACATAACATAGCATCATAAATAATATTATCTTCATAATTGTTTTCATTCATAAAAACAATGAATTCTTCTATTTTTTCCAAATTAACCAAATGATTTATCCATTGTTTTATCTATTTTATTCATTCTTTTTTTAAATTAACCAAATTATTATCAATAAAAACCCGAGGATTATATAATATCATTTTCATAATTATTTTCATTCATTATTTTTATAAATTACTAAACTGATTATTCATAAAAATAAAAAATGATGATTATATCTATTTTCATCATTATAAATGGATAATTTTTATAAATATTGGCTTTCAATAGATAAATATTGGTTCAATCAAAATAACGACATCGATAAATATTTATCAATAACTTATGGACATTTAATTGACGAATATAAATATGAGAATAGTTCAAATTCAATTTTAGGAATATTGATATACGACCAATTAACAAGACATTATTATAGAAATGAATACAATAATCATATCTTGATTTATTTTAATAACAAGGCTCTGGAAATAGCAAATAATCATAAGACAGAAGAATTTATCAAGAGTTTGAATTATGTTGATTGGTCTTTTTACATGTTAGTTTATAGACATTCGAATATTAAAGAAAATTTATTATTCGTTATGAATGAATGTTGGAAAATTTCACCATTACCTATTAAATTCATTCGCGCAACATTTACGAGAGCCAATTTTATGAAAGAAAGTTTAGATTATTATAATAAAGAACCTGTAGATTTTGATAAATCAATTTTAGATAATAATCCATTAACTGAAATATGCAAAACTAAGTTTTATAATATCGGCGAATTCGATAAAATCGACGCTAAGACAATAATTATAAGTCTTTCTGGAGGTGTTGATTCAGTCGTGTGTTTATTTAACGTCATTCATAAACATCCAACTAAAAAAATAATAGCAATTCATATCAATTATAATAATCGTCAAGAAGTCGAAGAAGAAGTCAAATTTTTAAGATGTTTATGCAATGATTTGAATATAGAATTGTATGTAAGAAAAATATCAGAAATCAAAAGAAATATCTGTATGTTGAATGATTTAAGGGATTTATATGAAAGTTACACAAAGAAAATCAGGTTCAACAGTTATAAATCACTCGAAGAAATGCCTCCTACAGTAATATTAGGACATAATAAAGACGACTGTTTCGAAAACATTCTAACGAATATTTCATATAATTCGAAATATGAAAATTTGATAGGTGTCGAATATGAAACACGAATTGATAATATTATTTTTATTAGACCTTTGATAGATGTTTCGAAGGATACTATTTATAAATTTGCAAATAAACATAATTTGCCGTATTTAAAAAACAGCACACCATCATGGAGCCAACGAGGTAAAATAAGAACAGACATTATTCCGACATTGGCAAAATGGGACAATAGAATAATAACTGGATTATTTAATTTGAGTGATGTTATGAGAGATTATAATGAGATATTAAAAAGAAATATCGAAAATTTCAAAGAAACAGAAATAGAGAAAATAGAGAAATTGAATATGAGCAAGTTATATTGGAAACACGGAATTTTCAAATTATTCAATGTTTATATTTCAAACAAATCATTAGAAAGTTTAATCGACCGATTACAATTATGGAAAAAGAATTATAATTCAATTGATGTAAATAAGAAAACATTTATTATCTTATCAAAATTAATACAAATAATTATCATTAAAAAAAATAATAATATATATGAAATTAATATTATAAAAAAACCATGTCTCCAGAAATCTTAAAAATTTATAATATCATTGATTACATCAAATTGTTTATTTCAAATGATGTAGTTATACCTAATATTAAACAATTTGATTATTTTAATTATGAAAATTTGATTAATGTTATTTCGAATGGTTTGACGAATTCGACATATAAAAATAATATTATTTCTATCGACGATTATGAGATAATTGTCGATAATATCGAAGATACCTATTATGAAATAACGATAATTAAAAATATTGATTTATACGAACCTAAAGGACCTTCAAAATAAACTTCTATTATTATTTTTTTGATTATATAAAAATAATGAATGATTATAGAAAAATTAAGAATTATTTGAGAAAAAATGCATCAACTATTGATGTTGATAATAAAATGCGTTTAAAACTTCAACGTTTATTTTATTATGATATTTATGGTATTCCTATTGCTATATTAAAATCTGAATGTTATAATAATAATGAAGAATATCCATATTATTTTCAAAATAAGACAAGAGAAGAAATTATAGATATTTATAATAAAGATGTTAAAACAAAATATTTAATTAAAATTTATAATCAGGATGAATTAAATGATTATGATATTAAGAAAGATATTTATTTAGAAATTTCATTAAAAACATTTAGACCTGTTTATAATGAAAATTGGAAAAAAATAAGTGAAGAAATTAATGAAGTATCATTTGATAAACAAAAAAGTTTTTATGCAGATTATTTAAGATGTTATATGAAAATTAAACATTTTCCATCATTTGAAGAATTTATGATTTTTAGTTATAATAAATACAAAATGCCAGTACATAAAGATATTAGAATTGTATTTAATAATATTAATAAATCTTATGAAAAAGTTAGAGATTATATTGAAGATAATAATATGACATTTGAAGAAGTCTGCAAAATTATCAAACAATCAACGCCAATAACTAATAGACTTATCATGGAACAAAATTGATTTTTTTTAGATAGGCTTTATAATATTTTGTCTATTTATATTAAGAATTTTAAGATAATCATCAATATTATAATTATTTTTTTTTGTTATTTTATTTTTATCTGATAAATAATTTAAATGTTTTTTAACTAAATTATAACATTTATCAATTTCGCATTTGTGTAAATTTATTTTTTCAATAGAATCATGATATTCATTATCTAATTTAGTAAGTTTTAAATCATATTGTTTTTTAGTAATAATCTTATTAATATAATCAAGATAAAGTTTATTAGAATTATTTAACCATATATCTCTGAGTTTGTTTCTTTTTTTTGATTCTTTATTACAATTTGTAATATAGCATTTAGTCAATAAATTAAGATTTTCCTCCATTCTCTATAATATATATAAGGATTTTATAGAAGTTTCTTTAAATATATATAATGAAAAAAATGATATAATCATTATTTTTTTTGGTTATATAAATATGAAAAAGATTGATAGCATCCATAATAAGACCAAAGTAATACAAACTGATGAAATGCCCTATAATACAAATAATATCCTTTTGAATGACAGTGATTTAAGGACATTTTTTAATAAAAACGGTTTGACAGACATCAAATATAATAATATTAATCTTTATAGAAATGCGTTTATTCACAAATCTTATTGTACTATGAAAAATGCTGATTTCGAAACAGGAAATGCCAATTGTCCTGCAAATTGCATACCATTGCAAGATATGTCTTATGAAAGATTAGAATTCTTAGGAGATGCGATATTGAATATGGTAGTTGCTAATTATCTATATTCACGATTTCCAGACCAAAACGAAGGATTTTTATCGAAAATAAGAACAAGAATTGTGAATGGTAAGATGTTAGGATTTTTATCGAATGAAATAGGTTTCGCAAAATTCGCAATAATATCAAAACAAGTAGAAGACGCAAATGGCAGAAATAATTATAAAATAATGGAAGATATATTCGAAGCCTTTATTGGAGCTTTATATATCGATTTTCAGAATGAAGAAGATAAAGTTATTTTACCACAGAAAATACCATTAATAACATTATCAGGCGCCGGATATTTCATTGTTGAAAAATGGATTATTTATATTATCGAAAATTATATTGATTTTAGTGAATTAATAATTCAAAAGACAAATTACAAAGATATGCTCGTTTCACATATGCAACATTCAATGCAAGATACGCCTAAATTTTGCGAATTGGGTATTATAACAAAAGACAGCGTAAAAATATTTAATTATTGCGTAAAAAACCGATTTAACGACACTATAGCAACTGCGACAGGATTTTCTAAAAAAGAAGCAGAAAATAATGTAAGCAAGGAGGCATTATTATATTATGGTTTATCCATATCATGAAAAAAAAATAAAGTTATTATAAGATAGAATAAATGCTTTTTCAATCGCAAAAGGGACCATATTATTTAGATATGAAAGATTATTTACATTCTGAATTAAAAAAGAAATTAGTAAAATACAAAGTTCATAAAAACGATTTGTTATATATCGACCCATATTATTTAAACAAATATTTGAATTCCACAGAACATATTAAAGATATTATGCCGTTTTTAAGACATCTATTACAATATACTTATCGGGCTTCAATAACTGAAGTAATCAACGAACATGAATTAAATGAAATAAATAGTAATCTCGAACGCATAGAAAGATTAATAAAAAAACTACTAAAAGCACAAGGATTAGACGATTCTTCACCTAATCCACCACCACAATCTCCTAAAAACGAAGAGGTTATTTCGAATCGATAATTTGTTCATAAGTTCTTGTATAATTTTTTTTTATTATTATTGGTATTGTAAAATAGAATTGAAGGTTTATTATATATATCAATAATAACACGAACTTCTTAATATTCATATATATAAAACAATTATTAAAAATTAATTATATATAGATGGATTATAAACGAATACAATTCGATTCAATCGGTATCGGATTAAATGATATTACCGACTTGGATTTGACTAAAGATGGTTATATTAAAACTTATTTAGCTGTTGGTGATGTTCCTAATTTACTTCATGACGTTACGAAAGATAATAATAATTTAAATCATATTCATAATTTTGTTGTTACAGATAAAGCTGTTGGTATTAATATCCATAGAAGTAATATCTATCAACAGCCTAACAATTCATTAATTGTATCTGGAAATATTCAATGTTCTGGTTCAATACATGCTGAAAATATTATCCTCGATAATGAATTGTCCTTAAATCAGAATTTAGCAACTTTCAATCAGGTCTTAAATAGGTTATCATCGCATTTATTATTTTATCATGTAAAAAATTATTTAGAAAATAATATTTATACTACTCATAATATTATTATAGGTAATGAAGACATATCTAATAGTAATTTAAACCCATTAAAAATATCTAGACATTGCAATAACAATGCTAATAATATTCAATTCATTATTCAAAATAATGATTTAACAAATGACGCAGAACCGACTAATGTAAGTATGGGTATTATTGGTAATATCAACACATCTCCCGCGCATATCATAACATCTTCCAATATGCCTCTTCATTTTAATATAAGCAAATCAAAATCGAATATGAACGAGTTATATAAAGACTTTAGTGACTTGCCAAATTATACAACAACTACATATCCTTCATTGTCATTAGATGTTAATGGTTCGGTAGTTATAAATAGAGATACAATTCCAAATCAAATAACTTATAATAAATATTATTATGAAAATAAAATAACTGTTAGTTCTGTAACTGAATATCCTAAGTTATATGTAAATGGTGCTGTTTATGCCGATAACATACTTATTTATGATTATATAACTAAAAAACCAGTTAATTTAGATAGTATTTATATTAGACAAGGAACTGCAGGAGGCCTAACATTGCAGGCAAATCAAATTTTAGGCGGTAATTTTAATAAAACCGAATTTACATTTAATTCGAATGTTTATATTGGCGGAAATGATAATAGTAATTATAAATTAAAAATTTATGGAGACGCTGAAATAACTAATAATATCAATACAAATAATTTGATAACGTCTTCATTAACTGTAAATAGTAATATGAATGTAACTGGAAATGGTTATTGTGATTTTAAGAAATTATGCTATTTTACAGCGGAAACTTATTTCAATAATATCACTTGTTCTGAATATATATCTACAAAAACTTTAGATATCACTGGCAATTTATTGATTAACGGCACTAATATAAATTTAATGGGATATAACACCACAATTGCAGGAGAAATAGCTAATTCGACTGTAACCAATTATTTGAATGTCGGTGGTAAAACAACTGGAATAACTGATTTAAATTATAATAGTGAAATATTGAATATTTATAAATTCAGAGATAGTCAAATACAAAAATTTGAAATCTTATTGAATGATACTACTATAACTCCATATGGTTCTATTGCATATATCGGACATAGTCCTTTGAATATGTTGCAAAATGAAATAGACAATTCTTTAATAATATTGACACAAAATAATACATCATGGAATAATATTTATTTTTATGCTGGAAAAGATAAAGCAAATATAAAAACGACCGTTCCAAATTTGGCAATAATGGAAAATAATAAAATCGGTATAAATACCATAAATCCCGAAAAAACATTAGATATTAATGGCGATATCATAGCTAATAAATATTTTTTTAGAAATGGAACCTCTAATTATGAGTGCAAACTTCCTATTATTTATAATAATTATAATAATATAAATAACTTGAATATTAATATTATTCAAAGTGATATCATTCCAAACCCACAGAAATTAAATATCAAAGGTGGTATAAATTCTTATGATGGTTATTATGAAAATAATTCAAAATTATGTTCTATCAAATATTTAAATGGTTCAACATCAGATGCTGTAATTGATAATACTAATATAGGAATTGGGACATTGTTAAATAATCAAAATATAACAATGTCATTACAAATAAGAAACAATTCTAAGAACAATAATAAAATTAATAATAGTGTTATTAGTTTTTATCGTTCTCTCGATAATTCCAAATATTCAGGAATAGAATTTTGTGATGATTCAACTAATTTGAGTATTGTAAATAAAAATAAATGGTATATTTATAAAAATCATATTACAGACGATTTTAATTTTACAGGACCACTTCAAATTGGTTATATGAAAAATAGTTATAAACCGGCTAATTCTTGTATCAATTTATATCATAATAATTCGAAATATTATATTGATATAAATAATCCGATTACTTATAATTCGGCTGAAGATTTTACAAATAATAAAGAAACCGTTAGAATTTATGGGAACGTTAAAATAAGTGGTGATTTAGATTTAGACGGTTCCATAAATATCAAAGGAAACTATAAATTCAATGATAATAATATCTTATTTTCGCCTAATCCTGTTGAAAAGATAATAACAAAAATTTATTCGTTGGGTAATAACGTTTATTATTTTGATACTATCTTATCATCAAACCATCCCAAAAATATTTCATTCAAGAATTCTAATTTGGCTTCTGTTATTAATAATAATATCACTGATGACAATCTCAATTTGAATTTGACTTTGAATATTAACAATTCTTTATCCAATTATAATATAAGTTCTAATATCTATTCGTTAAATTCTAATTTGAATTCAGCTATTATCAATTATTCTAATATCAATAATGTTATCAATTATGACGAAAATCTAAAAACGGTTATTACTACTTATAAAACAACTAGTCATAATAATTATTTGACTTATATAAGTCAAAATACTGGCTCTGGAATTATTTTTACACCTACAAATTTAATACAATCAGCAGAAAGTAATAAAAATTATGCTTATAGTAATTATATTATTTCTAGTAATATTTATGAATCAGTGAGAAATATTAAAACAAAACCAATAATTACTATTACTACTACCAATAATTCATTTGAAAATATGAATAATATAAAATCTTCTTATGCTTCAATAACTTATAATGATGATATAAATATTATTACAAGAGTTAGTTCGAATGTTTATTCATCTTCTTTGGATACCATCTCTAATGCAAATACTTATAATAATATCCCAATTGTTTCGCCGTTCAATCAAAGTTATTTGACGTCTGTTTCGAATGATATGGTAATAATGTCTAATCATTATGTCGCAAATTCTAATTATTATAATTCCTTAGTATCGACAACAATACAAATAAGCGATTATACTGATATTTTATCTTGTAATTATAATTATTCTACATTAAATTCAAATAATATTTATTTGAATAGTAATAATTTTATAACTTACAACTCGAACTATTCTAATTTGAATTTATCTATAATAACACCCGTTAAGAATGTTTCGACCATAAATTTAAATAATTCTAAATCGAATTTAGATTTGGCTACAAAGATTTATAAAACATTGTCTTTACCTTCTCGTAGTTATTTGAGTTATGCCCAAAATGCAAATACTATCATAAATACTTCAAGCAATTTGAATATAAACATTACAGCAACAGCAGCTTCTTATTCTAATCTTGCCACCAACTATTCAATAACTTCTAACATCTATTCCAGATATGTATATTTGAGAACTGTAGAAACTTACAACGATAATAATAACAGTAATTATTATATATTCAACACGGGTGCAGGTTCAACTTATTGTAATGTAGTCAAAAACAATTCTCAGAGTAATTTGAATTATTCAACTAATTTATATTTGATTTCTACTGATATCTATAATACCTTAAATACAATAAAAACAAATATACAGCCCTTAATACCTATTGCTGATAGTTATTCTAATCTTGCTTATGCTAATTATACAAAAGCTATTTCTAGTAATATAAATTTTTCAAATATTTATAATGATAGATTTTTCATTCATGATATTGATAATATTAATAATATCAATAATTGTAATCAAATTGTTGCATCAAATATTTATGCGAATACATCCAATTATGCTAATCTTTTAAATACAATTACTACAAATATCGCGAATTATGTATCAGATGCATTGATTAATTGTAATTATGCTTCACAAGTTTATAGGACTTGTTCTAATGTTGATATCAATAAAAATGGCATAATAATAAATGATTTAATTTTTAGTAATTATATTAATGCATCTAATATTTTAATTTCATCGTCAAATATAACTGATAAAATCGTTAATAATTATGCTGATTTGTATAATAACATTAATTTGGCAAAAAACATTTATAAACCATCAATAACAACTAATACCAAATTAGCATCAGATAGATTATTAAGTTCTATAGATACCAATCTACAGATTTATTTAGATAAATCAGGTTCTAATCGTGTTCTTGCGAGTAATTTAGACTTTGATATTTCTAAATATGACCCTGATTATAGTGAAAAACTTGAATATTATCAAAACTTACAAGAAATAGGAAGTGGAATTAATAAAATTAAAAGTTTTATCAATTCTGAAAAAGATGTATTCATTACTTATAAAGCTAATCTTGTGACATTATTTGCTGGATATATCATAGAAGAATATTTAACAGATGCTTATCAAAAACTCATGAATATGGCTGATATTTGCATAAATCTTTTAACGGAACTAGATGCCGACGCTTCGAATTTATCTAATTATTCAACTCAATCGGCGATATTACTCGAATTAATCTTACATATTACAAATAAATATATAAATTTTATAAATAAAAGTTTTGATTTTGCTAATTCGGCTTCTCAAGTAGTCGCAGCAATAACTGACCATATCGGCATTTATGTGATTTCATCATTATCTATTTTGCCTTTGTTAAATTCTATGAGCGAATATGCGAATGTTTATTTAAATAGGTCATGGGCAGTTATTTCACGTCAGATAGTATTATTTGCGAGTGTTTCATATTCCTTAAATGCCCTGATACCAACAGAGACGCCAATAAATAGTCAAGAAGGTCAAAATACAGACGTTTTGATAATAGGTAATAATATTAAATTATTGCCTACGAAATCGTTATTAATAGGACATGCGAACGACTATTCAAGATGGATAGAGAACGTTGATGAACAAATAACAGCGGCTTCTTCTGCATATATTTATAATTATAATCCAAATAGTTGTTCTTGTAGTTTTAATGTTAAGGCAAATAAATTCATATCATCAACAGAAAATTCATTGGCCTTAAAAACTTCATCGGCTATTGATATTAATTTGGTCGATACGTCAATAGCCGATTATCATAATTCGATGTTTGACGGGGTATCATTGAAATTATCTCATATTTATAGACGAGATAATTTAGAATTAGTAAATGCAACATCAAATAATTCTATATTTGAAATTGTAAGAAAACAGAATTTGAATAATCCTTATTTTAGTATTTATACGAATGATATCAATAATATTTTTAATATTGGTGGTGGTAATTTCTACGATAGCAATTATAACTGTGTTGTTCAAGACGCAGTTGTTCATATTAATGAAAGCACTGCCAATTATTTATTAAAATTGACAAATCCTTCTAATAATCCAGCTTCTATTGTTTTATGTAACAATACAAATAAATGGACGATTTCAGCTTCAGACAAATTAAATTTTATTTATAATACAAGTTCTATAATAAATATAAATTCTAATGGACTTTCAATAAATACAACTTCTAATAATTCAACAGTAACTATTAATAGTTTAACAGATAAAACTTCATTGGAATTAAAAAATACTTATAATATATCACCTATAAAGACATCATTAATTACATTAAAACAAAAATTACTAACTGAATATTCACCAAACGGTTTAGTATATTCAAAAAATCCAGATACAGATACTTATGACATTTCTAAGACATCATTTGAAGTATATTGTAATGTAGAAATAAATTCTATTAATTATGTATTTTCGAATGTAATAGTTAGTTATAATAATATCAATGAAACAAATCCATTCACATTTACAGCAAATACCGTAAATTTATTACCAAAAATAAATCTAAACAATCCTAAATTATCATATACAATCAATAATTATAATACTCATAATCATACATTTAATTTTGGAGGTAATTCATATACAATAACTTATATAATTCCTACAGCAAATAGTGTAACTGAATTTTATGTTTCTCCATTGTCGGTTATTGGTTCTCAACCATATGATTATTTACTATCTACGGTATTGAGACAATCAAACACTCTTGAAACTGATTATATTACAATAGCCATTGATTATGTTATAGGTGTAAATAATATTAAAGTTAGAAATAACATATATTTCAATAAATATAAAACATTTCAAATAGAAACATTAAATTTAACGTTAAATAGGTACAATTATGACCTTAATAGACCTGTAAATATAGTTCCAACTAGTTTATATAATGGTAGTTTTAGCAATACCATAACTAAGACAATAACAAATAATTATGTTACAATTTCTAATACTTTGAATTATTTGAAAACATTTGAACCGGCAATAGTAAAACATAGATATTCTTCAACACCTGAATATAAAACAATTAATTATCCGGTTTGCATATTTGAATTAATTTATAATATTCCTATAAATATAACTGTTATTGATTATTATGATTTGTATTTTGATAAAGACAATAATTTAGACCAAACTAAATTAGAAATAGAATATATCAATGTATATGCCAAAAAACCAATAATAAAACAATTAAATATTTATAATAATAGTCATAATATTTATAGTTATACTGACGATTATGAGATTTATTTGAATGATAACAAACTTTTGAATATCAATTCTATTGGCACTTTGACAACGGCTGGAAATATAGAAACTAATAATATATATTTGAAAGGAGATATTTATAATTCAGATGGTATATCGTTATATGATAATATCTTATCATTGATGAATAATATTTCATCTACGGCCAACTTAGAATTGCATTCTAAAAACATTATTTTAAATCCTGGTGTAGGTTTAAATGATTATTATAAAGGCGGTGTTTTAATCAATGGCAATAATATAAATGAAATTAATAATAATATATTTCAAATTAATAATTATAATGGAAATGATAATTTACTTACTTTAAATTCAGGTAGTTCAAATTCCTTCGCACATTTTATAAGCAAAGTAACTCAACCAGGAACATTTAATAACGTTAATTCTATTTATAGGATTGGTAATTCTAATGGTGTTTTTGCAATTTGGAAGGATTTAACAACAATACCTTATAATAGTAGTTATTTTATAGATGGCAAAACATTATATAATGAAGCTTTAACAATTAGTAATGTTGGTTCTACTTTTGTAATTCATACAAGTGGAACATTTACATGGTCTTCAGATAAGAGACTGAAGACAGATATAAAAAAAATAGAAAATGCATTAGATAAATTGATATCATTAAATGGTATAACTTATAAAACAAATACTGACGAAAATAGAAAAACAGGTTTAATTGCTCAAGAAGTTAATGAAGTATTACCCGAAGCAGTATTAACTGATAATAATGGATTTTATAGCATAGCATATGGTAATTTGGCGGGTTTGATAATAGAAGCAATAAAAGAACTGAAAACAGAAATTGATTTAATTAAATCAAGGGTTCAATTCTAAGAACTTTACATATTTTTCTATAAGCCGTTTGATTATATGGAGTTTTACCATTTTCAATATCGCAGATATAATCAGCTTTTAGGCCACAATAAATTTTTTGTGCTAATTGAAGCTGAGTTAAGTTTTGAGCATTTCTAGCAAATATAATCGCATCTCGTTGTTCTTTGCTATAATGAGTAGCTTTAGGCATTTCGCCGTTTTCGTCAATAACTGGTCTATGAATATGAATATTAGAACATGATTTTGTTTTTGCGGTGATAGTATTATTATTTTTTTTATTTTGATTATTAATCAGAACGACCGGATTAAGGTCTTGAAATGATTTATAACCGCTTTTATTCATTGATATTTTATAATATTACAATAATAATCATTTTTTTTCGAAATCGATATAAACATTTGATAATATTATAATCTAAAATGACAAACACCCAACAAATTATCAATAACTTCTCATCATCTGTCGACCTTACTAAATCATATACTCTAGCTGAACTAACGACCCTATTAAAAAGCGCATATAAATCAAGTGGTAATAAGAAATCAGCCGATGGAGCTGAAAAGGTCAAAAAAGCTCCATCCGCCTATAACATCTTCATTAAAGAACAAATGGAACTACTAAAGAACGATGGAGCAAGTCCAAAAGACAGAATGCGACAGGCAACAGCCAATTGGAATAAAAGAAAAGCAGAAACTAAAGAACCAGTTGTAGAACAAGAACCCGGAACCGAAAGCGATGAATAAAAAGTCCAAAATTATGAACTTTTTTTCAATTTTTTATTTTTTCAATTGCATTCCTGCAGAGTTGCTCGAACTCTCATGATTGCTTTACCCAACCGATTAGTTCCCTTCCATTCATCCATGGGCGTGACGAGTGTTTCGCTGATATTCAACCCATTCCCCCAGATTTTATCATAAGGAGAGCATTCGACGAAAATCTTATCATTCGTTTCCAGCAACTTCTGACGCAATTCGGGATTTTGCGAGAACTTGGCGAGATTTGCCTTATAGACAACCTCATCGGCGACAGCATTCCATTTATCTTCGTCAAAATTCTTGACAAGCCGGCCAATAGATTTTTGTTCTTTAGGTTCGGCTAAATTCATAATTCTGAAGTGCGATTCGAAGTCTTCGAAAACAACAGCCTTCTGAGCCATCATATATTGTTCGCAACAGTTATATTCCACATCATCGATAACGAAATGAGAAATAAACCATTGTGAAGGATATCCAGACTTGAAATAAACACCGGCTTCATTTTCATAAAACTTTTCGTTATTCAGAGACATTGTTATAATGTGAAAATTATATCAATAATTTAAATCATTTTTTTTAACATTTACATTAAAAAAATGATTTATTTATTTTAAAAACAAATGCAATATGGCAGAAATTAATAACCAACGATTGACAAGAATTGATTTGATTAATAGTATCAAAATACATTTCTTGAATAAGGGTCTATTATGTCAAAACTTGGATAAGATGAATAAAAACAAATTATTAGAATTTGCGATTGAGAATGAAGTAGATTTTATAACCAAAGAACAATTGAAAAATGAGATAATAGATATAGAAACTTATAATTCAATGAGAGATGTTATCTATTGTAATTTTATTAAATATGAAAATATACCTTATGAAGTAGTTTCTAATATTGATACAAATACTACAATAGAAGAAATGCAAAAAATTATAGATAAATATAATTTAAAATATGAAGATAATTTCAAGAATATGAAAGACCTAATATTCAATATCTACAAATCTTATAAAACTTATTGTGAAAATTCTTCTCTCAAAAATGAATGTTCTTATATTACTCTTCCTAGTATTATAAAAGCACTTAAGAAGATTGTTTAAATTTCCTTAAATGTTTTTATGAATAATGCGGCGGTAGTTTTGGTATTGACAATAGGTTTAGGATAATCAATATTATTATATTGTTTTGTTTCCCAATTTAAGATAATTTTATTATCTACGTTTCTTAATTCTTCAACCCATTTTTTTATAAATACACATTCGGAATCGTATTTTTTCATTTGTAATGATGGCGAAAATACCCTAAAATAAGGTTGGCTATCTGTGCCTGTCGATGCACACCATTGCCAACCGCCATTATTTGAAGATGGGTCATAATCTACTAATGATTTAGCAAAATATTCTTCACCTTTTCTCCAATCAATCAATAAATTTTTAACTAAAAATGAAGCTACTATCATTCTACAACGGTTATGCATCCATCCGATTGTGTTTAATTGTCTCATGGCTGCATCCACAATCGGAAAACCGGTCATTCCTTTTTTCCATTTATTTAATAATTCTTCGTTTTCGTGCCATTTGATGACATCATATTTTTTAATAAATGAACCTCCAAATATATATGGAAAATAATAAGTAATATTTGCATAAAAATCATGCCAAAACAATTCTCTAATTATACCATGTTTTACGGGTAAATTATAATAAATTTCTCTAATACTAACACAGCCGAATTTAATATAAGCGCTTAATTTCGTTGTTCTGTCTAAGAATGGATAATCTCTGTCTTTATCATAATTATCAAAAATACCTTTCTTCAATTTTGCGAGAATTTCTAACCCTTTTTTACGACCTCCATTAACTGATATCATTTTATTTTCATCGGGTCTCAAATAATTATATTTATCTAATGATTGTTTATTGTCAGTTATAAATTTAAATTTGGTATTTGTCAATAATGAACGAGGCTTTTTTATTATACTTTTCTTATAAAATGGCGTAAATTTTTGATAAGGTTCTTTATTATCTTTCACTATTTCGCCGATGTTATGTAAAGTGTAGTCTTCGAATGTTATTAATTCGACTTTTTTCTCATTGGCCCATGCCTTAATTTCTTTATCTCTTTTTATAGCATATGGTGTATAGTCGATATTAAAAGCTAGATTATCAAATTTATATTTATGAAATAACGTTTCTAGAATTGGTATATCATTCGTTGATGTATAAAAGAAATTTGTAAAATCACTGATTTCATCAAGACTTTCAAACAGAAATTGAACAGCATTTTTAGAATAATATTTATTATCCGTTTCTTCTATTTGTTTTTTGTTAAATATAAATATCGGTATTATCTCGGTTTTTGGATATTTTTCAACTACCCTATTTAGAGCGGTATTATCGAACGTTCTTAAGTCACGTCTAAAGATAAATAAAGTTTTCATATTATTATAATAATATGAAACAATTATTATCCTTTGATGTCGGCATTACTAATATGGCTTATTGTTTAGCCAATGTAACAGATGATAATAAATTTAAAATAATTACGTTGTCTAAAGTTAATTTAAATTCAGATAAATCAAATATTCAAAATATGATTGATAACACAATCGAATTTTTAGATGATATTATGAGTGATAGTTCAATCGACATAAACGAACCTTTGATTATTCTCATCGAATGTCAAATGACATCAATTATGCGAACTATTCAGACATGTATAAATACTTATTTTAAAGTTCTGTCGAAACATCAAAGTTTAGATATTTCAACTACTTATATTTCTCCTAAACATAAATTAAAATTAATGTCAAATTATATGACATCTGATACTGCTGAAACAACAAAATATAAACAAAATAAGGTTGATTCCATTAATTTTACATTACATTTAATTTCAACGGTTGATAAATTCATGGATAATAAAATTATTGATATCATAAAATCACATAAAAAAAAAGATGATATTTGTGATGCTTATTTAATGTGTGCTTATTATTATTTAACTTTAAAAATTTAATATTTTATAATAATAGATTATATTAAATGACCGATTTTACAGGAGATTTAAAACTTAATGAAAAAAGAGAACGTTTTTCTAATACAGTTAAAATAAGTTCTTATTATGATGTATCAGAATATAGTGTTTTAAGTCAAATTTTAATATGGATATATTATATCTGGTGGAGAATAATATTTTTGGCTGTATGGGTTGTTGCAGGAATATCAGCATTTTTTGCGTCTATTGCTTGTTTATTTTATGATTCATCGTTAGGTGATAAAATTGGTGGATTATTAATAGCTATATTATTTGGTCCTTTCTATTGGTTCTTTTATATTTATAAATCAACTTATTGCAATAGTTATCCAGCTTATATGCCAGTTGTTAATTATTATGATTAGCAATTTTAGTCAGTTGTTTTATAACATCAGGAGAATAATTAGTTATTTTATTAGCTTCTATAGCATTCGCTAAATTTAACCAAAATTTATCTGATTTATATTTTTCATTAAATTTATTAATATCAATAATCGTTTTATATAACCATTTATATAATTTCATTTTGTTTTTTATACTACAATCATTATGATTATAGGGACAAGTCATTCCTCTGGTTAAATCTTCGTGATATATCGAAGATAAATGATAATTATTATCACTGAATAATGTAAAGTTATATGCATTGCATTTAATATGATATTCAGTATAATCTAAAAATACGTCTGAATCGTCGATAATAATAATATCACTTTCTTTTGTTGTTTTTAGTCTTGGCAGTATTTTGTTTATTGATTTTTTGAAACCATTATTAATTTTTTCATTACAAAAACAATCGGTTCTAGTGAATATAGGTCGGTTAAATTTAATCTTATTTTCTTTTTCTATTATTTTTATTTGTGTGTTGGCCCAATTTTTCGTTGATGCAGTATAAATATAAAACGAAACATTCGCATTATACATTTCTTTCATCTTATTCATAAAATAAATAAAATGAGGTCTTAACAATTTATTATTTTGGTTATAATAAGGTGCTAGGGTTTTATTTATATTTATATTTGGTCCTTTGTATTTCTTAATAAAATTGTGTTTTGAAAATAGGGCAATTTGATATTCACAATTTCCTATCAATGTATTATCTAAATCGATTATAAATATATACTTCTTCATTTTATTTACTAGTAGCAAATAAAATATAATATTACTTACTATTAAATGACTAATTCTGAACTGTGCGATAAATGGAAAATTGATAAAACTATTAATCCTATTAATAATCGTAAAATTAAATTGAATGGCACAACTTATAAATATATCTCTAAATTATGTGATGATATTAATAAACCCGATGCAAAAATAACTATCTGTAAAAAATGGATAGCAAACAAAAATAAAAATCCTATAACCAATGGCAAGATTAAAGAAAATGGAAATAATTATAATATTTTTTCGAAGTTGTGTTATAACAAAAAGATATTAAACGTATTTAATCCTATCATCAAACGTGTTACTAAGAATATTATTGATAGAATTAATTATTTTGTCATTATTAATAATTATATAAATAAAATAAAAACTGAATTAAAATATAATTGTATCAAGAAAATAAACAATGAATTGCATTTGGGTAATCAGATTATTTTAGATAAACAAGTAGGCCATCCTGGAAGCTATGGTGTTGTTTATCATGGTCATTATATTCCGACAACAATACAAAAAAAGGAATTAGGAAAAATATTTAAATTTGCTGTTAAGATTTGCGAAATTACTAGAAAAAACAGGAAAGAAATAAAAATAGGAAAAAAACTAACACGACTTTTAGTTGATATGAAATGTCCGCATTTTCTATTTTCTTACGGATATTTAACATGCAAAAATAAAAAATCCGATTTTAATGAAATTCGATTTGCTAATAATGGTTATTTCATAATAACCGAACTAGCCGATAATACATTATCTTATTTTATAGCAGATTTATATAAAAAAGAAGGTTTTAACGATATTCTTCGAAATGCATTTATTCAGATTTATCTTTCAATGATGTTTTTTAATAAATATGCTAAATATAATCATAATGATACTCATATTAATAACTTTCTATATATAAAAATCAAAGAAGGCGGATATTTTCATTATAAATTATTTGGCATAGATTATTATGTTAAAAATATTGGGTATTTATGGGTTATTAATGACTTTGGTTTAGCTTCTACATTTACTTCAATAAAACATGATTTAGAATACTTCACCAATAATATGATTAAAAATATTGTTCGATTAGGAATATTTGAAGATAATACAACTAATTTTTTTATGGATTTGATGAAATTATTAAAAAAGAAAAATTGCAGATTAAATAATATTATTATTTTTATGAATACTATGTTTTATCAAGATTTCACAACAAATAAACCAGCTAATATCATTAATAAAACTCCTTATATAATAGAATGAATAGTTTAAATTGTGATAAATGGAATGCAAATAAAAAAATAAATCCTTTAACAAACAAACGAATAAAAGAAAACGGTCCTGTATATAAAAAGCTAAGTAAAATGTGTGATAATAATTTAAAATTGCATTGTGATAAATGGGCCGCTAACAAAACTATAAATCCCTTAACAAAGAAACGAATAAAAGAAAATGGCCCGATTTATAATATGTTCAAAGTAGCATGCGCTATAACAAAACCACCTAAACGAATATCATCAGATATTAACGACAGAATTAATTATTATAATATTGTAAAAAAATATGTGGATGATATTAAATTGAAACATAAAAACAATTGTATTAAGTTTTATAAAATTGACCATGACGAAGTTCAATATAGTGTCGGTAGTAATATTATTTTACATAAAAAATTAGGTCAAGGTGGATATGGTGCTGTTTATAGTGCTTATTTTAGACCTTCTGACATTACCAAAAGAGAATATTGCAAACAATTTAAACTAGTTGTTAAAATTTGTGAAATAACAAATCAAAATAGACTAGAAATAGATATTCTTTTGAGATTAACTCAACTTATAACAATGTATAAAATATGTCCCCATTTTCCTATTACATATGGATATTTAGTATGTAATAAATATAATCATAGTAATTCTATGATATCTTCTGCGCAATCATCAACTTCTATATATCAACTAAAAAGCCAAAGTGAAGATTTTATGGATAAACCTAATTTATATTTAATTGTCAATGAATTAGCAGATTCATCATTAAGAGACATTATCAGACGTAATTCTGATATTAATATTGCTATTAATATCATATTACAATCAATGATATCTATAGTATTTTTTCAGAAATATATAAAAGTATCACATCGAGACACTCATGAAGGTAATTTTTTATGTCATCGTATAGAACCGGGTGGATATTATCATTATAGAATTTATAAGACTGATTATTATCTCGAAAACATCGGCTATTTAATGGTTATTAATGATTTTGGACTAGTTCGACCATTAACTAATAAAATGTTAATGTTCGATTTTACCAAGTTTATATCATCCTTCCTTAAACATAATTCTTCAAATCCAAGATTAGATGCAATTAGCCATTTTATGAAAAGTGTAATTAACAAATTTATGTTGATTGATATTGAATCTTATCATAACTTACAATTTGCATTTTATAAACATCTATTTAAAACGATGAATTTAAAATTCCCAAATCATTTTATGACATCCCGACCAGCCAATGTCATAAATAAAACTCCTTATATAATAGAATAATATATGACAATATTTTTTAAAGTTAAAACTGATAGTAGTAGTAGTTCTTCTAAATCGAGTAATAAAACTTTAGAAAAGCGAATTTCTTATTTTAAGTCAGTTAATCAACATATACAAAGTCTGCATAAACATGACCCTTATAATTGTTTTAAATTTAATAATGATATTATTGCTATAGGTAACGACAACGATAAAAATCATATAATTTTAGATAAAAAAATAGGAACTAAAAGTGCCTATGGTAGTGTTTTTATATCACATTTCAGACAACCAAACGGAAAAATATTAACATTTACAACTAAAGTCGTCGATAGTTCTAAGAATTATAATAATATCGAAGCGAATGTCCTAGAATTTCTGACTGAATTAAATGTCAAATATAAAATATGTCCTAATTTTCCTATTTGCTATGGTGTTCTAAGATGCAATAATTTCTTTCAAGAACAAGATAAAATTAAATTAAACGATAAGTTAAATTATAAGAAGTTATTATTCACTTTTAATGAATTGGCTGATAACGATTTGTTTCATTTATTCGATACAAAACAATATACATCTAAAATTGTTTTGAATGCATTATCACAGATATTTATGAGTATTATGTTTTTTCATAAACATATTCAGGCATATCATACAGATTGCCATGCTGGTAATTTTTTATATCATAAAATAAAACCGGGTGGTTATTTTCATTATAAAATTAATGGTAATGATTATTATATCGAAAATATTGGCTATTTATGGGTAATTTGGGATTTTGGTTTAATCGTTCCTTTTAAAAAAATTAAATATCCAATAGAAGAAGATTTTATTTATAATAAAAAATATCCAATTAATTATGATTATTTATATATCCTAAAGAAAGGTCTAAATCATTTTAATGTAATTAATACCAGATATATATATAATAGTTTAATTAAATATACGCATGTTTATGACTTGACTAAAATGCCTCAATTAGTTGAAGAAGTATTGGCCTTACTTGTAAAATACAGTGATGGCTGTTTTTTAACTTCTTTGCCTTCAAGAAATAGTAAAATAATTAATCGAGTTGCATATCAATATTAAAATAATAGATATTTGTTATTTTTTTTAAATAAAAATAATAAAAAATGAAATGTTATTATTTGTATTTATATTATACGATGTCCTCCGTATCTACTACCAATTGCAATTTGAATTGTATTTGTCTGAATAATGATTGCTTATATGCTCATTATATTCCATACAAAGAACGAAAGATTGTTAAACGGTTTTATGATGCCATTAATGGGAAAAATATCAACGAACCAAACATTGACAATCGAAAAAAAAATTGCACATTCGGACAGTTATGCGAAAAAGAAACATGTGGTTATAAACATCGTCTTTCTTTCGCTGACAGAGAAAAATTAATTGTTTCTTACAAATTCAATAAAATCTGTCCGGAACCTTCTCAAGTTGCTAAAACATCCAATACAAAATCCGATGAACCGCAACTCGACATTCAAAATTCGTTTTCACTCCTTGAGGACGAAAAAGAAGAAGAAGAAATTGTTCATGAGATTAAGACCGACAACAAAACAAAGTCATGGGCTTCTATTGTCAAAAACGACAAACCAATTTTTGAAGAAGAAGAAGTTGTCGCTGTAGTAGTAGCAGCAGTTAATACGACTCTTAATTGGGAAGACTGCGCTGACGACGATTTCTATATGAATTTCGAATAAAACTTCGATATTTTAATAATAAAAACAAAAGAAATATTCTTTTTGTTTTTTTTAATTATATTTAAATAGATAATGACTAAAACAAAACCAAAAAAATATAGAACCAAAAGAAAGAAGGGTGGAAAAGGTATATCGGATTTATTTAAAGGTAATAAAGAAAAAGAAATACCAGATTTAGAAAAAAAAAATAAGAATAGTGGAGATATTACATTAAGAATTTCAAATTATAAAGATTTAATAAAAAACCTTGAAAAACAATTAAAAATTTATAGAACAATTGATGATAAATTAGGAACAGATTATATCTCATCTTATGAAAAAAATAAAACAATTACAGCAATAAAATATTTAGAAATTGTAATACATAAACAAAAACAATCTAAGCAATCAGAAATAATAGATAAAGATAATTTTAATAAAGCATATGAGATAATTAAAAACGTAATAGCTCAAGAAAAAAATAAAAAAATACTAGCTGATATTATTCGTATATTAAGTACTATAAATACTTTAAGTGAAAAACAATTTAAAAAAGAAATTTTAAAATTACTAGATAATTTAAATACATCCATAATTAATGAGGATATAGTTAAATTAATAAATGATTTAAAAAATAAAATAAATGATAATTTAAAAGATGATATCATGATATCATTTTTAAAATTATCATCTATCCAAACTGATATACAAAATCTACAAGAGCAAATAAAATCAGAAAATGTAAATCTACTTGAAGATGCAAAAACAGAAGCAGCAGTAGCTTCTGCTTCTGCTGCTTCTGTATTAGATACAATTGTATTACCAGAAGAACCAGAAGAACCAGAAAAATCTGGCTTATTCTCAGCTGCAAAAAGATTATATACTGAAACATCAAACGTTATTAAAACAAATACTGATGCTCTAAAAACACAAATTAAAAGAAAACTACAATCATTATCATCAAAAAAAGCAATATCATTACCATTATCATTACCATTACCATTAACAGATTTAAAACCAGAATTACCTAAAGACATATACAAAATGAAACAAGTATCAAGACAAATAGATTATAGTTTCACAACAAATATAGAAGCAAATTCAGAATTATTATTTAGTAGATTAAAAACATTTATATTTTTAGATATTAAAAATTATATAACTTATTTACATAATAATTATGATAATGATAATGATAGTAAATGTCAAACTGATTTAAATAAATTAATGTTTATATTTGTAGCATTTATTCATTTTCTTAAAAATAATACTATTTATAATTATATGATTGTTAATTATAAACTATTTAAATATTTGTATAATTTAGAACCAATACCCGATAGTATAATTAATGCATTTAAAACCGTTCAAACGAGAAATGATTTAATTGCTGATATAATTAGTATTATTGAATTAATGTTAATGTCTGATTATTTAAATTTAAATTATTTATATGGTCAAATATGTATCAATGTATATTTATATGAAACTAAAAAAAATGGTAATATTTTAAGTAATAACCATATACCTAATAAAATTGATAGTATATTACATTTTATTATGCGATTATTTACAAATACATTATGTTATTATTTGAATAATATTCGATATTATTCATATATTGAAACACAACCTGCTTATCAAGCTTATAAACAAATATATACAAATTCAAGTTCATTAAATATTGTTGATTTAGGAGATTTTCAAGAAGAAAGAATTTATTTAAATTTATCTAAGAATATTATTGATAAAGACTTAAATACATTGTTATCTAATTTATTTTATGACAAATTAGATTGTGTATATGACAGAATACATTTTGGTGGTGTTGTAGAACCAATAGAACTTGCTAATATGTCATTTGATAATCCATTATATTTATTAAATCATACTATAATGGATTCATGTCATTTATCAAACTTTTATAAAGTTGTTACAAAGCAAGTATTTAATAAAGGACAAAAAGGTTATTTAGGTATTCTTAAAGATGATATAGAAAAAATATTTACAGAATATTCAAAGCAAAGTTAATAAAAAATGATTTTAAAATTTTATTTTTATATAAATAAATACGACAATGGAGGGTTGTTTATATAAGCAGTATCTGACTGATAGTTATTATTTGGTTAGTAGTGTTGCGTCATATTTCATTTTGGTGAAAGATTTCGTTATATTTAGCGAAAGGTTTATTCAGAAAGATGAATTTCATATGCATCATTCAATAATTGATTATACTCCGGATAATATTAAGATGTTGCTTGACAGTTATGAAAAATTCGAAAATAATGTTGATTATGCGAATTTGAAGGATTTCTATCAAATTATTTATGAAAATAGAAAATATTTCATTAGAACGTGGAATGACGTTTATGAGTTCGTTATAAATAATCATTAAAAAAAATAAAATGCCAATAGTTATATCTCAATGATAACTTTTGGCATTTATACTAAGGTACCTATGAATATATTTCAAGCAGGTATAAATAAGAATTTTATTTCTCAAACATTGAGAATTAATAATCCAGAATTTAATTATTTTTATTTTGATGCAAATGATTGTGAAAAATTTATATTAAATAATTATCCTAGTTCCGTCTATGATACTTATAAAAAATTAATACCTTTCGAATATAAATTAGACCTTTGGAAATATTGCGTTTTATATAAATACGGTGGTATATTTATAGATGATAAATATGACGATAATATTAAATTGATTAATCTTATTGACCGTAATTATTTTGTTAAAAATAAAAATCATTATTATAATAAGCCTTTAGTCAATAGCGATTTTATTATTACAAAAAATAATAATCCAATTCTTAATATCGCTATCTATGAAATCGTTAAGAATGTCAATAATAATTATTATGGAATTGATGTTACTTATCCTACCGGTTCCGGTTTATTAGGAAAGCTATTTAAAGAAAATAATTTAATGGCAGAGTTATGTTATAATGATGGTGAAATAAAATTCAATAATAATATTATTATTATGAAAACAAAAAACAATTATAATAATTCCACAAATACCAATTATTTATGGATGACAAAAAGAATATATGATAAACAAAAATGACTTTTGTTTATTTTTCTTTTGCTGCTCTGCTCAAAGCGTCTTTATGACGTCGTTCAAATCGACGTTACAATTTTTATTTTTCTCAACAAGTCTGCCGTGATAGACTTTTGTGACTTCATAACCAATTCCGATTTCATTCACCTTATAGGCTATGAAATCGTCCGACCAACAAGTCATAGTGAAAATCAACTCAATCAACACCTCGCTTTTGATATCATAAACTGCGAATGTATGATTTGATTTGAAATATTTGATGAGTTTATCGTCTTGGACCAGACGATAAGGCTCAACCAATACGCCATCAACTTTTTCAATTTGATAAGTATTGTCACCATAAATATAAGTGTCATCATCCATTTCGATAAATACTTCGACTAACTCGCTCATGTTTGGAGGGGAAGCTGTATATTAAACGCTTGATTAAGTATAGTAAAAACAAGTATCATTTTTATATAAATTTACTTTAAAATAAATACAAATAAAAATTGTATAAATTTATTTATAATATTATGAAAAATTGATTAAATAACTATCAATAATTATTTATCAATCAGCAATGGTGCATAGAATGATCATCATCGGATTTATCCTCATCGCAATGACTGAAGCTCGCAGCACAGCAGCAAGCCGCAATTATTTGAAGAATGTCGAGAAAGCCGTTCAAAAGAATTGCAACAATCGCGCCTTTCGTATTACGAACAACTCGGAAATTTTCGAGTGCATCAATAATAAGAAAGATAATTGTTGTGACCTTGCAAATTACACGGAGTATAATGCGATTAGGAACAATTGTATCACGGAATACCATGCCGAATTCGGTAAGGGTGTTATGATTTCGATTGCGATTTGGACGGTTATCATCGGTTTGTGTGCGATGAAAACCTACTAAAAATAAAATAGTCAAAAAGAAAAATTCAAAATTATGAGCTTAGTGATAAGTCATAATTTTGGGTTTTTTTCTTGTTCTACCATGCGATTACATTATTTAATAGACTATTTTCATGAAAATAAAGCTCTTCCTGTAATTTTTGATAGTAGAGATTGTTATGGATGGTATAAACCAGATAATAATAGTAGTATAGACATAACATTCAATTATTTTAAACATTACGATGAGATACCTGAAACCATTGAATATAAACGCCGAATCAATTATAAAGAATGGTTTCAATTCAAAAGCTATAATCAATTGGATTATGAAGGAACTATACCATTTATAAGAAAATACTTTTCACCATCTGACAAGATATTGAAAATTATAAAAACAATGGAAGAAAAATACAATTTGGATTATGAAAATATTTGTGTTTTGTTTTTTAGAGGAAATGACAAAGTAACCGAAGTAGAATTACCATCATATGAAGAATATATTCATTATGGAAAATATGTATTAAATTTATATCCGAATATAAAATTTTTAATTCAATCGGATGAAACCGAATTTTTAAATACAATGGCTAATCATTTTCCTAATCATATCATATTTAAAGACGAAATCAGACATATTCAAGACAAATCAACGACTGTCGATAAAGTTTTCAAAGAAAGTAATTTTCATTATTCTATGAATTATTTGGCAATTACAATAATAATGAGTAAATGTAAATATCTTATTGTCAATTCAGGAAATTGTGGGATATGGATAATGTTTTATAGAGAAAATGCTGATAATGTAATTCAATTTCGGGCTTGTAATTTTATATAAAGTTTATATATCCTAAATTAAATAAAATGGAATTGACTACTCAACATGATGGCGGATTTTTTTCCTGTTGTTCTGTTAGATTACATTTCTTAATAGAATTTTTCAATAAACATAAAGAATTACCTTATAGTTATGTCACTAAAAAATATTTTGAATGCAATAAAAGTCATCCTGACGAAGACTTGACATTCGATTATTTTGTACATTATAATAATGTTTATGGTGATATTCCCTATTCTAAAGACATAGAATTCAAAGAATGGTTTCAATACAAACAATTCGATAAATTAGATTTAGAAAGTTTATTACCGTTTGTGAGAAAATACTTTACACCAACTCAGAAAATATTTGATATTGTCAAAATGATGGAAGAAAAATATAATATAGATTATGAAAATATTTGTGTTTTGTTTTTTAGAGGTAATGATAAGGCAACAGAAATCGATTTACCAGCAATTGATTATTATTATGAATATGGAAAAGCTATATTAGAAAAAAATCCTAATATTAAATTTCTAATTCAATCAGATGAAACGAATTTCATTAATGACATGAAAGAAGAGTTTCCGAATAATCTTATTTTCTATGACGAAATAAGACACATCTACAAAAAAAACACAACAGTAAATAAAGTTTTCAAAGAAACCAATTATCAGTATTCGTTATATTATTTCGCAATAACGCTAATAATGAGTAGATGTAAGCATATTATATGTAATTCTGGTAATTGTTCTTTGTGGATGGTATTTTATCGAGAAAAAATAAATAACATAGTTCAATTATCGGCATGTGAAGATTTGTAATTCCTAATTTCAAATCCTGAATTTGTTATAATGCCAAAATCTAAATTCCATTTAATTTTATTTCTATTTCTCCATATTTCATATGCTGTTTTAATATGATTATCTAATTCTTCTTCTGTAAAATTATTTATTTTTTTTATGTGATTATTGATATTATCAATATTCTTTCGTCTTTTTGAATGGCCGTAATGAGTTGCCGAATGGCATAATTTACATAATGCAATAATTCTCACTAATTTCTGTGTTTGGGTCTCTTCGTTAAATTCCCATCTTTCATGAGCTTCTAAATATTTGTTTCGTTTTCTTCCACAACATTCACACCTATTATTCACCCTCTCGTAAATATGATGTCTTATTAAATTCCAATCACAATCATTAAAAATAGACCTGACATTTTTAAAATAACTAGTTTTTGGTATCATGTCTATATACAATTTATTATCACCATATGTTCTATCTTCTCCTATAATTGTAATATCGGTTTTATATACATCATACATAGAACATAATTCATTATCTTCTTCACAATACCATTTTTTAGCATTCGCATCCCATAATGCTCCCATATTCTTAGCTTTTTTCCGGTCATTGTAAGGAATATTTAAATAAACCATTTTTAATCATTTCTATTTATATAAATAATGTTTAAATAAAAAGTCCAAAAAAGATTTTTGAACTTTTTTTTCTGTTATTTTTATATCGAAATCACGACGCTCTTAAGTTGCAATTTGTTTTCGAACGATATCGCCAATTCGTCATATTCATCTTCATAAATATATTCATCGTCATCGCGTTCATAAACCGAACCATAATATGCATTCTCACCAACGACTTCTTCATCATCATAAACTTCGCCATTGTTGCTGATATACATTTCGAATGTTAAAAATAATGATAATATCAATGTCAATTTATTTTGAATTTTCTTAAATTTTTATACATTTTTTATTTTTCATTTCAATTCAAAAAAAAGTCCAAAAACATCTTTTTTTGGACTTTCTTTTCTTCCTTTTTCTTTCTTTCCGTTCCTTAAATCGAAATTAATCTTGTAGCGGTGATAGGTTCAATCGAATGTGGGATGATATCTAACAATTCATCGTCATATTCATAATCCGTGTCATAATCGCCACGATTATTATAATACGGGTCAATGTTGAAAATCTCATCATCTTCATAAACTTCGCCACCAATAATAAACATATTAAAACGCTTGATTGTTTTTAAAATAAAAAATATCATTTTTATTTTATTTTACGTTAATAATTATTCAAAATTAAAAAAATGATATTTTTGAATTTATTTCTAATTTAAATATGATTTATTATAAGGAATTGAATATTTTCTATGAATTGTTAGAAACGGAAGTATTAAATAACAATGGCATTATTTATGGAACATATCCTTGTGAAAAACTATTAGCTATTTATAATAGAAGTTTATATTATATTGATAATAATCTTTTGAGCGATAATTTTTATAATATTGAATATGATAAAAAAACGATAGATAGATTTATAAAATCATCTAATATCAAAATAGCATTCAAACATGGAACAGACCATATTAATTTTTACTCGTTCGTAACTAATAATATAAATACTATCAATAATTTAAATATCTCAATTGAAATAACCATATCAAATGATGAGCCGCCTTATTGTAATAATAATTATACCTGTTACGGATTGTTATTATCAAGAGTAGATAATATTACTATGTTCTATTATTCTAAAAATACAGGCACTTCATATGATTTATTATCAAATCCAACAAAACCAATATTAAAAGATATCATCAAAAAACAAACAAATTATATCAGAGGTTTTAACGAAAATTATAAAATATTTGATGATATCTATAGAATGATTGATAACGGCTGGAAAATCGGCAATTTACCCTATACTATCTATGGTAATGATAATGGTAATGTTAATGGTAATGTTAATGGTAATGATAATGATAATGATAATGATAATGATAATGATAATGATAATGATAATGATAATGGTAATGGTAATGGTAATGATAATGGTAATGTTAATGGTAATGTTAATGGTAATGTTAATGACGTTGACAATTGTCCGATATGTTTGGATAGATTAAATAATAATACAGAAATAGCTTGTATATATGAATATAGAAATGTAAGTCCGAATAGTTATAAATTGCATCATAATTGCCTTGTTAAATTCTTAACAACACAAAAAAATAAAGAATATTTTGTATGCCCATATCGTTATAAAATCGATTTTAGGCAATGTTATCTGTCAATGATTTTATAATCACAAACACAAGGATTAAAAATGTTTTTGATGAATGTTATTAATCTTTCATTTTCGTCAAAATCTTTACAAGTATATAAATCCATAGCTATTTTTTTTTCTTCTACAAATGTGTGAATAGATAAATGTGATTCGCTCAATACATAAACCCCAGTAACACCGAACGGTTCGAATTGATGAATTATTCTACCCACAACATTCAATTTAAATTCAATAGAAATAATATCTAAAATCTCTCGAATATCTTTCTCATATTTCAAGATTTCGTTATTTTCTATTTCCTTTAAATCCAAGATAATATGAGTTCCTTTAGTTATAATCGGATGTGAGGAATTCATTATTATAATTATATATGACAATATTATTATTATTATTTATATATAAATGTTCATAGGCGCACATATACCCCGAGAAGCTACGATTGTAAAAACAATGACCCAGATTAAAACAAATGGAGGAAATGCATTACAGATATTTACGACAAATCCCAGAAGTTCTAATATAACTAATAATACGAAATATATTAATGAATCACACTTAATAAAAAAATTTTGTAATATAAATAAATTCGTAGTCGTTGTTCATGGTCCATATGTTCTAAACATTGCTAAACCTTTTATGACTGGCAAAAGAACAATAGAAATAACAGATACTTTTATTTATAATGATATCTTGACTGCAAATTATATAGGAGCTGTTGGTTATATTATTCATGTTGGTAAATATTTAACTAATTCCAAAGAAACAGCATTAGAAACAATGAGAACTAATATTAAAAATTTGTTGGAAACGATGGCAAGTCATAATATTAAGACTAAATTAATATTAGAAACTCCGGCAGGACAAGGAACTGAATTATTGAGCAATTTCAGAGATTTCATAAATTTCTATTATTCATTCACAGAACAAGAAAGAGAATTATTTAAGATTTGTATTGATACTTGTCATATTTGGAATGCTGGTTATGAACTAAAAGAAGTATTATATTTAATCCATGATAAGAATGATATTACTATTATTCATGCTAATAATAGTAAAAACAATAAAGGAGCTAGAGTAGATAGACATGAATTTATATTAGAAGGTAAAATAGAACCTTATGATATTAAAAGTTTTGTTCAAGAATTTGAAAAATCTATAATAATTTTAGAGATGCCTTCGTATAATTACAAAGATGAATTTAAATTTATCAGCGACTAATTATTTTTCTTCTCGTATTTTCATTAAATTTGACTGTCGCATTATCGTCTTTATAAGCCATAGACGAATTCATTTCAAACACTTTTGCCCATAATAATTCATCAGGTTCTGTAGATGTAAATATACAATCTTTTTTTGATACATATGAACTAGTCAAATATCTCATATTTCTATCATCGTCTGTTTTAGCAGTTTCTATACATTTAAAATGCTGATTATATGCCATTTCATTATTTTTATTATATATTTCATTTAATTTTCTAATATGGTCACATGAAATATTATAAGACATAGCTTGCAATGAAGTATTAGTATTATTATCACCCATTTCAATTATTTTTTATCTATATATATATAGAAAATAATGGTAAGTGCAGCTATAACCAAAGTCGATAATGAAAATTTAGAAAAATTGAAAGATAAAATACGAGCAAATGGAGCTGTTATTTTATATCATTGGAATAGCTGTGGCCATTGTAACCGATTGATGCCTGTTTGGGCTGACCTTATTAATCGATTTGCTGACCGTCAATTTTATCAGATTGAATTAAATTATATGCAACAAGCACCACACGAATTCGGGCGTATAAATTCTTTTCCTCATATTACTGCCTATAAAGACGGCGAAAAAATAAATTATAACGGCAGCAGAGACCTTGAATCATTATCTACTTTTGTTAAAAGTAATTTAAAACCATTACCACCTCCTCCTTCCAAGTCTTCTAAGACTTCTAAGTCTTCTAAGTTATCAAAAAAGAAAAGCTCGGTAAAACGATGAATAACTGTTAAAGATATTTAAAGCAATATTTAATTAACTTTATATAATGGATAACAGTAATTTAATAGATGATATTATTACAAATAAGAATGAACCAACAGCTGAAGAAATTGATACATTTAAAGTTCTTGTTAGCGATTGGTTTAAATATGATGATGCAATAAGACGATTAAAAATAGCAATACGAGAAAGGAAGACATTACAACAGGCATTAAATAACAAAATAGAGGATTTTATGTTTAAATATAATTATAATGATTTGAATACTCAAAATGGCAGATTAAAAACTAATATTAGAAATGTTCATAAACCTATAAATATTAAGGATATAAGGGAAATTATAAATACAAATAAACATTTGACGGGCGAAGAATTATTAATCAAAATCTTCAATAAAGAAGAAAGACCTGTAATAGTTAAAAAAAGTATTAAAAGAATAATTCCGAAGGTTTCGATGAGTTTAGATATTTAATTAGAATAATAAGCACATCGAATATTATATTTATTTATAAATTTGGTACATTTTTCACAAGGCTTAGACAATTTCAAACAATTATTAAAACGTGGCGGACCAATACGAACAACATAAATATCACATTCGCCTAAAATAGTCTTATTTTTAAATACTTGGCTAATCGCTGCTACTTCTGCATGAATGCTATTATTGTCATTTAAATGATTAACCATATAATTAAAACCGTAGCCAATTATTTTATTTTTATATACAACCACAGCTCCGTGCTTTTGTTGCATAGTCGAATATTTAGCAATTTCAGCAGCCTTATCTAGAAATATCTGATGTCTTTTATTGATATCCGTATTTTCACTGTCGGCTTGCCTCCGTTTCGTAAATACCATTTTTTGCTTATGTAGTATATAAATTAAGAAAAATCATTTTTTTATATAAAAATAATTTAAATTTGAATTATAAATAATGACAAAAAAAGACGTTGTCCAGAAGAAACTAGAAACTCTAAGATTGATATCTATTGGAATTAGCGTTTATATTCTCAAAAAAGTCTTAAAAATGCGTTTATGAAAAATAATGAAGAACTAAATTTTTAAATTTCTTTTTTCCATATAAATCAATGAACATATTCCTAGTCTTTTGTTTTTGAAATATCATATCGTTATGATATCTTTCCTCTTTGGTTGGTGGATATTCTAAACACCAATCGATTAAATTTCTATGGTCAATTATTTTTTTATAGTCATATTTGTATTCATATGACATATGCATTATTGCCCGGGCGATTAAACCTTTACTTGTATCTTCGGGACAGAACAATTTCAATTTCGTATTGACATAATTATTACTGTCATAAAGCTGGCTGAATGTTTCATTGTGAGCATCTACATATTTATAATTCGACCTCATATTATTAATATAATGGTCACATTTGAAGATATTATGCATGTCATTATAATGTTTTTTATACATATAGCATTTTGGATATACATGTTCTAAAGTCAATTTTGAATTTTTGATATTAGAATAAATGGTCGGCGTAACATTAGTTATGACAATACTTCGAAGTGTAAAGGCGAATGCAAAATTAACCATTATGAAAATTATTTTATATCTAAATTTAATCATTTTTTATTATTAGAGATAGAAAAGATATATGTTGATTTATATAGCATTGATTATTGTTTTACTAATCTATATTTTCTTTATTATCAATTCCATTATTTGGCTAAAAGATAAGAGAACAAAAAACATTAATGACATTATAATAAAATATATAATTTATTCTGATGTTGTAATTTTCACAAGTATTTTATTATTCATATTATATTTATTCTACAACAATTATTATATTAAAATATTATACTTATAATAGAATAATATAATGGCTTCTTCTAAATCTATGCGTTATAGTAGTCGCAGTTCAAAATCGTCTTCTAAATCATCGTCTGTAATTTGGGTTGTAGTTGGATTATTAGTAGTAGCAATATTAATATTAATATTTATGAGTAATTATAAATTCTTCGAAAAATTCACAAATCCTCAACCAGAATTACAATATTTTTATATGCCTGAATGTGGATATTGTAAAGAATTTAGCTCAACTTGGGATGAAATCTCTAAAGAAGTCTCTACTAACCCAGGTAACTATAAATTCACAACTAAGAAATATGATATAAAGGATAATGGCGAAGGAGCTGCTCTAGCAACTACTTTAAATATAACAGGTGTTCCGATGTTGTCATTAGTTATGGCTGATGGAAAGACTAGACATTCATTTGATTTATATCGAACAAAAGAAAATGTTCTTAAATTTGCGGCTGAGAAGGTCAATGCTCATGCTAATGTTAATGTTAATGTTAATGTTAAGTAAATAAAAATATGCTTTTTAAATTTATATAAATAGAATAAAATGAATAAAATATCGTTACATGATTTATATGAGATTAAGAAAAAAAAAGACAGTAAGATTTGCGAATCATTTAATGTTATTTTAAATGGCTGCAATAAAAAAATTAAAAAGATTGCAGAAATGGGCGGACAATCATTATATTATGTCGTGCCACCTATAATTATAGGTTATCCATTATATGATTATGAAAAATGTATTAATTATATTATTACATCGTTGCAAAAGAGCGGGCTTTATGTTTCATTATTACCAAATAAAAACACTTTATATATATCATGGAAAATAGAAGATATTTCTAATAATTCTAAAAATCGGCTGCTTCTTCAATAATTATTTTTTTCATGTATTCAGACATATCTTTAAAACCCTGGAGTATTAATGTCTCGATATCATCTTCTGAAATTTCAAATTTTAGTTCTGTTTTCGTAATTTCAAAATTAAGACTTGATTTGAAATGACTATTTGATATCAATAATGGATTTTTAAATTTTTCTATTTTATTAATGAATGTATGTTTGAAAGAATTGTAATAAAGAATATTAAATAATTGTCTGACATAATCTATTATTGTTATTTCTTCGTCATCTTTTGTTTCTGGTATTACTACGAAATCGTAATCAGCTTTTACAAATACCGCAACACACAAAATATCCTCATGATTTATATTCTCAAAAACATTATAAGGAACGTTATTTGAAATACAACCATCAATATAATAATTGTTATTTATTTTTATTGGTTTCGATATAATCGGAATACACATAGAAGCCGCTATCGCCTCAAATACTGAAATATTCGGTGTGTCATTGACATTAAAAATAAAATTACTTGCGTCATTTACTCTAGTTGTACTGACATAAACATTAACACCAGTCAATTTTGATAATTCCATAAAAGTCATATCATCCATATTATATTTCTTTTTAATATATTCGCGTATTCCTGCTAAATACAATCTCGAATCGTTGAAACCCAAATTTAAAAAGAAATCAATGTATTTCTTCGTAGGTATTATTGTTAAATTTTCATTTTTTACCGTTTTTATAATTATTGCTTCTAATTCATCCACTGGAATTTTTAAAGCAAAAGCTAGACAAAAAAAAGACCCCATTGAAGTTCCCGAAGCATTTTTAATAAAATTTTCCATTTTATTGAAATATATATATCTCAATATACCTAATAAACATATTGACCTAATTGCATTTCCTGAAAAAACTAGATGTGTGAAGTATTTCATCTTTTAATTTCATTTAGTTTTTGGTGTTTATATGTTTTTATTTGCGACAATAACAGCCAATCGGGTAATTTGGTCACATAATAATATTATAATTATTCCTATGAATATGAATAAAAATAAATTATACAAATTAACATCTACTTTTATGTTTTTAGTATAATTCGTGAATTGTTCTATGTTATTTACTTTTATTCCTTGGTCTTGTTTTTTTTTATTAAAACTATCTCTTAGACCTAATAAATATTCTTCTAAAAATGGTGTAGTTCTATATTCCAGACTGGTATCTTTATTATTCGTATTTATGTTATTTATATTAAGATATGCATCATATTCATCAAAATCATATGGTTTAATTGAAAATTTATCTATTTGAACTTTTCCCATATCCATTAATGATGTCTCTAATGCTTTTTTGAATGCATTCTCTGAATTACTATCAATAGGCAAATGATAATCAGGTGGTTGTAACGGCGAACACATCTTTTTTACATATTCATTTCTCAAATGATTAACATCATTATTAGCAGGAGTGGGAGTTGTGGTAACGGAAGTGGCCGAAGAAGGATTTGTGAATTTGTCACAAGTTGGCATTTTTATACCTTGTTTATCATAATAACAATCTGATTCGGTTCCATAGTCTGACCCAAATTTCTCACTCGTATTATCTTTTTTTTTTGAAGAAGATGAAGACGAACATTGCTGTTTTTTATTCGAATTCGGATATGCTTCTTCAAGTGTTGCGTATTGCATATTTTCTATTATAGCAATGGAAAAAATAATAATAATATAAATTAAATTATTAGAATGATTGATAATATAGACATATTCATACGATATATTATTATAGGTATTATTTCTGCCTATTTGTTAATTTATGGTTTGCGACCGTCGGTTCCCTATCCTGAATATGTGTTAGAAATTGCTGAACATTATTGGATAGTTATTATTTTAATAATAGGTACTTATTATATTTCTTTGTGGGATTTGAAAATTGCTTTATTATTGGTATTAGCTATAGTTGCTTTAATTTTTGACCTATATACATTCGCTAATTAATGGATATATAAAGGGTTTTTATAATAAAATTATTAATGACTGATAATAATACGTCTAAAGAATTATTATTATTATCTATAAATTCTTTTTATAATTTGAATGAAAAATATAAATTGATTTTGAAAGATATAATTGAAGGCAAACACGAGTTATCATTACGTATGATTGATTGGCTCGTAACAAGATATGCCAAAAATAATAATATTATATTTTGGATTAATGAAGCCGATAATAATGTTTATTATAATCTACCTGAAAATTATTCAACTGATAAATTTAAAAAAATAACATTATATTTAGATTATCGGGCACAATTGAAATCATTCAAAAAATTTAATTTTGATGCATTTCGACGGCACGAACGAATAACTTTTAATATTGATAAAAATGAAGAAATTGAAACAACTATCGGACAATTAAATTTCTTTAAATGGGCTTTTAATAATAAAATAATTACATATGCTATCGAAAATCAAAAAAAGATATATGAAAATATGTCTAAGTTTTCATATAAAAAACAAACGTCTATCAAAAATTCATTAATCCCGAAACAAGATATTATCAATACTCGTTGTTTCATAACTTTCGATTAATTGGACGGAGAACTGCCTATTTCAAATGATACAGCACGGACATCCGGCTCTATAGTAGATATTCCCCATGGACTTACAGCAACTTGAGGATTAGGTGGCTCAGAACGTAATTGTAAATTAGCATTTCGTAATGATTGGCCTATGGTATTTATTCCTACGTGATATCCAGCTGTTAAGAAATTCTGGTCACCTAACATTCCAGAACCTGCCGGATTTATTTGAGCCCATTTAGAATTCGCGGCATCTTGTGGTAATAAATCACTGCTTGTTAAACGGTCACGAACAAAACAGCTACTATCCTGTGGTGAAACAGTTTCAGCTGATTGTTGTTGTTGCTGTTGCTGTTGAGAAGAACTATTCATATTTGCAAATGGTTCGCTACTAACTGGTGTTCCATTTACAGATGCATATTCCGGTGCTGAAGGGTCAGAAGCATAAATATTACCTAAAGGCATCGAACCATCTGCGGCTGAAGGATTTGTTTTTGCATTTTGATGGTTATTATTTGCTAAGATACTATTAATACTATTATCACTTTCGAAACGTTCTATATTGTCCATCTTGCATTTAGAATTGTATGAAACTAATAATAATAATACTACTAATAGCAGTATGGCAATTGAAAATGAAATAACTATTGAAGAACTCATTATTTAATATCTATCTATTATAATAATATAGATAAAATTATATTTTTAAAATATAATTTTTTAATTTTAGAATTTTTTTCTCCCAATTATTATAATTTTCTTCGGTTTTAATATCTTCTAATATTTTTTTTACATTATATAACGACTGTTTATATAATTCTATCTTATTCATGACGTTTTCTTCGTATAATATGAGTTCTTGTTGCCAATCGTCTTCAATTTCATCTCTATCCCAGTCATTCAAATCATCGTCCAATTCTTCGACATTAATAACTTTTATTATCCATTTGTTTATTATAGCATTGTCATATATAAATAATCCTAAGAAGTTTATTTCCATATTGATATTAATTTCTCGCAGTTTCTTATTATCCCGTAATATCTCTATCATTTCGCCCAATTCTTTATTATTACCATCCATATAACAACTTGTTTTATCGTTGAATAATAGGTTTATCGTAGATAAATCGCCGGAATATGAATAATTATAAACATTCTCTATTATCTGATTATCAGACCATGACGGATTTTCTAATAATGTGTCACATGATAAATTATCGATTATTTCGATAAAATTAATAGCATCTTCATTACTTTTCACAGGTATCTCACAGTGAATATTATTTACACCTATAAAATTTTTTATCTTAACATCATTAATTATTAATTTTAGCGGTTTTTCCAAATACGAAACTAAACATTTTGTTTTTTTTTGCGGAATTTTCAATGAATGTTTCATTCTGTATAATATTAAGGTAATCAATATTATAATAATGACGCAACATAAAAAAAATATAATCGAATTTATTATTAATATTATTCGAGATGAGATTTTAAACGAAGATATGCGAACCGAAATTATAAGACCTATTTTAATTTACTTGCTTTATTATATTATTCCTTTTGTTATTTTAATTATCTTTCTAAATTTTTTTACAACTATAGCGGCCGTTTTTTTAGTCTTCTACATTAGAAAATAATCTTATATTTAATTAGATATGGATAGTAAATTAAGACGTGGCGGTTATATAGCCGATTTTTCAACAACTTCAGACAATAATGTATATATGTTATATACACCTCCCGCCGCAGATAATACTGCTGCTTTAGCTAGTGCAGGAACTCTCCCTGCCACTCATCAAGGAATTTCAGGCGGTTCTTCTAGACGAAGAGGAGGTTTAAAACCAAATGATGATGTCGAATTAACTAATGGTTTCTATTACAGTATGGAAGGTGGTTGTGCTACCTGTTCTTTAGGCTCTGTTGCTGGTGGTGGTCGTGCATCTAAAAGCCGTCGTGGCGGTGTAGGTCTTGAATTAGCACCATTTATATCAGCTTTAGCTTTATTAGGTGCTCGTCTATTAGCTGATAAGGAAATCGGCGTTTTCAATGAACCAAAAGCTCCAGCTTCTTCAAGCAAAAAAGGAGGTGTCCGAGCACGCCGTTAATATTTCATAGTTCGTTCATTTAAATAAATAATAGAACGAGATATGATATTGTCTAAATGATTGTTTTTAATTATATACCATCCTCTAATATAAGTATTTTCATCCGTTTCGAATGGTTCTTTTTCTATTTTATATAACTTATTTTCATAAACAATAGTTATATAATTCATTCTCTCTTCTTTTGGTTATATTCATATTAAATTAGTCATTTTTTATATATTGTGATTAAATCATATATTATTAATTGTTTCATATTAACAAATGATGAAAATTGAAGAATTAAATAATTATTTTGAAATGGCTGATAAAACCGCTGAATTAATCTTAGATGATATCCTTAAAAATCATTATGACAAAAATAAAATTATTGTTAATAATAATATTTATAATGATACTACTATCGACGAATGGATAAAAACTAAACCAACAACTAAAGGAGGTGTAAAAATTATAGAAAAATTAATTAAAACACCCATCAACGATAAACAACTTCTGCTTAACCGTCAAAAAGCCAATTTTAAATTCCTTAAATCACAATTAGAAATACTCAAAAAGACTGAAACGGATTTATTATGGATTATGACATTAAAAGAAGAAATTAATGATGACCTTTCTATTAATCTTTTATTTCCTTCAACCTATATCATTAATTATATGAATTATAATAAATATCTTTTGGATTTTTATCATTTATATAAAATCGTCTTAATGCCTGCTATGAATTTTTGTTTTCCTATTTCTATTATCTATAGTCCTTATTATTATCTCACTTACCATCTGAAATTAAACATGTCTTTTTATAAATATCTTTCCATCATTTACGGGTTCTTAAAAATGGCTTTCAAGTTATCCGGAAATATAAAATCAGACTTAACTAAGCTCTTAACTATGTTCGTATATTTTGGTATTTATATTTATGGTATTTACCAACAATTTAACGTTTCTTATATTATCTATAAATTACGTAAAAAATTATTAGATAAATTATATGGTCTCATAGAATTCATCAAAACTTCTATAAATATTATTAAAAGTTCGCAGACCATCTGGAAACCATTCTTTTTATATTCAATTGATGAAAAAATTATCAATATGAGTATCGAAAATTTATCAACATTAGATTATGATATTTCTTCTGTTTATCGATTATGGAAAAATGAAAATTATAAAAATGATATTATTAATCTTTTAAAAGTTATTTATACTATTGATTGTGTTGATGTAATTACTAAAATTAAATTTTCTAAAAATTGGTCATTGCCTAGTTATGAAAATACCTCAACGAAATTATGGAACTCTCAAAATCCCCTTCTACCATCTACACAAATAGCCAATCCTGTCAATTTAGATAAAAATATTATTATTACTGGTGTTAATGCCGGTGGTAAAACTACTTATGTTAAATCTATAACTATCAATATTATTCTTGCACAAACTCTCGGCATTATCAATGCTGTTAAAGGTAATGTTCATTTATATGATGCTATAACTTCATTTATGCGAATAACCGATGAAATCGGTAAAAAGTCTTATTTTGAAGCCGAAACAAGTTATTGTAATGAAATGATTAATATCGCCGACAATCTGAAGAAAGTTAATAAACGCGGGCTTTTCTTAATGGACGAACCTATGCATTCTACACCACCAATTGAAGGCATTGCTGTTGCGTTTTCAGTTGCCGAATATCTCGCAAAAGTCAAAGGTATGACATTAATAATAACAACTCATTTTCATAATCTTATAGAATTAGAAAACATTCATAAAGACCTTTTCATTAATCTTAGTGTTAATGCCGATTATAATGAAAAGACAAAAACTTATGATTTCAATTATAAAATTAATAGAGGTGGGTCAAAACAAATCATCGCCATTGAATTGTTAGAAAAAAATAAATTTAATAAAACCATTATTAATAGTGCGATTGAAATGAAAAACAAATTATATAATGAAAGTTTAAGAAATGCTAATATTTAAAATATTCTCATTAAATAACATTATTAATTATTTTTCGTATTTTATTTTGTTTATCATAATATTCTTTCTGTTTTATAAATATCTATATCTGGAACAATCATTTTACGTGCTATCAACCAGATTAAACAGATTAGAAATTGATAATAATAATCCTTCTATTTATTCTCCCCCAACTTCCTCAACTATGACTTCGGCCGAAATCATCATGAACGAAATCTTTAATGATTGTTCTTCTGATAATTCATGTTGTGTCGATGGAACTTGTAAATTAAACACAACTCAACAACAACCGACATCTCCTAAAGTTGTTATTAATGACGAAGTTCAGATTATTAATGAAATATTTGATTTAAAGAAAGAAACGGACGATAAAGAATCGGTAATTAGCGCTAGTATCGGTGCGAGTGGCAGTGGTGGTCATGCGACGAAGAAAGCACTCATGAAACTAAGCCTAGACAAACTAAAATCACAATGTCAGGAACGTAATTTATCAACTGAAGGCACTAAGAACCAACTAGCCGACCGAATTATAGTTCATGATAATACAGTCGAAATAACTGATATTTCTGATTTTGTTGAAGAATAAAAAAAACAATTATATAAAAGATATTATTTTAATTTAATATATATAATGAATACTGAAAATGAGGATTTGGGATTTATCAAAATTACATATGATAATTTTAGAGCTAGTTTAGATAATTTTAATAATTCTCAAATAGTTATATCAGATAATATTGCTAATAAAGCAAATGACCTCGTTAATAATTATAACTGTTTCGTTTCGAATTATGATGCTAGGAGTTTGTGGGAAAAAAAGAAAATAATAGCATCGAACAAAACAGTGGCTTCTTCCAAATCAAGACCTCATATTATTTATGTCGATTTTAGTGATGAAACAAAATGTAAAAAAGAATTTATCAGTTATTTGAACAAATTGACCGATTTAAACAAAGATATTATTTATAATAAAATTTCAGTCTTCATTTCTAAAATTAACGATGAGATTAAAACTATGTTATTTGATGTCTTAATTAATTTCATCAAATCTTCGAATAATAATATTTATATTGATGTTTTATATTTATTTGATGATGATTATATTAAAACTAATATTACAAGGTTTTATAATAATTATTTAAATCAGTGTGAATGGTTACCTAAAGAAATTAAAACCGAATATAAAAATATTTTTGATGAAGAGAATTATGACATATATTGCGAATATGTCAAAATCAAAAAAACAACGTTATCTATAATTAAAGCCTTATGTTTAATCCTTAAAAAACTCGATGAACCGGCTATTATAGATAAAATCATTAATAATATTTTTAATGACTTGAATGAATATATTTTCAAGCATGAATACAAACATTTAACAGAACTGTTATTAGATGAATTGGCGATATTAATTGAAAATGTCCCAACTGAAGAAAACATCAATAATATTAATATGATAAATACGGATAACTTAGATAATTCGACTAAGTTCAAAATTAATAATATCGTTGATAGATATAAATAATTCTTTTTTTTTATTTTTATTTATTTTTAATATAGATAATATGAATAAAACAAATATAACAAAAGTATTAACGTTCGAAAAGAAGTTAAATAAAACAACTGAATATGATGTCTTCATCAAAAATTTAAAGGAATATCCCGACAAAATCAAATCACCCGACGATTTAGAAAAAATTAAAGGTTTCAATAAAAACATTAAAAATAAAATTTTACATTTAATTAATATCAAAAAATCTATTCTAAAAGACCTGGAAAAACACGATGATGTTATCGCTATTATTAAAAAAGTAGCCCATTACAAACAACTCAAAGGTTTCAATAAAGACATCATGAAAATTATTAATAAATATGATGGTAATGGTAATGGTAATGATAATGGTAATGGTAATGATAATGGTAATGGTAATGATAATGATAATGACAATGACGATAACAAGAAACTAATTATAGACAATCTAGAGATTATAAGAAAATATAAATTGTATAAAAATGAACTTATTAAAGCTAATATCTATAAAAAAGCGATTGAAAATATAAAAGTCGCAAAAAGTCTCGATAAATTAACGGAAATAAATGGTGTAGGTTCTACAATTGCTAAAATGATAAATGAACTATTAACAACTGGAAAGATTAATTATATTGAAAATGTTATTAAAAAAGATGATGATTATAATAATAATTCTTTTAATAAAAAAACTATTATTGAAAACCTCGAAATAATCAGAAACTATGAACTTTTTAATGGAGATATCGAAAAAGCTAAGATATATTCATTAGCCATTGGCAATATTTATAAATATCCCAATGATATTAATTCTTTAGCAACTTTGAAAGATATTAAAGGAATTGGCAAAGCCATTATTTTTATGTTAAATGACCTTAAAAATAAAGGTTACATTCCTTATATAAAAGATGTCATAAAGACGAATAAAAAACCAAAAGATTATAAAATAAACAAAGAAATATTAATAAACAAATTAGAACTAATCAAAAATTATGAAACTTATAATAATGAACCTTATAAAATTAAAGCATATTCCAGTGCTATCAATTATATTCTTATTTATCCAGACAATTTAGAGACAATTGATAGTATCTATAAACTCGAAGGTATCGGTGAGCGTATCATTGAAAAAATTTATGAATTATATTTGACTGGTAAAATTGGATATATCGAAGATAATATCAAAACTGACAATAAATTTATATTCAAACAGGAATTATTAGAAGTTTATGGAATAGGTCCTAAAAAAGCTAAAGATATCATTGATGCCGGTATTAGTTCTTTTAGTGATTTAAAGAAACATCCAAAACTTCTCAATGATAAACAAAAAGTAGGATTGAAATATTTTGATGATTTAAAGAAACGAATACCAATAGAAGAATATGAAAAACACATAATAATAATAAAAAAACATTTGATATCATCGCCGAAATTGACATATGATTTTGTTGGTTCATATCGAAGAGGAAGTAAATCTATGGGTGATATTGATATAATCATTATGCAAAATCCAAAATTTGATTTAAATGATTATATTAAGAAATTAGAAAAAGCTAAATATGTAATTGAAACATTAGCTTTAGGCAAAAATAAATTCATGGGTATCGTAAAAATAGATAATAATCCGGCTAGAAGATTTGATATATTAATTGCACCACCCGATGAATATTATTATTCATTGTTATATTTTACCGGTTCGAATATTTTTAATATTGCAATGCGACATTATGTTAAGACTAAATTTAATTTATCTTTGAGCGAACATGGCTTTTTAGGTAAAAAGATACCTGTAAAAAGCGAAGAAGACATTTTCAAATTTCTAAAATTGGATTATGTAAAACCAAATAATAGAAATAATTTATAAAAATAATATTTTAGTTAATTAGAATAAAAAAAAGTAATGGCTAGTTTTGGTTTATCATATATACCTAAGGTTTTGTATTCTATTATAACTATCATTCTTTTAATCGTTATATATTCATATTTAGTTAGTTTAGAAAATAAAGGCTGTAAATGTTCCATGACCAGCAATATTAATTTCATCAAAGGATTTACTATTTTCGCTATCGTCTATTTAATATTCACTGGTCTTGTTTCCGACCAAATGATTTATGATAATTTCGGCAGTAATATAGTAATATTAAATAAATTTGTTGATTTAATATTCGCTCTCGTATTTATCTATTACTTATATGAAGTTTTCAAATATACCCGTGCTTTAGTTCGTGAAAAATGCAAATGTTCCGATGATAATCGCCGTGAAATAATTATGATAGGTTCTATTATTGAATTTATCCTAATATTTGTTCTTTTCCTTCTTAATATTATTATTGTCGTCGTTTTATCTGTTGTCGTCAATGTCGTTAAGAGTATCGAAGACGGTGCCGGAGATTTGAAAGGAGTTATTCGTGACCCCGTTGGGTCTATTTCTAAAATCCCTAAGAGCATTTCAGATAATGTAAATACTATTAAGGGCTTTGTCAGCAAGACCTCAAAACAACTCGCACGAACTCGCAAATTATCGCGTTAAATATTTAAAGTTCTACTATTATTTTTTCTCCCCTTTGATGATGATTTCAAAATTTTGATATCTGTCGCATCTTCTATTATTGATGTTATCTCTTCATCGCTTATAGATAATGTTTCTATTCTGGCATCGTCATCAGATTGATTTAAAGAAATTTTATTATGAACATTGTTTATGATATTATTAATATCTCGTTCAGCCCGTGGAGGTGCTGGTGCTCTAATTTCTGGTTTGGAAATATTATTATTTAATCCACTAAATAAATTATTTACCATTCCGAATAATCCGGATGAATTGCCAAATAGTCCATTCACGCCACTGTTCTGTTTTGGTGGTTGTTCTATGGTTTGTTTTGGAGAACTGATATTATTATAAATAAATTGTTTAGCTGCCGCATTCTGAAATTGTTTCATTAATTCCGGATTGGCTTTTAATACCTCCTCTACTCCCGGTATCGAACTTTCTTTAAACATTTTTGACGTTAAATGAAACATAAAAGCACTTCCCGATAAACTAATAAATAATCTTAATTCAGGCGGCATCGCCTTGCCTTTCGACTTGTATTTAAGATGAAGTTCTTCGAATATATCATCAAAATCTTCTATATTCTCATGAACCTGTTCTGACCAACCTTCCAATTTAATCATAAACGGGTCATATCTTGTATTTAAATATTCAGTTCCTGTTACAAATGCCATAAGCATCTTTCGCTGAAATCTTACACTAGCATCGATATCCCTATCTTTTACTATTCGATTATATTCATGTCTCATTTCTTCAATATTTGAATTTAATGTAAATGATGATGGTATCTTAGCTCCCTTTGCTTGTAATCTGTTTAATTGATATAAAATTTCTTTTTTTTCATTTAATTCATCTTTATAAGGATTAATTGATTTTTTCTTTTTTCCGCCTTCTTCATCGTCGTCATCATCGTCTTCTTCCTCCCCTTCTTCTTCATCGTCTTCTTCCTCCTCTTCTTCATTACTACAGCTACTTCGTGAGTCGTCTTCGTCGTCATCATCTTCTTCATCTTCTTCGTCGTCATCATCAAATTTACGTGAAACAGTCTTTTTGGTTATATTAGGATTGATTAATTTCTTTGGTTGCCGATGTTCCATTTCTTGAATAAATTGTTGAGGTTTTTTCGCTTTTTTGCTGTTACTTGACCTTATACTCGAAGCAATAGACATAGAAGATATTGAAGACATTGATGCAATTTCAGGGCTTATTTTAGTTTTGTTAAATAATAAATTCGTATCAGTCATTTGTTGTTTATTATTTGGAAATTCTAAAAATTCAGCCATTACTTATTAAAAATTAGATATGTTTATATCGGTTAAATAAACGAATGGATTATTCAAGCTTATTAATGTAATCAATATCTTTTTTAATAAAATCTGGTTCTTCTTCATCATTCAATTGTTTGAAGGGTTCGAAGAAGTTATGCAACAGTGGAAATTTGAAATCAGGTAATGTTATTTTATCGAATAACGGCTCTCTCTTAATTTGAGGTTCATCTAAAATAGTAGTAGTAGGAACAACACATTCCTTATTATTCAATCCGGATAAATAATAATTATTATATCTCGTTAAATAATCATAATATTGAAAATCAAATAATGTCTTATAATAAACAAAATTATATAGATGCATATTAATTGACCCTGTTTTGTTTATTATAATTGGAGATGAACCTAATGTTATATTATTTTTAGTTAAATTTTCATATTCATAAACCTTACTGTTAAATACTAATCCTATTTTATCTTTTGTATAATAAATACCTATTATCAAATAATCAGTGTTTTCAATTATGTCTTTAGCAATATTATCAGCCAATCCTTTATAGACCTTGTCGCCAACTAAAAGATGTATGTCATAATTCTTATTTGGTTTTAATATTAAATTTATATTAATTATACTAGTTGTATATGTGGGTGTTATTTTATCAGTCGTTAGTGTATTTCCAGTCATCTCAAAAATAATATTATTAGTATTCGTACATGTAAATATTTTTATCGTCATAAACATCGTAAATTCCGTTATTTCATAAGTTTCGCTATTATTTGCAAAATAAAAACATTCAGGACCGTTTAATTGTATTGTATTTATATTAGCACCTGGAGACCCTTGTTTCTTATTTACATAATTATATTCTATCGGGATTAATTTGTTAAATTTGAAAAATAAATTATCATTATCTATATCAAACCATTTGCCCTGTTCTTGAGATAGTTTTATTTTATTGTTGTAAGTATTTATACACATAAATTTATAACCTTTGTATGGCAAAATTGAATCATCATTCTCATCAACGATAGGACTAGCATTTGCAATTTCCAAATGTCCTGATATTATTGAAGCTAAATTAGGAAAGGTCGGAAGCGTCGGAAGAGATGGAAGTGATAATGAAACATTCGTAAATGGTTCATTAATTTTTAAATGTGATATTATTAATAATGTTATAAACAATCCTATGAAAAATCCGAATATCTTTATTAATGTCATACCTTAAAATTATATAAGAATTATTTTATAAATGTTAAATATAAAAATACTCAATGCTCAAAAAAGATGACGAAAATAGCGTTTGTTCTGATGATGATACAACAACTGAAACTGTAGTTATCAAAGAAAAAAAAGATGGCGAAGAGGAGGAGGATGAAGAAGATGACGACGACGAAGAAGAAGAGGATGAGGATGATGACGAAGAAGAGGAGGAGGATGAAGAAGACGATGATGACGACGACGACGAAAATAATGAATTTGACAAGACAATTATTCAATATGAAATGCTAAAAAACTTTTTTGTAGATAAAGACGGTGAGAATATTTCAACACATCTCGGAACGATTTCACATGAACTACGAAAACTTAATAAGATTGCCGTCAAATTGCTTGATAATAAATAAATTTCTTTTTTAAGCGATATTATAATTAAATTTAGCATATGAATAATTATGCATAACTTCTTCAGCCGTTCCGATTGGTAATATAAATTCACGGACACCATAAAAATTGGGCGTTCCTCGAACTCTATCTCGTAGAGTTTTTAAAGGACATTTGTCTTTTAATTCGATTATTATTTTTTTATCATCCAAACTTATGACTATTGGAGATTTGATTTTGGTATATCCGTCAGGGGTATAATAACTGTTCGGATATAAAAAGGTTACATCGATTGCACCAGTTCCATCGATAACACTAAAATTCGGTGTGTTTTCGAATGCAATTGCTTCACAAGGAAATGGAAGACCTTTTCCAGAAAATGAAGTGATGGTATCTATAGGATTAGGAGCTGTGATAATCATCTTTTTATAATTTAAAGAGTTTTTAACTATACCAGAAATTTTAATTTTATTATTTTCAATTTCTGTAATATTACATTTTACATATTCATTATCTGTCGTTTCCATTTTTTTTATAAATATCTATTATTATGTTTTAAAAAAATTTAGTTGTTCCTAATCCTTGAGGATTAACTAACGTTTTATAACAACTTACGCCATCACATTGAACCGAATATTTATTGTTCAATTCCTTATTTCTGTCATTTATCAAATCACCGACACCACATTCGCCACATGGTGAAATATTGTCAATCGCCTTCTTTCGTTCTTCTTCTATGAATTTATCGTAATTTTGTTGTAAATATAATCTCATTTCATAACTAGATTTTATCATTTTATTTTCAGCCAATTTGCTATTTATGTAAGCGTTGAAATTACATCTAGGCGAATAATCAGTAAAGGCTCGGCCGTCAGACATTCGAAGAGGACATTGATTAGTAGGATAATTACCCGAACAGCAACTCATATTTATATTATTCTATTGATAATAAATATAAAAATAATTTATAATTCATGGTCGTAGCATAAATTATGGATATATAATTCACTTGTTCTCCCTACTCTTTGAGCTCTTCCTATTGCCTGTTCTTTGTCTATTCCCATATTGTGAAATATTATTATGTCTGTTGCATGACTAATATCTATACCACTGCCAGCATATTGAGTATTTAAAAAGATAATATTTAATTCACCGTTTTTGAATTTATTTAAAACATTAACCATATGAGATGTATTGCCTTTTAACATATCACATTTATAATCAGTCAATAATAATTTAATCTTTTCGAATGTATTCTCATTTTTACTGAAAATTAAAAATTTACCTCCTGGTTTTGATTTTAATATCTTCAATATTGTTTCTTCTTTGTTTAATATCAAAACATCATCTTGTTCTGTTTTATTATTATTATCAACTATCGCTATCAATTTATCCATACTATTAATAGTCGTTCTACAGTAAGGACAATTATTATTCGTTTTTAACCATTTCACCAAACAACCACCGCAAAATATATGAGTGCATTCGATTAATATCGGGTTCGTTATCAATTCCATACATATCGAACAAGTTCTTGACGTTATACGCTCCTTTAAATCATTGATTTTTTCTTGACAATTTTGAATTTCTGTATTTATCCTTTTTAATTTAATAGCTTTCTCTTCATTTGATATATCCAAATTATTTATATAATCCTTTTCTATATTCTTATTATGTAATTCCCTATTCATTTCTCTTGATACTAATTCTATTATGTCTTCTTCTGTTTCGTTTTTACCTCCTAATTCTTTTATAGCTCCTGCTATATCATTTGCATTTATTTTATCTAAGATATTATCTGAAATAAAATTTTTAATTACATTAATATTATTAGGCAATTTACATAAATAATATTTCTCAACTGGTTCAGGTAATGTAAAACTTTGTTTAATGAATTTATGACTATTTTTGACTATCATAAGATTATTATAATCACTATTAGTAAATATCTCCTTACCTATTATTAATGAATTATTCGATGATTGGCGTATCTTCTCGAATAATTTGTCATATGTTGCCGATATCATCCACAGATAATGATAATTAACATAAACCTTCAATTTATTTATAATGTCGTGTGCTTCGTCAATTATTATTCTTAACCAGTTTTCAATGAGATTATTATAATTGTCAAATAATAATCTCAATGTCGTATTTTTTATTAATATCAAATCATAGTTATTAAAGAAATTAATTATTTCATCTTCGTTCGTGCCATCATATCTAGGTAAATAATTTTTAATGAATATATAATTGTCTATTGCCAGCATTTTTAATGTCGTATTCGTTTTTATCATCTTTTCCCATTGTAAATAAACAGGACCTCGTGGAACTATTACTAAAGTTGCTTTTATTATTTTTTCTGGTATTAAACGATTTATTGTTGATATCGAAAAATAATTATAATTTTTAGTATTATTATAAGTCTCAATTAAATGTCTGTTTAAATGAATATCGTCATTTGTTGCTATCAATGATAAAGCTATTAATGTCTTACCATATCCAACCATATCACCCAATATTCCTATATTTGTCGAAATTTCTATGATATTATTATTTTGATTTATGTTATATTTAATTAAACCGTTTTTTTCCATTTCTATTGCCTTATTTAATGCGGTTAATTGATGTGGTTTGAGTTTTACATTTATTTTTTCTGAAACAACAGCAGCTTCTTTATCTGTTTCATCCAATTCAATGTCGTAATAATTGTTAGTAACCATTTATATTATAAATTTAAAAAAAGTATGATAATCTATTCATACTTTAAAAAAAAAATATATAAGGAATAAAAACTAATTTTTAGATATAAATGAGTAATACTGAAGGTCCTAAATATTCTGTTAATAATGCCGATGAGGTTCAAACCGTCGCCGACCCTCCTGAAGTTAAGAAGAAAATTATTTTTGGTCTTCCGGGTGATACATTTTCGTCTAAATTTCTATTATCCTGGACTGCAACTATTAATGCCCTATGGGAAAGTAAGAAATATGATATTATCGTCAGCACCGGAGTAAGTTCTTATGTTACATTCGCACGTATGCAAACTTTAGGCCTCGACGTTATGCGAGGTATTAGCCAAAAACCATTTGATAATATGGATTTCGATGTTTGGATTACTATTGATAGTGATGTAATCTTTACTCCTCAACAAGTTATGGACCTAATTGAATCAACTGAAGTTCATCCAGTTGTTTCCGGTATGTATCGTATGAGCAATTTAACTTCTTATGCAATTGTCAAGGATTGGGATACTGAATATTTTGCTAAGAATGGAACATTTAAATTCCTCACTCCTGATGAAGTCACTCAATGGAAGACTGAAACTTCTCTTAAATATATGCCTGTCAATTATACAGGAATGGGATTTTTTGCCATGACACGTGATGTTCTTCGCAAAATGTCATATCCTTATTTTAATGCTGACCTACAAGAGATTATCACCGATGAAGGTAAAATCCTCCGTGATTTATGCTCTGAAGATGTGGCATTCTGCAAGAATATTCAAAAACTAGGCATTCCCATTGTTATTAACACTGATATTAGAGTAGGACACAATAAATTAATTGTTATATAAAAATAAATGTATTATTTAATAATTTTATGTATTTTATTGATTATTGGATATTATTCGAGTAAATATCTTTTCTTTGTTTTGATTGGTATGTTCCTATCGTTATATTTATCATTTAAATATATCATGCCAATTTATTGTAATATGAAAAAAATTATCGTTTAAGTCTTCTTCCTCCATTTATTTTTCTTATATTTTGGTCTTTATTCCAAATATTTGAATCGGTCGTAAATACTGAATCGTCTGTTGATGATTCAAATATTGCCTGTCTATTTATTGGTTGTGGTGGTGGTTGTTGAACTCTATAAACTGGTTGAGGTGGTGGTTGTTGAACTCTATAAACTGGTTGAGGTGGTGGCTGAACTACTTTATAAACTGGTCGAGGTGGTGGTGGTGCTGGTCTAACTTTATAAACAGGAGCTACGGGCTGCGGATGATAATTATAATCATCAACATAAATAGATTTTTGACGAGTTACTAATTTATAAATAATTATTATTATAATTACTACTACAATTACTATAACTAAAATAATAATACTCCATTTTAGTGTATTCTGCATTTTTTCTAAATTTGAAGTTTTCTCATCTTTTTCTATTATTGTTGTCGTTGTTGTGGTTGTTGTGGTTTTAGTTTCTTTTTTTTTTAACATATCATTGATTTTGTCCATTTCATCACGTAGTTTATTATAATCAATTGTATCACTCATTTTTAATAATAATTCTATTTTATCAAATGAAAAAAATATTAAAACTTATAAATAGATAATGAATTTATATAAGAAAATTATTATAAATAATTGGACTAATAATAAAACTTATAATTCTCATGAGGTTTATGTATATGATGATGATAATTTAGAAACTGCAATCAATAAGATTGCTAAATCTATTTATAATTCTGATAGATTTTATGTTTGGAAAGGTAATATATCATTGTTATTCAATATTGATAATATCAAATGGACCGGATATTCAGCAAATCCATTAAATGCCACTAATCTCAAAAGCAAACAATTAAAAGAACCTGTTAATTATAATTATAACATTGGTCTTTTTCCATATAATAGCATTAATATCATTTTCGAAAAAGATTTTCCTGAATTAAAAAATAATCCTTATTATTTTACTGATAAAACTTTTCCACCGTTATCTCAAATAATTGCTAAAGAAAATATCCTAAAGTCATTAGAAACAATCGAAACAAAACCTATTATTGATGTTACAACTAGCATTCATAAATATGAATTAACCTCTAAATTAAAAAAATCTTATGAATTAGTTGAACTTTTCGAAAAACTCAATACAAATAATACCATCCAATTTATTCAATGGATTAACGACAATTATAAAATAATTTATAAATTATTCAAATTTAATAAACTCACAAAAGATAAATTCATACAATGGACTGATATAAAGAAATTGCCTTCAATTAATTGTATTAATTGTTATTCGATTTTGACAACCGGGACTTATGCAAAATTAACCATTAATCAAGATATGTCCATTTTGTTAAGTTATACAATCAATTTAAGGAAAAATATTAATTGGAGCGAAATACATAAGAATATTAAAGAAATATCCGAATATGCTATTACTTATTTAAATCAGAAATTGTTATTTGATGAATTGAGTATTAAAGCTAATATTGTTTTTGAAGTTGAAAACGTAGCTATTCAAAATCTTAAGAAGAAATTGAGCGAATATGTCGATATCTTTGATATCCTCAAATCAAATAAAGAAACTATAAATTTAATTTATAAAAGGTCATCGAATTATAATAAACAAGGTTTTGATGCCCATTTGTATGTTAAGAATTGTTTATTCTTAGGTTTGGAAGAAGAAGATATCATAAGCCAACTTATTATTTTAAATAATGATATTTCTATTCAAGAAGCTAAGGATTTATTAAAATCAGAACAAGAATTAATTTATGAAATGGAACAGCAAAACATTAAACAACAAGATAATATTATCAATAAAATTAATACTATTGTTATTATCCAATCTTATAAAAATGGCTTTTTAATTAATATTATCAATATTCCAAATAAAAAAGAACTTGAAAATATTATTTATTGGCTTTCTAAAATAATATCTTCTGCTGTTCAAAAAACTAAAACTCAAATAACAAAGAAACCCATCGTTGTTAAATCTCCTTCTCCATCTTTATCCGATGATGACGACAATGACGAAAGCAAATTAGGCAAATTATCATTCTCTTCTTCGTCGTCTTCTTCTTCGTCTTCTATTAGTGGTGGTGCATTAGGTAAAAAACAACATAGTTATTTTATTAATCTCTTACAAAAAGCTGATAAAGATTTATTTCAAAATAATTATGCTCGAACTAAATGTCAGGCTGTTAATCAACCTGTCGTTTTCTCTCAAGAATATAAAAAGATTTTACAAAAAAATGGCAATTACCATTTTGACAACGAACTTCTTTATGGTAGTAAAGCCGATATTAAAAACGTTTATACATGTCCTCGGCGTTGGTGTCCTCAATCTAAAGTCCCATTAGACCCAGAAAACCCCAATGCAAAATGTCCCATCGATAATGAAGAACCTATGGATATGTTTTTTGATAATGACCCGACTAAAAAAAGATTTGTCAAATTAATTAAACCTGATGAAAATAATGTTTGTGTTCCTTGTTGTTTTAAAAAACATCCTAAAGCTGACGAATTGAACAAATGCAAATTTTATAATGATATTCCTGCTCCTGCTGAAGTCGTTGCCAATAAAGATGAAAATTATTTAGTCAATACATCACCTATCGAAGTAGGCAGATATGGAGCTATTCCACAATCATTACACGAATTATTATTTCCTAATGTCAAATTTACATTATGTTCTAAGATGTTGAATAAAACCGATAAATGTATTGTTCGTAGAGGTATAATTCATAAAACCAGCAAGAAAATAAAAAATGCACAAACTGATAGTATTATTAATGCCATTGCTTATGGTCTAGATTTCAAATCAAAAGAATTATTCATAAGTGATATCATTAATCGTTTAGATTTGATAACTTTTATGAGTTTAGAAAATGGTAATGTGTGTAAAGCATTTATTGACCAATTACCAATTATTCCAGAAAATAATAAAAAAATGGTAGAAGAATTAAAAGAACATTTGATTAAATTCAAATTGAACACAAAAATAACTAATATAGATAATATCAATTATAAATTATCACGACTATTAAGCATTTTTAACAGTTATAAGAAATTTATCGAATATTTACGCTCAAATGATTATCCTACAGGTAAATCTCCATTTTTCTTATATTCTCTAATCAGTATTTTATATAATATTCTCTTAGTTATTTGGGAAAAACAAGGCGAAACAACGTCTATTTTATGTCCGTATTATACTAGTTTTGAAGACCTAATCGGGTCTATGGAACTTAATAACCAGGTTTTAATGCTTTTTAAAGAAAAAAATTATTATGAACCAGTTGAATTAAAATTAAAAGGCGTCGATGGTGAAAAGTTAATTAATCTGAATGAATACAAACATATCAAACGGTTGTTTAAAGAATGTAGTTTATTAAAAAATAAATATAATGAAAATTATTCTATTTTTAATAATATCTATTCTCTCAATACATGGATAAAATCTAGTTTATTAAAAATAAAAGAAAAGTTTATTATTTCTTCTGTTGTTATTAATAATGATTTGTCTATTTCACATTTCATAACAAGAGAAGGTTTTTTCATTATTACCAATAAAATAAGTATTAGTTTCTTAAATCGAATTATCATTGATTTAGATATTAATGAAATCGTTTTTTATGATGATATTATCGACAAACAAATAGATATTAATCTTATTATTACAGACTATAATTTATTTATAGAACAGTGCAAATTATTGAATATAAATTATGATTTTGGTGAATTGACAACTACCACAAAGACTGAATATTATTATTCTCTGACTGTTAAAAAACTACCATTGACTAATGATATTATTCATTCTCAGATTATTGACGATTTATATAAATATCAACTTGTCAATAAAAACAAAAATAAAAAATGGTATCAATTACAGCTAATGATTTATTTGAAATTATTGAATTTACCTGATGCAAAATTTAATGAACTACTTTCTTTAAATAAAGAAACAAGAATTACTAGACTATTTAAGGAACTGGATTTAGAGAAAAATCCAGAAAAAAGTAAATTGCGCATAATTCTAGAAGAAACACCATTCATATCTAAAAAACACGTTAAGAAATTTCTTAATGATTTTATTATCTATTTTAAATATGATTTCTTAAATCCTCTCATAAAAGAGAATAAATATCAATTTCTATTTTCTCAAGTTGCTATACAACGTGAAATACCTGCTAAATTATTAATTTATCATCCTTCGACACCTAATATAACTTTTAATTCATTTGAAAATAAAGATTATGTCTATAATAATGATGATGTAGCTGAAATAGTTCAATTGCCTGTTTTATTCAAAGGAAATTTAGAAAAACTCAATAGTAAATGGATTATGCATAAAAAATCAAAATGGAGTAATATGTTATATATCAGAAATGATAATTATGACAGAAATTCATTAAAAGAATTGTATTTATGGTTAGCAACATTATTGAATATTAAAACTACTTATGCTGACTTAGAAAAATCAGCATTAAATGATATTCAGAAGATTTTTAATTCAAAAGATTATGAATTGATGAAACCTTTATTGAAAGAATTGTTTGATGACCCTTATTTCAATAAACTATTAGTAAAAGCCATAGGAAAGAAATACACAAATTTTAATATCTTCTGGGATAAATATTATAACTTAAAATCAGTCGAAGAACATAAAGATATTCTAAGAACTATCTTTACATCCGCTACCGAGCCATTATATCCAAATGATTATTTTATTATAGCTATGTGCAAAATTCTAAATATCAATATTATAAATATTCATAGAAGTAAATATGGTATTAATGACAAAAAAGAACCAGTTGTCAGAGGTGATGTCGAAGACTTATTATTATCTTCGACTTTCTACAAAGCACCAACACAGAATTATTTAAATAGACCTTTAATAATCTTTTATAAATATAATAATTCTAATAATACTATTTATAATGTTATTGTTGATTCGACAATTTCACCAATCGGCGAGAAATCTATTTATATGAGAATTAAAGACATTCCTCAAGCAATTAAATATCTAATTGACGAACACTTAAAAATAAAAAAATAATTATTATTAATAATGGAAGTTTTAGAAAACATTTTAATTCAAAATAATGTAGATATTCGTAAAATTAATTCTATGCAATTTATTACGATTGTTATGGAAGAAGTAGAGAAAAATAAAGATTTGAAAGGCTCTCAAAAGAAAGAAAAAGTTATTAGTATTATTAAAGAATTTGTAAATAACGATAATAATATCCTTTCTAAAGCCGATAATAAAACAACTGTAGAACATTTAAATACATTATTATCCAGTGAATTGATATCTGATATTATCGAGAATATTATTTACTGTGCTGAAGGTGCTGTAGAACTAAATAAAAAAATTAAAAGTACATGTTTTTGTTTAAATTTCAAAAAGAAATAATTAGATTGTAATTATCAATAAAAATGATTGTTTGTTTTTATTTAAATCATTATCAGAAATGATTGTTCATATGACGAAAGAAACGATTGGACAACTTCTTGAAACTGAAGAAATTATTGAATATGAAATTATCCAATTGCCAAATAAGGAATTTTTAATTAATATAGAAACTCCTGGTAAAAAAAATTTATCGACTATTACTAACAATTGGGAAGAATTATTCGGAATTATTTCTTAATTATCTTGATTTGTGGGGTTTCGATTGAATAACATTTGTCAATTTCATTTTTTGGCATATTGAATGTTAGATTTTCCTCTAAACATTCGATTTCGTCATCATCTTCTTCTTCATCGATATCTGCTAAATCATATTTATTTTCTTTTGTTTGTTTAATTGATTTCAATAATTCAATTAAATGTTCTTCGTCTAAGATTATATCAAAGTTGCCTGAACCACATTTTGGCACCTTACCCAACATTACTTGAGGTGACACACCACTCGTATTATCATATTCTGAAAATATACTAGCATTAATCAACATATCAACACTTTCCTCAAATGATGATTTACTCAATGCACTGCTGGCATTTCTATTAATTCCATGTCTATCAATTGACATCAAATTGCCTCTGAATGTCATAGTATCAATCAATAATGATAAATGTCGATAGTTCATTGAACCTTCGCCAGTTACATTAACCAATTCGTTATATAATGCATTTCTAGCAGCTTCTATTCCTAGGACTGTATAAATTTCTCTGATATCATTCGAAATAGTTCTTGTAGCGTCAATATTAGGATTTGATAATATTTCTGTTAAGTTAGTTCCATCCGTATCTAATACCCATTCTACAACCTTCTCGAATATTTCTTTTTCAGGATTATATAAATCATATTTTGTTTTATTTAAGGATACTTTGTTAATTCCCTTAATTCCTTTCAATAATACCTGATATACGATGTTGTGTTCCATTGCTTTTAATGCTGCAATTTCATCTTTATTATCAATATCTTTGAATGCATAATCTGTTAATTTAATTCTGAATATACATTCGTCTGCATTATCATCACTATAAATACAATCAATATATTTATTATATGCTTTGTTAAGTTTGGTGTATATATCAATCATTCGCAGACCATATGAATTCATTTTGTCTTTATTGAATTTCATTCTCAATACCCATGGCGAATCACTACGACATTTATTAACACTAGTTTCTAACGATGCAAATTTATTATAAATTTCTAACATGCCTTTATCTTCGTCGATAGTTGTTTCTAATTTTCCAGCATCCCAGAAAATTTCACTGTATTCTAAGATGTTCGATAAAGTTGTTATTTCAATTGAATTCTTAATAGCCATTGCGACGTTCTTGGCTTGTTCTAATCTCTCATCATCATAAGCAATACCATCATCAGCCATTTTGGGATTTTTAACAGATGCAACATCTTGTTTCATATAAATAATTAATGTAGGTGTCTTTGTTTTTTTAGTTGCACTCAAGATTTCTTTCAATCTAGGAACACCACTAGTAGCTTTCACTGCTGCCGCTGTTCCAGAAACGTGAAATGAATCTAAAGTCATCTGAGTTCCCATTTCTCCAATTGTTTGAGCAGCAATAATACCTACCATTTCACTTGGTTGTGCTATCGCTTCTTTAAAATATTCGTAAATTTGATTTACTAGCCAATCAAACATTGCTTTAGTAAAATTTTGTTCAATTATTAATTTCTTAGGTGATAAATAAACTCTCAATAAGATATGAAAATAAACCATACCTTGAATTGTATCTTTGATATATAAATCATTAATCATTTCTTCAATTTTGTCTAGAATATAATCAGGTGTCAAATCGCTTAAAGTTGCTTTGATGCCTGTCGCATCTCTTCGTTTAATACAAGTAGTAATAATTCTATTGAAGGGGATTGGATATTTAATTAAACTTCCTTTTTTGTTTTTATTAACTTTATTTATAATAAAATTCTTATCTTCTATTAATTCTTTAAAATGGTTATAACATCTATCATAAGTCGTTTTAGTTACTTGTTTAAATGCTTCTGGTGTTAGATAGATATTTAAATTATCTACAGGAGTTAAATTATATTTCTGTTCCATTTCTAAGAATTTCATTTCGATTATTGGTAATATCTGGTTCTCGATTTTACAACCGTCCATACCGTCTTCACCATAAATAAATTGAATTATTAAACCATTGGCATTTCTTACGGTATTATCGTAATTAATTTTAGCATCTTCCATGGCTTTTACTAGTCGTCGTTGAATATATCCAGTTTCACTAGTATTTACACAATGAATTCCGTTGATTGTTGAGAAATTGCCAGTTTCAGGAACTGACACATCATAAACCTTTTTATAGATATTCTTGAATTCTTCTTCATAAATTGGAGTAATATTAATAATCTCGTCTAAAATAACGTCGTTGTATCTTTCAATTGCTGTTTTGTTGATACTAATTTTATTTATTTGTTTAAATTTAGCTTCATTCTTCATATTAATCAAACTCTTGAATTTATTAATTTCATCTCCTACAATTGCAATAACGTCATTAGGTTTGATTATAGCAAATATTCCAATTCTTCCAAATACTAATACTAATTCATTTACTAATTCGGCTGATTTTGTTTTAGCTATTATTTCATTATTAATAACTTCACCAATACTATCATAATAACCGGCTATCAAACCTTTGAGAAAACTATCAGATGATACGAATGCATATTTAGGTACTTTATTATCTCTATTAGCGACTGTTTCGCCAATGATATATCCATAATCTTCAGATAATTCTTGACCAGTCAATTTTAGTTGTGGTAAATTGAATGTAACAGGTAATTTATCGCCAATTACGATATTAGGCGTATCTTGTTTTACAAATTCTTTCAATCCTTTATTCCATATCATTAATGACTTTGATTTCGTAACTTTAATTTTTCTTCCGCTTTTTGTTTCGACTAAATATAATACTTCTCCTGGGTCGTGGCGACTTACATTTGTAATTCTTCCCCAAATAATATTACCTTTCTTATCACAAGTAGGTGTATATATCTCATCATTTCTTACTCCTAACATTTCCATATTCATATCTTCGGGACCGAATACTTCAATTAAATCTTTATTATTTTCATCTGAAAATTTGTTATTAATCCAACTTCCAATTTTAGCAAATTTAACAACTCCATTTTCTATTATGATAATATCAGTATCTCCTGTTACTGATTTTACAGCAGTATCAATCAAGCCTTCTCTGCCTCCCATAGCATGAAAGAAAACTTCCTGAGGTGATAAACCACTGATAAAACTATTTTCAACAAATCCACGAGCCTCAGGCCCATCATCATATTTCGTATAATGTGGTAAAGTTCGGTCAGTGTAACCATAAGCAATACGACGTCCATCGACGTTTTGCTGTCCTACACATGCCATAATTTGAGCAATATTAGTTTCTTTACCTTTAGAACCAGATTTAACCATATTAAACATGCGGTTTGTTTTTTCATCAATTTTAGCTAAACTGATTGTAGCCACTTCATTTGTAGTTTGATTTAAAATTCCGATAATTTCTCTTTCTAAAAATTCTTCATTTAAAAAGATTGAATTATTTTCAATTTCACCTTTTCGCATATCTTCTAATTTCTTATAAGCCCTTGCTTTCATTTCCTTGATTTTGTTATTTAATTCGGCATCTGTGCTAGTATCTGTAACTAAATCACTGATACCAATACTAAAACCAGAAGTTAATAGCCATCTGCAAATTAAACGCTGAGTATTATCTAAGAATTTTTTAATTTCAATGGGTCCATAATCATGATAAATAACAGGAATTAATCCATTCGTAATATTATGAAATACTGATTTATCTAAAGTTCCTGAAATTAATTTGCTATTGTTGATAATTACTTTCTCATCTTTCTTATTTTTCATTTCAATAAATAATGATGGTGGCATTATTTCAGAAAATAAATCTTTTCCAGTATAATAATTAGCTTTTGGTAATTTTCCTTTGAAATAACTATTAATCATCTGCAAATTTGCCATTTCTTTATCCGCAACTGTTACATAATCTTTTGATGCTCGGAAAGAACCCACAAGAGTATCTTGTACAACTTCGATACTGGGTTTTCCGTCTCTTGGAGCTAATATTAAATATGGAACTGCTGCTAAATCTTTTAATTCGCTCATTGTTTGAATGTTTTGAGGACAATGTAAATTCATTTCATCTCCATCAAAATCAGCATTATAAGGCGGTGTATCTAATACATTTAATCGAAATGTTTGATAAGGCATAATAATTACTTTATGACACATCATACTCATTTTATGCAATGATGGCTGACGATTGAATAAAACATAATCACCGTCATTAAGATGTCTATGAACGATATCGCCATATTTTAATTCATTTGCAATTTTATTCAAATCAGCATATTTCAAATTAACAGGACCTGTTTCATTTAACTTTTTAACATATTTAGCGCCTGGCCACTTGTTGGACCCGTTCAAAATTAATTTGCGCATTTCTTCGATGTTATATTCATTAACAATTTCTTGAAATGTAATATTCAATGCTACTCTAATAGGAACTCCTAATTCATCGATACTAATATAAGGGTCTGGAGTAATAACAGAGCGAGCAGATTGATCCACTCGCTTGCCATTTAAATTTCCACGAATTCGGCCTTCTTTCTTCTTCATTCTATCACAGACAGAACGAAGACGACGTCCATTTCGTTGTTGAGATGGAGCCAAACCAGGAATTTGATTATCAATAAATGTAAATACATGATATTGAAGAACCATCGTAATTAATTTGATTGTATCTTCACTAGAACCTTTAGCAATTTTATCAATGATATTATTATTAGTTTTTATGATATCACTTAATTTATGAGTTAAATCATCTTCTCGACGTTGTCCATTTTCTTCAATGATACTCGGACGAACGGCAGGAGGTGGAACAGGTAGAACAGTGCAAATCATCCATTCTGGTCTGTTCCATTTTGGATTAAATCCCATCAATTCCATATCTTCATCTGTAATTCTCTTAAAAATTCTTAATACATCTTCGGCTGTAAATTCGAGTTGTGTTGATGTTTCTTTAGTTTTGTCTTTCCATTCGGCTATAATTTTCATGGATGCTTCTTTGTTATATCTATCAGGTTGTCTGCTTCCACAACCAATATGTTTATCATCTCCACAAACCTTAATTTTAGTAGTTGTATTACATAATTTAAAATATGCTTCCCATCGTTTCTGATTATTTTTAATTGCTAAAATGCGTGTCATTTCATTTTTAAGTTCTTCAATTTGAGTATTTGGAGAAATCAAAATTCTGGAACAACGATAACAAACACATTTTAATATTTTCTTTACTATGTCAAAAAACATAGCATGATATACTGGCTTAGCTAATTCGATATGTCCGAAATGACCGGGACAGAATACATTTTTTTGTTCGCAAGTAGTACATATTTTATTATGTTCTAAAACTCCCATTCGCGGGTCAAACAAACCTCCGACAATTGGGTCACTGCCTGTATAAGTATCAGTTTTAGTTACTCGAACAACAGAACGTTTAATAATTTCATCAGGTCCTAATATACTAAATTGAATACCTTTAACTTCTTCAATAATAACTTTTTGCGAATTGTAGGATAATTCATTGTATATTGACATATCTATTTATTATATAAGTTAATTTTAAATAAATAAATCATTTTTTTCAAAATAATTTTGTTAGATTATTATAATATTTTTCTTTGATATCATTAAATTTATTTATAACACCTTCATTATATAAATACCGTTTCGAAAATAAATTATAATTATGATTTTCATTAAATATAACATAAATAATTAAATAAATAATCAACATAACAATTAATGTCTTTTTAATGTCTCTTATAGGTATGTATATCAATCCAAATAAAATAATAGCTTGTATTATCTTGTTTTTCAATAATTTCTTCTGAAAATCTGTCAATTCTAAATCAATATGTCTTGCACCTATTTGTATTAAAACAACTGATAATATCAATAGAGGGTCAAACGAAGGAGAAGATGCAGCAATTATATTCATTTCTATAATAATGAAAAAAATAAATTATTAAAACTATCTAATAAACCATTTAAAACTCAATGATTTATTTACTCCCAAATCTCTATGATGATTACCAGCAACATTTTCAACAATATCACCAGCACTTTTATTATATAATCCTATTCCTCCTGACACATCAACAGAATTAGGTGCATATGGATATTCTGTATTTCCTTCTGTTCTTGCAGGAATTCTACGTTTTATTTTTGGAGAATTATCCCAATTTCTAAGAATATAACCCCAACGCCTATGTCTTTCATAAATAATTTGTTCAGGAATTACACGAAATGCATAAGGTTCTGTGTTTTCGTTAAAAATTCCTCCCCATCTTACTCTATGGTCTGTTTTTTCTGACATAACATAATTATTAAATCCATATGATAAATATGCTGCTTGATTAGACCATATTTTATTAAAATACGGAGATGTTTTATTAGTTATATATTTACTCATAAATGCCGAATAATCTAAATAAGTGCCTGTATTATTTATTAATTCTCTAATTTTAGAAAGTATTGTTTCTGATGATTGAGAATATGTATATGTAAAAACTCTTGTATTACTTATAAAAAAATTTAATAATGTTATTGGTGTATTTTTGTTAAACTGAGGTTCAAACCATCTTTTACCGTATTGAGGATAAGCAGCATCTGTATATTTTTCATCAGAAGAAAGACTACTTGGAAATTCACGACTGTCAAAAATAGCTAAACAATCTTTAACAAGATAATTATTGAATATTGCATATTTTGCATCTTGATTTGTAGTCATATAATTTGTTCCTGCTTCAATATATGTATTATTCAATCGAGGAATTGTAGTGGGTTCTGTCCAATGTCTTGAATTATAATTAAAAGTTGTACTATTAACCGCTGCTTCCATCGCTAACATCCAACCACCACCATTACAATTACTATCCATAATGCAAAAAATTTGAACTGCTTCTGATTTATCATTTGGTTGTATCCAATATAATCCATTTGTATTAGTATCTGTCAATTGTTTAATATCTAATGCAGATTTAGCAGCTTTTTCTTTAGTGCTTCCATCAAATATTGTAAGACCAACATCTATTGAAGGAATAGTAGCAGTTGGATTATTAACATAATTATTTAATACTTTGGATATAATCAATAATTCATTATCTGTTAAAATACAATCCCATACTAACATATATGCAAATCCAAAATCAGAATATAAATCAGGTCTATTATTAAAAGTATTAATTCCTAATCTATAACCATATATATGTGGACTTATTGCATTAAATGCATCATTACATGTTGCTTCCGGTACAATATCAGTATTATATCTTGTTCTCATTTGAAGTGGTAATCTTTCAAATAATCCATCATCACAATTCTTTCGGCTAGATGATGGAAATGTTAATGATGATGGAACATCATATTTTCCTGTAAAATTTATAAGTGTGTCTATTTTATTATCATTAATTATTATTGATTTATTTTTTATTGTTTTTTCTTTGTTTGCTCTACTTTTAAAACATGTAATAACCCAATTTGTATTTTCGTCTCTATTAGGAGGCGGTGGAGTATTAGGCCATTGGAATTGAACTGATAAATTAGTTGGTTTTATTATTCCTTCAATTCCCTCATAATGTCCTATTGCTAAATCATTCGTTGATAATATAAATTTTCTATTTTGAGTTGTTGTATATTTTGTTATAGAACAACATGTAAAACCTGATTCAAACATAAAAGAACCATATGGAAATTGAATTTTTGTTTCTACAGTTCCATTTAAATAATTTACGTTATTGTCATCTCTCATTATTGAATGACTTGTTCCAGTTATAGAACCATCTCTTACACCTCTTCCTAATGCATCTTTTACCCGATTAGCAACACCTCCTGTATTTGTAATGACAGGATCATATATAGCCCATGGTATTTTAAGTTTTAAAATTTTATAATATTTGTATGCTAATATAATATTAGCATCATCCTCCATATTTGCTATAGGAATAACTGGAAATGGAATAGCTTCCGTTTCATTTTGTGATATCATATTTACAATATTTGTTTGAGAATCATCTAAATAATAATCACCATCAACATTATTGTTAAAAGATAATATAATAGAAACAATTTTTATAGGCGTTGTTTTAGAGTTTAATTTAATATTAGTTACTAAAGCTATATTTGAATATAAAACAGGGCGTGCATTAGTATTAAAATCATATAGAACAATAACTTTAAGTTTTCCTTGAAATTGATGCATCGTAACTTCTCTTTCTGCATTCAATTTTTCAGCTACTGAAAAAGGATTTGGATTAAAAAAATTTACACTAGTTAAATCAAATAAATCTTTATAATAATTCTCTTCTGTTTCATTTAAAGAACGTGCATCGCCAATATCATACGTTATTTTAATATACTTTAATAAATATTTTTCATTAGTATCTTCGGGTAAATCATAATATATATAATCAAGACCTTCATTTGTTGATGGTGTTAATATGATAGGAGGATTAGTTATATTACTATTATTTAATACAGATAACAATTTACTATTACCAGTTACATTAAATGAACTAAAAGCATAAATAATATCATCTTTTTTTGATGATTCTTCGAATTGTTCAGCTTTAGCTACATATATACCATAAAAAGAAGAACTTCTACTCAATGGTATTGTTCGTATATTTGCATAATTAATAATAGGATAAACAATTTCAGGAACAATAAATGTTTCAATGGTTTTATTATTATTATTAATAATAGTTAAAATTATAAAAAATAATAATATTAGTATTAGTATTATCATACATGTTAAAATACTTAAATAAGTATATTTCATATTTTATTATAAATAATATTTTTTTTATCTAATGAACCATTTAAAACTCAATGATTTATTTAATCCTGTTGTTGCTGGACAACATTGTAAACCGTCTCCTGCACTATAATTGTTATATTCCATACCAATACCTCCTGAAATGTCATTGGAAAAAGAAATATCAGGCTTAAAAATTAAATTTTCATTAAAAGTGCCACCCCATCTAACTTTATGTTCCCATTTTGTACAATAAACATTAAACCCATATGACAAATATTCAGATTGTGTTGACCATATTAAACTATTATAAGGAGGAACAGCAGAAGCTCCTCCACTTCTACTAGTGTTACCAATAATAGAATTTTGAAAATCAGTATATAGCATATATTTCCCTCCAACTGCATTATCTCTCATATAGTTTTGTAAGGTACTTATCTCCGCAGCAACTTGACTTCTACATGTATAAAGAAAATTTCTTTTATTAGAAGCAAAAAAATCTTTTAATGTAATTCGAGTTGCAGAATTAAAATCATTAATTAGCCATCTCCATCCATAATGTTTTCTTTCTGGGTCAGTGTATTTATCACTCTCGGTTATAGGACATTTATTTGTTACTATAATTGAATTAAATTCTCGACTATCAAAAATAGCCATACAATCTTTAACTTGAAAAGTATTATATATATCATATTTAGCATCTTTAGTTGTATCCATAAATAAACTATCTGGAGCTTCTAAATCTATATCATCTGATGGTATTAATTCAGTATTTGTAGTCCAATGGTTTGAATAATACTTAAATTCAGTACTTCCAGGTGCTGCTTTCATTGCTAACATCCATCCACCACCATCACAAGCGTCATCCATAATGCAATAAACTCGTACGGCTTTAGTTGCTCCTGCTGGTTTTATCCAATATCTTCCGTTTGGTATAGGTATACTAGGATTTAAATTTTTAATAGCTACTGCTGATTCTGCTGCATGTAATTCAGTAGAACCATTTTTTATAATTACCCTCGTAGGTGGTAAAGGTGTTGGTGAAACAATTGGTTGTGTTGCACCAACACCATTTTTTATATAATTATTCAACATTTCCGAAACAATTAATAATTCATTGTCTAATAATGTAGTGTGCCATATCATCAAATATGCTAAACTAAAATCCGAACAACTACCTGGATTTGATAAATTATTTATCAATAATTTATTTTCATAATAAGCTCTATGTCTATGATTTAAATCTCCATAATCAGGAGTTCTTAATTGTATTGGTAATAATTTATCAATATCTTCTCTTATTAAAAGTTCTTTTGGTAATTTAGTTATATCTGTTGGTATATTTTTTTGTAATATTGTATTATATAACAAATCTTGGGCATCCCGTTTCTCATTCGTTGTTTCCCCTTCAGTTAGACCACCTATAATAATATCTCTAAAGTAAGCACTATCTGGAATATCTTCTGGTTCTATTTGTGAAATAGCTACTTGTTCATTATTAATAATAATAGTTTTTTTTAATAATTTGGAATAATAAGAATATTTAAAACATGTAACAACCCAACCAGAAGGCAATGATGTACTACTTCTGTCAGTTATAGGATTATCATAATCTGTTACTATTCCTGAAATTCCCGAATTATGTCCGATAGCAACTTGATATCCTGCTCCATCAATTGTCAATATTTTATTATTATTTGTGCCATTATATCTTGTTATAGCACATACTGTACAATTCCATGGAAAAGAACCTCGGGGAAATAAAATGGAAGTATTTGTTGTTCCGCTTATATAATCTATATTATTATCTCTTTTTTTTGAAATTCCTGTTCCTGTTATTGTTGCATTTCTAACACTTCTTCCATATTCATCTGGTAAAACACTTAAATTATCAGAACTTACCTTAGAAGGATTATATATAGCCCATGGTGTTTTTAATCTTAATAATTTGTTATAATTTTTTTCTAATGTGCTACAACTACTTTCTTTATCAGTAGTAACACTATAAATATTGGTATCAGGTAATGAAATAGATATTTGTTCAGCCGGTCTAGCAGATAATATATTAATTGTAGTGCTACTTTTTGAAATTTCAACAACTGTTTTAGTTGGTATAAAATATAATTTAATCGATTTAATATAAATCGATTGAGGTAGTTTTAAGTTTGTTATTAAAAATAAATTACAATATAATGATATATTAGTATCAGGAACATAATGATATGTTACAATATTAGTAGTAATTGATTGACGAGTTACCATCATAGGTATTATTTGAACATTCGCAAACGGATTATCTCTTTTAATATTTACAGTGCCTATATCAAAAATATTTGAAGTATTTGCATTTATGATATAATTATCACCTCTATTACTAATATCATAAGTTATATCAATTCCAGATAATAGAAAATTATTTTTATTATCATCAGGTAAATCAATAAATATATAATCTTTGTTTAATAACGTTGATGGAGTAAATTTTAATGTAGAACCAGTATAAGAATTATTTAAAATAGTTAAAAATTGTGTATCTGTTGCATTTGTAAATGAACTATACATTGCGATAATGGAATCATCTACTTCTGGGTTTTCATATTGTTCGCCATAACCTATATAAATATCATATAATCTGATTTTATCATATAATTGAATTACTGATATATATTCAGGTCTGGTAATTAATGGATATAATTGCTGAGTTGTAGCAGCAGGAGTTACGGCGAACTGTTCTATTTGATAATTTAAATAATAAATAATAGCAATTATTAATAATATTAATAATACAACAACTAATATATAATAAATCATTCTATTATTAAAAAACTTTATTTAATTTTCCAAATATATATCATATTATTGTTTTGTTTGACAAAACCAAATAAATTTTTTTTATATAATTGAAATGCCGTATATGCGTCTTGTTTGAATTCCATAAAAACATAACATTCATTTAACAATTTACATAATGATACCTGTATTTCTAATAACGTCAAGTTATTGTGATATATTATTTTTCCTTTATTGTGATAATTCCTATTATTCATATATTCAATAATTTGTTCCATATTTTTATCCCAAATAATCTTCAATTATATAACTTATATTTAAATTACTATATTTTGATACTATCGACAAGTAATTGATATTATCAGTTCTTAATAATGTCATCAATCCTGGTAGAATGTTATTTAAAGAAAGGTTTTCAGGAATTCCTATAGCTGTTATATTTAAATCTGATTTAATTTCTGATAAACTCACTGTAGATGTTATTGGACTGAATGACATATAAACATCATATTGTAGAACATTAAGATTACCGTTAATATTTCCATTTGGATTTTCGAAAATACCATCTGGTGAAAAACATTTAATATTAAAAATTCTATAATTAACTGTTGCTGCTCCAACTGTTTTATTTAATTTTTTAACTAAAGGTTCTAAATATATATCATGTTTATAATAAGTCACACTATTAAAAGTAAAAGCACTAGTAAGCCCTGTATTTGAAATATATCCAAATTTTTTATTTAAATTAAGATTGGTAATCGACAAATTACTCAGATTATTTAATTTAACATAAGTTTCGAATAGATAACTATTCTCTTCTTTGATTTTGCCTGTTACATATAATTCATTTGAAATACCAACATTACCACCATTCACATTTAATTTATAATTTTGGGCATTTGTTGTACCTATTCCTACATTTCCTCCTGCATCTATTCTCAATAATTCATTGCCTGCTGAATTTTGACCTCCTGTATAAAATAAAAACTTACCCGTAGTTGTTGTATAAAGTTCAACATTACCCTGTTCTGTCGTAGCTGTATAATTAAAACCTTTTAACATAATTCGAGTATTACTAGTATTTGTGCCACTTGTGTTATTTGTTCCGATTGTTGTATAATCAGTTATACCATTACTTATTCTCAATCGACCTCCATCTCCTACCTGTAAAATATTTGTTAAGCTAGTTGATATACTCGTGCCAATTCCAACATTTGATGTTATTATTAATCTAGCATCAATATTTGTACTTGAATTTATAGAAATTAATGTTGAATTTAATGTAAAGTCTCCTCCTACATGTGATAAAGAACCACCTGTCAATTGAATTTGACCATTAATAGCAGTCATAGAATTTATATAAACATTATATCCATCTGGGCCGGAAGTATCGGTAACACCAGTGCCGAGTTTTAATTTACCATTTAATATAAAATTAGAATTATTTGAAATATTTTGTGTATATAAATAATTACTTATTTTTGCAATACCATTAACATTTAAAGCATAGGCTTCTGCGTTTGTTGTTCCAATTCCTACAATACCTGAGAATGTATTTCTGGTAGGTGTTGCATCTGGTGCAGTTTGTAATAAAGAACCTATAATAGTTGTGTCACCTGCAATAGTTAATTTTGCACTGGCTACAGTTGTTCCAATTCCCATATTACCATTTGAATTAATAATCAGAGAATTCTGAGGAGCATTATAATTAATAGAAATTTGTGATTTCCAGTTTTGAGTGCTTGCATCTCCGTAATCGCCTAAAATAAAATTATAATCGGTATCATATCCAAATTTGAAATTTCTTGTTGCTAATTGACTTGTTCTTTTAGATATTATTAGAATACCGTCATTATTAATAGTTGTATTGCCGATGTGTAATAATCCGAGAGGATTTGAATTTCCAATTCCAACATAACCAGAAGAATTAATTAATAATGAATTATCAGGTGCAGCATTATTAATATAAAATTGTTTTATCCATGTCGAAGAAGTTGTATTATCACCAATAATAAAATTGAAACTTGAATCATATCCTATTTTTGTTAATTTGTTGTTATTAGAAACATCTCGTTTTGCTATCATCAAATTTCCATCTGTTTGAGAAGATATAGAACCAATACTAATATTACTATTAATATAAACATTATTAGAAGAATAAATAGAACCATTAACTATTAATTTATATGTACTGCTGGTATTTGTTGTTCCAATTCCTATATTTCCCAGACTATCCATGCGCATCATTTCAGCACCTGCAACATTAAAAAAATGTCCTCCTCCACCTGTATTATAATTAATTGTTTTGATTGTTCCTCCAATTAAATGAATTTTTGTATTATTATTGTCATCATTATTATTAATTCCGAAAATAGAGAAATCATTATCGGCAGTACCAATTCTAAATTTACCTCCATTACCTATTTGAAAAAGTCCTTGAGGATTTGTAATGCCTATTCCTATACAATTGCTATAAGTCAATGTTAAAATATTTGTTGCTTGTCCAGAAGAAATCCAAGTAAGATAATTATTTGAATTATTGTCATTTACGTGATAATATCTAGTAATAAAACCATTAGTAATATTTTTACCAATGAAACTATTTATATAATTTGATGTATTTAAATTTATAGAACTATTCCAAATGCCAAAGGTATTAATAGCAGAATTAATTGTTAAAGACCCGTTAAAATTTGTGGTGGTTCCTATTCCTACATTACTAGCCATTGTAACAATACCACCAATATTAGTGACATTCGAAACGAGTAAATTTGTAGTATAAATATTTAAGCCAGCAGTAATATTCGAATTAACAGTAATATCATTAGATGTATAGATACTATTATAAAAGATGTTTGAAGTTGTAGTAACATCACCATTTTGAAAAACAGGACCATTGATATTTAATTTATATGTAGCTGTAGAATTTGTATTGATACCAATATTACCAATACTATCAATAATAAAAGAATTAGATGGAGCATTTGAATTTATATAAAATTGAGCTTTAGAAGTTTGTGCAGTTGAATTACCATAATCACCCATGACGAAATTAAAATTATCATCATATCCAAATTTGAAATTTCTAGTGTCTCCGCCAGTTTTTCTTTTAGAAATAACAATAGTACCATCTGAAACAAAATTGACATTACCTATATGTAAATTAGCCAATGGTGTTGTATTGCCGATACCAATGTTTGAATTTACATATAAATTAGAACTTGAATATACATTACCATTAATATTTAGAACATATGGAGAAACATTATCAATAGTATTAATAGAAATATTGGAAAATGTATAAATATTAGAACCAGAACTTCTCCATTCTTTTTTGGGTTCGTAGCCACTGCATTTAAGCTGATAAATTTTTGCAGTAGTTGCGGAATAAACTTGTGATATTATTAATCTATAGTATTTAAAGGCTGTAACATTGTTGGGTATATCAATAACAACTGATTTATACAAAGCATTAGCAGATATCGTATAACTATCACTAGGAATTGTATATGAATCGACTAGTTTAATCCAATCATATGTTGTTACACTACCTGCTACCGTAATAAGATTATCATTATTTAGACCTACTATAGTTATATTTTTAGGTAAACTTGCTTGATTTGTTTCACCAATAATTTCTAGTTTAGATAAAATAAATGTTTCTGAATAATATAATTGTATCCAATGACCAGGAATAGAAAGACTTTCTCCTGCAATATTCAATTGCGTAGTTATATATTGAGTGCCTAAAGCTGAACTTGCATTAAAACTGTTATTACCTAACTTAGGTGCAATAAATGTATAATGTTCTGGAGTAATCCATAAATTAGCATTATTAATAAAAATATTATTAGTGGTTGTTTCACTAGTATTTTGAACTTTTGTAGATGTATTAACACTATATAACCCATTACCATATTGTAAATTTGTTATAGTCCCTGAATAAGTAGTGGAATTGATAGAAATTGATGGTGGAGGATACAAATTTACGCCAGTATAAAAAGCTCTTTTTCGTTCTACGATAGTATCGTAATAAGGTAAAACATTTGAAAACAATACATTAGAATTTATATAAATATTGCTTAATAATTGACTATTTTCATAAATATTACTAGTAGCTTTTAAAGAAGTAGTTGTAATTGTTCCATCAACTGTTATTCGACTATCACTGGTATAATTTGTGCCAAATCCGAAACTTGTTGCATCTTTAGCAAGAGCAGTATTATAATAATAAGGAATACCAAGACTATTACTATAATAAAATTGAATATTACCTGACCCGATTAGTCCTGCTACATTAGTTAATAATTGAGGTGTAACAGCACTATAAACATTTTTCAAAGAATCATTTAATTTATCTAAATTACTTTGTGTTGCATATACAGTTGAAATATTTCTAGAAAAAGTATTTGAATAAGTTGTATCCATATAATTTTTTGTGTAATAATAGCTGTCAGTGTCTGATTTTAATAAATAATTAGGTTGATTAATAATGTTTCCCCAAGGAATATTTTTAATATCTATGCTATTATCTGTTGCTATTTTGTTAGCTCTTATTTGACCATAAACATCTAATTTCATAGCAACAGATGTGTCATACTCAACTCCTAAAATAACGGTATAATGTTGAATATCAGGATTTAATATTAATCGATTGACTGTAGTACCTGCAGAACTGACACCTTGTTTTACCCAGGCATTATAAATTTTAGCATTTTCTATAGTTAAATAAGTTGATGCGATTTGCGCATTATTTGGATAAATGTTTGCGATATCAACACCATTAAAAAAAATAGACGAAACATTAATGCTGCCATTGACATCTAATAAATAATTAGTATTAGCTGTTGTTTTACCTATAGCAACTGTGCGAACATTATTGTTATATAAAACAGCTCCAGCGCCTGCGCTCAAAGAAGTATAAACCCAATTATTTAAATTTGATAAATTTGGAGCATTTACTGTAATATTATTATAATTCAAATTAGTAATATTTGTCCCTGCACCAATAAATGAAGTGGCACTAACGGAACCACTAACATTTAATTTATTTACACCTTCATTTGTTCCGATGCCTATATTGCCATTACTCAAAATAACAAAAGCATTATTAGGTGCGTTTGAATTAATATAAAATTGTGATTTCCAGGTTTGAGTTGTTCCATCGCCGAAATCGCCCATAACAAAATTAAAATTAGTATCATAACCAAATTTAAAATTTCGTGCAATAGAATTAATATTAAATTTGGAGATAATAATTGATGCATCACTAATAGAATTAATTGAACCCAAATGTAATGTTCCTAACGGTTGTGAATTTCCGATACCAACATTAGATAATGAATTGAGATAAATATTATTACTTTTTGCAATCCAATAATTATCAATAATTTTCAAATAAATATCATCTAATTCAATATTATTTTTATACAATGAAATACAATTAATACTTCCATTGACATCTAATTTATAATTAGGCATTGACGTTCCAATACCTAAAGAACTATTTGTAAGTCGCATCAATTCATTATTGGAATTTTTGAAGATATAATTTGCTGTAGTTCCTTTTACACCAAAAATCATATTCGAATTTAAAGTACTCATAAAGATATTCGAAGAATTGTTATTACCATCAATAATAACTTTGTTGAGATTTGTATATCCATTTTCAACAGACAAACAGAAGTTATTACTATTGTTCCATTCATAAAGTTGTGTAAATTTTACAAAAGGTTCATTAGATGTGTAACCATCTATGACAATTTTTGGACTTATATTTATAATACTAGTCATTATATTATTTACTTACTAATAATAAAAAAGTATTATATATTATAGAATAATGACAAAAGTATCTTCTTTAGCAAAATTTGTAGATATGAATGAATTTAACAATTTACTTATAAATGGTGGAGGTGATCCAATATTAACGAAAAAAAAAATAGTGTCAATGCGTAATTTTATAAGAATACTTCTTAAATTATTTAAAAATAATTATGATTCAATAAAAACCAGAAGTTCCAGAAGAACCTCAAGAAGTTCCAGAAGTGGCGGTGAAGGTTTAGGAAATTATGCTAGTGCGACGTTATACAGTGATTTGAATTATACAAATCAATATCAATTTCCGACAGCTGCATTAACTGAACGTTCATTTATTTAAAATACATCGTTCTTATTATTATCTTCATAAGGTTTATATTTAATGTCGGATAAATGATAAACGTTTTTTTCTTGATATCCATATCTTTCTATTATTTTTATTAATTTAGCTGAATATTCCATAAAATTATTAATACTTTTTTTGAGTTCATCATAAGAACTAAAACCATAATAATATTTCATTTTACCTGGAAGAATTATATATATCGAATACATTTCACGAATAATCATATTTCGCATATCGACAAAAATATTAAAGTATTTTTGAATATCATATCTACCACCGAGAATAAACATATAAATTTTATAAAATTTGTCTATGTGAAATAAAATATTCGTGTATTTTTCTAAATCATATCTTTTGATAAATCTAATATTCAATACTATGTCCAATAAAACATTATCTTTATATAAATATTTAATTTCTTCGGGGAATTTTTTAAGATAATAGTTGTTATTATCGGTTATATATTGTCTATATTTAATGTCTTCATTTAATGCCGCTATTTTGTTTTTAAAATTTTTATTATTTGTGTTATCATAATCCCTAATTTTATTAATATAAAAGTAACTAATAATGATGATAATAATTATAGATACCAGTATATTAATATTTTGATATGATATAATGAAATATATTAAGACAATAATTAATATGGCTACGTAATAATTATAATACCACATTATTTATATTGAAACTCCGTCTATAAAATATATAACAAAAGATAATATAACAAAAATTATACCAATGTAAAATAATCGCTCTTTTTTGAAAAAAATCTCTTTAAACTCCTTATAAGTAGATGGATTATTAATAAAAGTAAAGACCTCATTAATTATATCGATAATTGTTTGCATAGTATTTTTATATATAAAGCCGATATTCAATTCGGTGATATCCATTTCTATAATTTCTTTTTATAATTTTTATATTACATCCATCATATCGACGGCTGACATTAAACTACGGCGACAACAATATCGAATTAATCCTAGATTGTCTAAAATTTCTTTTGTATGAATATCGCTAAAAAATTTAAGGTCTGCATCGGTTGTATTATTGTCTATAGTAGTCGCTGCAATTAATTTATTTTTTTCTACATGATAATAATCGTACTTATCTGCAATAACTTTAGAGCAAGTAAAACAACGAATTGGAATAATCATATCTATATTTGTATATATAATAATCATATCATTTTTTTTTATACATTTATATTAAATGGAAAATTATCAAGTTTTTCGAACTCTAGCCTTATTACAAGAACGAGTAACCAAATTAGAAGGTGGTGCTATTGCTCCTCCTGTCGTTTCTTCTGGCAATGTCGCTAATTTAGATGATGTTATTAATGGCCGTTTAGCCGCTCTCGAAGGTCGTCCTCAGGTTACCATTACTAATGTTAATGAATGCCTAGCAGCTTTAGAAGCCCGTATTCAAGTAGCTGTCGATGACGTTAATAGACGTTTAGCCGCTCTCGAAGCTCGTCCTCTGGTTACTTTAGATGATGTAAATGAACGTTTAGCCGCTCTCGAAGGTCGTCCTCCGGTTACTTTAGATGATGTAAATGGCCGTTTATCCGCTCTCGAAGGTCGTCCGGATGTTACACAAAGAATATCGGCGTTAGAATTAACTATCGCAAGTTTAAATAATTCTTAAGTATTTAAGAATATGAAATAATTATTTTTATATAATGATAAATATTTATGTTATTAAATCGGACCATCTACCCATGAGAGCGAAATCAATTGATGTAACTACAAACAAAATTCGCAATCTTATGAAAGCCCAAAAAATAGAAAGTAATATAGTTTATATAAAAACACCAACAATACAAGATATTGAAAAAAACTTAGCAGAATATAATAAAAGTATTGATTTGACTGAAGAAATCGAAGATGAGGATTTTAAGAAACTTCAGAATAAATTTAATTTAGCACAGATTTCAAATTTATTGAAACATAAAAATGCATATGAAATAATTAAAAACAGCACAAATAAACATAATCTAATATTAGAAGATGATGTATTATTATTAGACGATTTTATTAATAATTTCAACGATTTTCTGAAACTCTTAATAAATAAAATAGAATATGATATATTATTTACTTGTATTTCTAATAATAATGGTACTAAACGACTTGATATAGAACTATCAACAATTAATTTCAAAATTTTATTATCTAAAAGTTCATATCTCGTAACACCGGCGACCGCTGATAAGTTATATAATTATTTACAGAAAATACGATTCACAATCAAAAATAGTTTATCTAAATATATTTATGATAATAGAAATGATTTGCAATCATATGTATTAAATAAGCATATGTTTTTGGAAGGTTCAAAACTCGGATTATTTATATCAACGGTCAATCCTACAAACCAGCAAATACAAAATAATAGTTTTGTTGAAATGGTTAATTTATATAATAAATTTGATAAAAACGAAACAACAATCGAAGATATATTAGACTTTCACAACAAAAACGGAAAAAACAATCCCGAATTTCTGCATTTAGTTGGTCTAGTATATTATAAAAAAAACGATTATAACAAAGCACTCGAATATTTACAAGATGCTGTTTTTAATATTAAAAAATTAGAAGGACATGTGCCTGTATTCAATGAGATTTTAAATAATTGTATCAATATGCATAAATTTTCACAAGACGATATTAAAGATTGTTTTGATAAACCCGGTATTTATTGTGCTTGAGGTGGTTTTTTTATCATTTTCATATGTAAAAATTCATTATGAAAGATAACATCATCAATTAAAGCTTCATAATTCTTCAGAATGATTTTTAAATTTATTTTTGTATTGCAATTATAATTTTTATTTATAATTGTCAAATAGACGTTTTCAATATTATCAGAATATTTATTGAAACATAAATCATAAATCATTTTTCCGCCAATGACAAAAACTTTATGAATATCTATTCGTTTTTGACAATACTCAAAAGCATTTTTAATATTGCTAAAACTCTTGACATTATCAGAATTTATGAAATTATTATCACTGGTTATAACAATATTTAATCGATTTTTAAGAGGTTTGCAATTTATCGATTCCCATGTCTTTCTACCCATAATCAAGACATTTTTTTTATAATTTTTTGTTTCTGATGTGACGTCTCTAAAAATACGCATCTCTTCTGGTATATTCCAAGGGATAATATTATTATGACCAATACCACCTTCTAAAGTAGAGGCCAAAATAATAGAATATAGCATTATATAATAATAATAAAATTTTTTTTATATATCTATCTTTATAAATCAATCATATATTTAACTGCACTCAAATCTAAATCACGAATTCTCACAAATTCATATTTATCATTTGGCAAAGGACGTTTGATTATAAAAGGTATTTTGCCTTGTTTCAATTCCTCTAATGCTACTTTCCTTAAATCCATATTAGATTTAATAGTTTTATCGACGGGAACGAAAGGCGGATGTCCTTGAGATAATTGGACAGTTCTTTGACTAATAATTAAATTGAATTCATATTTAGTCATAATCATTTTGCTTATTTTTTTGTTATCTAATGAAGCAAAAACTTTAATACAATCATCAAAGGGAACTTTATTGTTTTCTGCCATTATTTATTTCTTTGGATTGTTTCTTATATAATTAAAATCATTTTTTATTTTCTCTCCAAGTGAAGCCACAGTTATCGCACACATAAAAGTATTTCATATGAGACGGATGATATTTAATAGGTATGATTTGCCTCTTTTCGTCTGGAATATCACAATTAGTACATTTAATAGCATCGTCTCTAATTCTCCTTAAAGTAGGGTCAAATCGTAAATAATTATTAACGTGTTGGTTATATAATAATTCGTCTTCGGTATAGATAGTTTCGGATATCTTTATAGCGGTTGTGCTTTCTTCATCTTTTTCGAATGAACAATGCTTACAGTAATATACCATTTTTTTATCGGCATTTGTTTTTATATATTTCATATTGTAACATACTTCGCAAAAATTCATAATTGATTATTTAATTATTATTATCATTTTTTTTATATTAAAATTTGGCATAATAGATTTTCTATAAATATAGGTTCTCTTCCTTTATTTGAAGTTGTTAATAAATAATCTATTTCGGCTCCTATTCGTAATATCTCCATTTTTTTATGGTCATCATTATAAATTTTTAAGATGTCTGTTATAATATCAACTATACTCAGATTAAATTGAGATAATTTATATGAAAATTGTCGAATGTCTTGTAAATCATATTTCGAATTAATAAAATTGTGAATGGGTGGATAATTGTATTTACAAAAATCTTCCGTAATCAATAACGGTTCGTTCATATAAACCTGTAAAATAAAAATATGAAAAATTATGTTTCTATTTAGAACTTTAATTTTATTATGATTATTCAAATAAGTTTTTAATATGAATTCTATTTCTTCTATTGTGAAAAGTCTCAGTCTTATTAATGAAAACCTGCTTTTTATTGGTGATTCGATTTTCGATATTTTATTCGTGGTGCATATAAAATAAACATTATTATAAAACTTTTCCAAGATTATTCGAAATGCATATGAATAATCATCAAGTTTATCTATGTTTTTTATTACAATCAAATGTTTATCATTTATCACTGGCTTGTTTTTTATTATAAATAATATCATTTCAGTAAAAAAAGAATAATTATTTGGCATATTCGGATTATTCAAGTCGATTTCAAGAAAATACTGATTTTCATAATAAATAATGTTCTTGTTCCAAATCAATTCTTTTTTGTTCAAATTGATAATATTGAATTTCAATTTTATCAATTCGTCTATAAATAATTCTGTTGGAAATCCTATATAAGAAAACAATAAAAGATTATATTCTATTTTTGCATAAGTATGTAATAATAAATTATATTCTTCAATGTTTGATATAATTTCTTTAAAATTATTTTTAAAATTTATCCATAAGGACATATTATAATTATTATAATGTGTTTCTATTATATAGAAAATGGAAATTAAAAATAAACTCAATATTATCACAAATATTTCGATAGTAATAACTATGGTTTTTATTATAATTCTTCTTATTGACGAATTATATAATATTGGGCTCTTTAGTTTCAAATATACATATAATTATAATTATGGCACGTTTAATTCCAAATTTAATAATATTCAAACAATCGAATGCGAAACTAACCGCTTTAAGGTTTATAATAATAATAATTACCTATTTAAGGACATTTTTAATAAAAGTTATTTCAATTATTTGTTAAAAATTGCAATGACATTCATAACAATAATGTTCATAATTGCTTATGGTATTTATTTTTACGATAATTTTATAGATAGATTGCCTGAATTATGTAGTTTTAGCGAGGCTATTTCATTACCAAAACAAATATTAGAATGTTTATGCAAGGATTGTCATAAAATCTTGCCGAATTGCACTAATAATTATCTAATCGTTTTTATTATTATTATATTGATACCAATCGCATATTTATGTAAAAGTTTCTTATGGTTTGATTTTACACCCAATTCAAATTCTACATTACTGACATTAGTTTATGTTCTGATTTTTATTATGTTGATTTTTAAATATCCATTCGATTTATTGATTGCAGCTAATCCAGATACCAAATATAAAGAATTGATAACCTATTTTATTGTTACGTTTGTTTTTATTGTTTCTGGTTATTTATACAAATACATTGATAAAACATATATCAATAATATTAAATTAAATTCTGTGAATAATATTAATATATTCAATGATATATATAAACAAGCACCACCAATAAAACCTTTACCTGTAACTAAACCCGACATAATAGACACCTTTAAATATAATGTTAAGAATACTGACCCGGCCTATAAAATACAAAAAGAAATAGCCGACCGTTATTATAGAGACATCAAAAATTATGAAACAGAACTTAATTATTATACAGAACGTTATAATAATTATACGAATTCTATAAATACTAGTTTGAAAGATAAAATAACTGTAATAGATGTATTCTTTAATATGAGTGGTTTGAATAATTATTTACATATTTTTATAATTGCTTTGATTATTATTATTGCACTTGTTTATTATAACTATTCTGATAAAAATCAGATGTTATTCGTTTGTATGATATATTTAATATCATTGATAACGATATTGACAATATTCAATGCTATTCAATATTATAATACTTATATTAATAAATATATAATTTATGAACCTAGTGCAAATTATAAAAGTGATGTCACTGTCGTCAATACTAAACTAAATTTAATTTTGGATACTTCGAATGGTCAAAATTTTTATAATATTCTTACAAACTCCCATAAGACTTATAATAAAATTGAAAATGATATTATCATTACAAGACCGACAATAAACAGTCAAATAAGAAATTTGAGTTCTGATAATATCATAGAAAAATTAGCAGAAATTGATACTAATATCAGAAATTTACCAGAGATTAATGTCAATGACAAAAATAAAATTAAAAGTGATTATACCGTTTATTTCAATGGTATTAGTGCGCCGACACAAACAAATATAGAAATATTTAAATTTTTTTATAAAAATATTGATAAATTTACGAGCACAAGTATTAATAAATTTCCAGTGGATAATTTATATTTTACCTATAAAAATAATTTGAAAATTACCGTTCGTTCAGATTATCATAGATATTCAAATTTATATATATATTACAAATCATATCAATATTACAAATTCATAGATAGATTAGAAGTTTTGAATTTTAGGGATGTTAAAAAACTCAAACTTAAATATTATAATTTACTTCGTGAAATATATAATAATTATTCAAATATTCAGAAAAATAATTTTAGAAATAATGCTCAAATTGTTTCAAATATCGATACTGACATCAAAAGTATAAATAGTGATACTATTGTTAATATGAATATTGATACAAATTTTAACAATTTTATTAAAAATGAGCTTAATACCATAAATATAGCAGAATTATATCGATTACCTAAATTATCAGGTTCTGATTACATTGAACTTATGATTTCAACTGATACTCCGAAAAATATATATATATCACCTAATCCGCCTAATGTTGATATTGTTGACAATTATATTGAAATGCCAACAACAATAACTGACGACTCAAATAATGAATATTCTTTTATCACTATTGTAGGTGTTACATATTCTAATATTCGTATTAAATTTGCAGAAAATATTTCAAGTGGAATAAAAGTAACTCCAGCAATTACATTCACAAAATTAAATGAAAATGATTATTATACTTCTACAGATAATTCTATAATTACTTATCCTTTTAAAGTAATGTCAGGTATTTCTGATAATAATAATGTGATTTTTATAAATATGATTATGATTATTCTTCTCAATACTTTAACCTCGATGAGTAATAATTTTGATAATCAAGATTTATGCAAAGCAATATATAAAGGAGGTGATGCGATATGTGTTGTTAATCCTAATACCAATAAATTTATTTCATATGTTTCTACTGTGTTTAATACTTTTAATTTAGGAACCGATATAACGACTTATATTAGTGATACTAAGTTTATTAATAATCTTGATACTAATGATAATTATTATGGTTATTTGATATTATTATATAATATTTATAATTATGATGAAGAACGGTTAATAGATATTATAGAATATGTTGTTTATTCGAATGTAAGTAAGTCTAGTTTAGCAGATATTAGTAGTGATGATAATTTAAATATCAAATTGAATAAAATAAAAACTCAGATTAATCGAACGAATACTACACGATTAAGTAATATTTATAAAAATAATATAAATATAGTAAAATTTATAGTCAAATTATATACATTGTTTATTAATAAAATTAAATATACGATAGAAACAAAAATAGATAAATCTTTGTGTATGCCAACTACTTTAAATAAAAATTCAAAAGAACAGTTCATTTTGGATTATATAACTAAAAATTTTACTGTTAATATAGGAGAGAAAGTTGCAACAGTAAGGAATACAATAAATAAAACTGAAATTATAAAAATAAGCAATTATTGCAAATATTTTTTCAATATTTGTTTGTATTTATTGAAAAATAATGTAAATAGTGAGATGGATTTATCGATGCAAGCAGTTACAAATTCAATAATATCAAATTATAAATTTTATAATACGGAAGACATAGATGAAATAGACCTTAACGAATTACGACAATTATTATCAATAAATTGTAACTATAGTAATAAATATAATAATATGAATACGAAACAATTATTGACAATGCAAAGTAATACAAACGCAGTTACATATAATTTTCCTGTTTTGGTGGTTATTTTATTTGTGTTTTTAGGAGAAACATTATTTATAAAATCTTAATATATAATTAATATGGCAGCTGAGAATTGTAAAGATAATACAATTAATTATTATTTCATAGGCAATAAAGAAGATTTGAAAGAACAGACAATATTCAAATATTTCGATACAAATTATATTCCCTTAAATAACCTATTATTGAGTTATTATCAAACAATGGGAGCAAAAACGCAAGATATCGAATTCAATGCTTTGTTGGATAAATTGAACACTAACAAAAAGATTTATAATCGTTATAATATTTATCCTATTTTCATATCAATAATAGTAATAATAATATTGATATGTGTTTTTATTCTACGATTTATATTTTTGAATTATTATTATTTATATACATACTTATTATTGGGTATTGTATTAACATTAATAATTATAGGTAGTATATGGTTCATATACATAAATAATGAAACATTATAATAGAAATGGCAGAATTATTATATGGTTTCAGAGATTTGGCTAATATTAGAAATCCAAATGTACCAGTTTTTAATTTAGGGTCTTTAATAATTCCTGATTCATTTGTCAGACAATTTAATTCAAAACGTTATAATTTTTATGTAAAATTTGTAAATGGTTTGAAAGACCCTGATACATTAACCAAATTCTTATATACCCTAAGAGATGCAAGAGTTTATCATGCTGATTTACAAGAAAAAATAGCTAAGATATCTAAAAGTCTGAGTGTTTTATCACAAACAGACCGAAAGAAGGTTGTTGAAAATTTGAAATTATTGATTGACAATAATAAATACAATAAATTATTTGATGTAATTCAAAATTATAAGAAAACTGGAGGAAAAGATTATTATATCGATAAACCTGTTGCACCTATGAGAACTTTTTTAAATCAAGTTCATGAAGTTGCACCTCTTTTAGCTTCAACTCCAAAAACCAATATCGAAGATATCATCAAAGAAAATGGAAGTGCTCCTACTACTGATAATAAACCAATACCTGCAATTGATATAAACAAACTCAGATCGGTTTATGAGGGATTTAAGAGTGTTCCAAGTATAAGTCCCGAGAGAGTTGAAATCAACTTAATAGACCGAGGAGTATTTATAGGCGTCACTTTAGCAATTCGACTAATAACATTATCTTTAATTAATTGGTGTCTAAATGCTAATTTGATTAATAATTTTAGATATGCATTCATATTTTATTGTGTTATATATATATTATTTTTCATATTCATAGTTGCATTAGTTAATGTTATTTATTATTATCCGATTATTGAACTATTCACAAATATTTCTTTAATTAGTATTCCTAATATGTTATATTATTTCTATATTCATATTAATGGGTTCAATCGTTTAATTTTTCATATCTTCATTATTTGTATTTTGATGACAATTCCATTTATATTATCAATGGATAAGAAATTAGCAGAACAACCAGATTTGAATATTAGTTTTGATTATTCACTCAAAAATGATATATACAATTCAATAAGTAATTTTTCATTTGTTATTTGGTGTTTAACTAGTGTAATTGCCACTAAATTTTAATTGTTATTCTTAATTAAGATACTAAAATAATATTATGGATGATAATAATCGAGATTTATATATATCCGAAATTATCACACATTATTTACAAAGCCATTATCCTAAAGTATATGGTGATAATGCAATTGTAAATAAATATAAAGAATTTTTAGAATTATCACGGGTTAAAGACCAGTTTGAAAAAGAACATAAAGAATTAACTCCTGAATATGCTTCGAGATTAGAGGAGTTGAATATATTTTTTTATGGTAATGCTGATGGAACTTATAGTGGTAGTGGTAACGATTTAGCAAGAGAATATTTAAGAACTGTTAATAGTATAAAAACTCTTTTACAATCTAATGAAGATGCTGTTAAAAATATAGCTTCTAGTATATCATCACTTATAGAAACTAGTTCTGTAAATAGTGGTGACCAAACATTAACACCTAAATTCGTATCAGATGTTTTAATACCAGAGCTTTTACAAACTAATTATTTAGATAGTGGTGAATTTTCTATATCTGCATCTAAAAAAATTATTCCAGATGCTCAATTATTAACTGAAGAACAAAAAAAGAAATATTTAAAAGATGAACCAAAAAATGAAACTCCTGAAGAGAGAAGAAAACGCGAAGAAGAACGAGCAAAAGCATTCAATGAAGAGAGATTAAAAATACTAAAAGAAGCAAATAAAAGTAATTCATCTAAAAAATCCGCAAAATATCAAATAGAGGTAGATAATACCTTTACAAAAGTTAAAAATTGCTATAATCAAAGTTTAAAAATTATTCAAGATGATTTATATAAAGATGCTGTAAGAAAAATAGCAGATAGAAAAAAACGAGAAGAAGAAAAAGAAAAGGCAGCAACTACGACAGGACCAGCACCAGCAGCAGCTGCACCAGGACCACCAGGACCACCAGTAGCACCAGCACCAGCGGCACCAGCGGCACCAGCGGCAGCAGCAGCGGCGGCAGGACCAGCGGCACCAGCGGCAGGACCACCGGGAGCGGCACCAGCGGCAGCACCAGGACCACTAGTAGCACCTTTAAATATACGACAATTAGAAAATGAAAAAAATATATTAAAAAGAGATATAGATAGATTAACCAGTCAATTAGAAACCCAAAAACAAGAATTACAAAAAAAACAAAATGAAATAAGTAATGTTGCTGCTATTGATTTAGTATCTTTATCTAAAGATAAATCAAGTATTACTACTGAACAAGGGACGCCGGCCAATCGTTTACAAGCTGCTGCTATATCAGTAATTACCCAAAAAAAACAAAATGAATTTAGTGCAGAAGCATTAAAAAGTAAAAAAATAGAATTAGAATTAGAAAATGAAATAAAAACATTATTACCGGAAATAAAAAAAGTAGAATCCGAATTAATAACTAAACAAAAACAATTTGATGATAAAGAAAACGAATATTTAGAAGCTATTAGAGCATCTTCTTCAGCATCAATATATAGTAACATATTGAAGGAAAAAGATGAAGTCGAAGGAGTAGAAGATAATAAAGCTTTAAATAGCCAACTTTCAGATTTTGATAAATTAAATACAGATTATAATAAATTATACGCTGATTTTGAGCTTTTATTAACTGAAATAGATAAAAATATAGATGAAACTAAATTAAAAATTAAAATAAAAAAATTTAAAATTGAATGTAATAATTTTTTGACACTCTGCTCTAATATTAAAGAAACCGATATTAAAATAAAAAAAGAAATTAATGATAAAAAACAAAACACAGCCTTATCTAATAGTGAGCGTCAAAAAAAAATAGACTTCTTATATGAACGATGCTTTAATAGATTAAAAGATAATTTAACACAAAAGGTTAAAAATTTATTTAAAAAATATTATTCAGAACCAGTATTGAATAAAAAATATGAAAAACCATATATGAATGAATTAATACAAAAAATTAAACAACTACCATCAATTCAAAAATATAAACTTAAATTTCCAGAAAAAGAAGTTGTTATAGCTTTCATTAAATTTTTTATATCTTATAAAAAATTAAAACAACGTGAAGTATCTGAAGAAGAATATATAAAATTTAAAAATATTGCGGATGCTTGTATATCTGCAAATGCTCGCAAAATCGAAATTAATCCTCCAATAAAACAAATAGAAGAAGAAAGAGAAGGAGATGAAAAAGAAGAAGAAGGAAAAAAAGAAGAAGGAAAAGAAGATGAAGAAGGAGAAGGAAAAGATGAAGGAGAAGAAGAAGCAGTTAATAAACAATCAAAAATAAAAACAATATTAGCATTTTTAGGTAATAGTGCTATGAAAAGTGCAGTTATAGTTGGAAACATTATAGCATTACCAGTTGTAGGACCATATAAAGCAGTACAAAATTTATCAAATAAAGTAAAAGAAGCATCAAACTTGATATTAGATGCAGTAAAAAATGCAAATACACCAGTCGATATGTTAAAAGCAAAAAAAAATATAGATGCCGCAAAATCAATAACAACCATATTGATAACACAAATAAAAGAATTACGTTCAAAATTACATGAAGAAAAAAAAAGCATACAAGATATAACAAAGAAAGATAAAATAACTGAAGTAGAACTTGAATTAAAAAAACTAAAAGAATTAAGTGAAGCCATATCGGATGATTTTAAAAACCTAGAAGAACTAGAAAAACCAGAAGAAGTAAAAAAATCAGAAGAATCACCTATTTTAAGCACTACTATAGAAAATCATTTAAAAAAAGCTTTAAGATTAGATAATGCCGCTGCAGCAATAAAATATGTACCACTGTCTGAAGAAGCAGAAAAATTAAGAAAAGAAGCAGAAGAAGAAGCAGCAAGAAAAGCAGAAGAAGAAGCAGAAAGATTAAGACAAGAAGCAGAAGAAAAAGCAGCAGAAGAAACAGCAAGACAAGAAGCAGAAGAAGAAGCAAGAAAAGCAGCAGAAGAAACAGCAAGACAAGATGCAGAAGAAGAAGCAGCAAGAAAAGCAGAAAGAGAAAGACAAGAAGCAGAAGAAGAAGAAGCAAAAATAGCAGA